TAAATCCCAACTCAACCAACTACGTTCACAGCCACGAACCTAACACCAACGACTTGGTGCAGGCAATGACCTACGATCCGTATGGTTATCCTGTTATACGCATAGACGACACCACTAAACAGCACACTTCAAAGAACCGTGTGAAGGTCAGCACATACGAAATCACAGACTTTGGAAACTTTACATATTCAAAAGACCCGGACATTTGGGATGAAGTCACAACAGGAACAGCCTCAGCCACACACGATGAATATCTAGGCAAGGTCAAACTGGAAGTGGGCGGGGACGCTGGCGATGAAGTTATAAGACAGACTCGTCGTGTTCAGAGATACATTCCAGGCAGACAGAGCGAAGTGGCAATGACCGTGAGATTTGGAACACCCACCACAGGCATACGCAGACGCTTTGGTATATTTGACGCACTCAACGGAGCATACTTTGAAGACGGCGGAGACGGCACTTACTATTGTGCCACACGCAGAAACACAGAGTCAGGCCCAGCGGATACCAGAATAGCCCGAGAAGACTGGAATGTGGATAAACTGGACGGCACAGGACCAAGTGGCATTGTGGCAGACCCTACAGCCACACAGCATATGATCATTGAATACGAATGGTATGGGGCTGGTATGGTGGAGTTCAAGTTTATTATCAACAACAATGCCTATCCTGTTCATCAGATACAAACAGGCAATGTGCTACCATACTCCTGGGCCAGCACCGCCGCACTGCCTGTGAGAATAGAACTCACAAATGTAGCAGGCACACCTGGCACACACACCTTCTATCAAGGATCGCACAGTTTCGCCACAGAAGGCAGAACAGAACTGTTGGGCAGACAGCAGAGTGTTGCCAGCCCGCTCACAGGCTACGATCTTGGCACCACCGCCAATACATTCAAGCCTGTGGTTGCGATTAGATTGAAGTCAGACAGATTGAACGGTGTAGTATTACCAGATGAGTTTTCTGCGGCAACACTGGACAACACTTCTATATTTGTAAGGGCAATCAGGAATGCCACAGTCACAGGCGGCACCTGGGTTAGTTATGGTGTCGATTCACCAGTTGAATACAATCTTACCGCAACAGGCTTTACCAACGGAGAGGTTTTAACCACAACTTTTATTAACTCCGGCAATATGGGACAGATATTCCGTTTTCCCGACAGAACTATCACACAGCTACAGAGAACCACAACCACAACTATAGGCGACACTTCAGAAACATTTATCATTGCCGTAGCCGCGATAGCAAGCAACAAGGATGCCTGGGCAAGTCTAGGTTGGACCGAAGTTAGATAAACGATTAAGCCCCGAACACTGTTTCCAATGCCGGGGCTTGCTGGTTCTAAAATGTACTTTATTATTAAAGGACTATGTCCCTACTAATTATTATCTTTACTGTTAGTTATTTATTTGTCTTGCCGTTTACAAAGTCGTAAAACTTTTCAGCTGCTTCTAATACTTGATCAGCACCTGGTACTTCAGGCATTGTAGTAGTTGAGACAACTTCTCCGCTTTCTGGATCACGCTTTACAGTCTGTTCCCAGCCTGCGAACTTAGCATGGAAATCGCTCCAGACATTGTCTTTGGCCATTTCTAGTACTTGTGTGCGAATTTCATAACCGTTTTTATTCATTGTTACTTTGGGCATTGCCTGTTTGAACATGTCGGCAATTTCTTGTGTTTGCTTGAGGATAGTTTCCCCGTAGGTAGTTTCTACTTTTGACATTGTGTTTCTCCTATGTGTCTGTGTGTAGTGTTACATCACTTTATTAATGTAACGTATTATTTATGTTTTGTCAACAGTTGATCTGCCATAGAATGATTTACATCTGCATGACCTTGCTCGTCTGTACGAACAGCAATCACAACATCACGCAGTGTTGCATCGTAGTGTAGACCGTAGTAGTCTTTGGCAATGTTAGGTGCTTCGATGTTCTCAATGCGCCCGCTATCAATCTCTTCTAGATATTGTGTATAACTGATCACAGCCTGATCCTCAAAGTATCCTACCATGCGATGTGCTGTCTTGGGGAACAACACGTACAACACAAAGTAGAAATGCCAAAACACAAATTGAGCAAACATAATAAGCAGTCGTTCAAAGATGTTTGGTTTAGCAATTTCAATAAAGATCATTAGATGCATGCGTTCGTTCTCTGCTTCATCTAACAGTGTTTTGATCCAGCCACGTTCATCTGGTTGCATCTTTCTCAAACTGCGCAAGTGGTTCCACATGCCTGCTACCATGCCAGGAACACCGGCTACTGTCTCTAGTACAACAGCACGGTGTCCATAGCGTTTGGCGAAGAATGTATCCGCAAACCAGCGAAAGCTCATAGTCAAGCCGTAGGCTACACGATCGCTAATATTCATTGTTTATCCTTTCTTAGGATTGAAGAAGTCATCATACTCTTCTGGTGTATAAGGCCACATAATTTTCTCCTGTGTGTGTCGGTATTCTTTTGGGTTTTGCATATGCTTCTGTGGCAATGATATCAAAGCACAGAAGCAGAATTGCAAATCGAATTAGAGCTTACTCTAACCCCTTTAGCGTTTTAATCTGCATCATGCAGTTTTTAGCTTCTTCCATATAGCCCAGTCTTGCAAGCTCTGAGGCTGCTCGACTATAGCCTGCAATTTCAAAAGTACGACCTACCGCACGAAAGAATTTAGGCAAAGGATTAACGAAAGTTGGCTGTCTAAATGCAACACCGTTGCGTTTTGCTTCTAGTGATACTTGCATTACACCCACCCCTCTAGATTAGGATTTGTTTTTGATCCTGCTCTACGAAAACTTGGATCACCGTGTGCAACACTGTAGATGTCACCACGAGTGATGCCCATGTCCCACAGTTCACGATCTGTGAGTGCTGATAGTTGACGGATAGTATATTGAGCGTTTCTGCGTTGGATACGTTTTTCGTTTAGGTTAACAAAAAACTCTCTCACGCTATTGATTAGGCCAGTTGTGCCAGCCGTAAATGTTGTTGAAGTCATGCTTCTTTCTCCTGTTATGTGTGTATAGTGTGTGTGATAATAAGGTCTGTCACGTACCCCGGTCTCTTCCGGCGTCACCTTTTTATGGCATAGGATATGCCCTTCATTTTTTGCAAGCTGAAGACGCTTTCTGTTGCTCTGCACAACAAACTTATTTATACTATAGTAGCATTGCAATGCACAAAAATCAACAAGTTTCTGTGCATTGCTGTCATGCGTTTAACGCAAGTCTATACGCCTACCCTCGATCATGCATTGATATACATAATCCTTGTCTCTACGGTATTCAGTTTCTGCCCATTTTTTAAAATCAGCACGTGATTCTTTGGTTGATCGTGGAAGTTTGACCGCAGTCATCATTACACGACCAATAGCATTTGCTAGGTTGATCATTGTTTTCTCCTTGTAATGATGCTTTTTTTCGCGAGCGCGACTTGTCTTACCAAGTTGTCAGGTCCAGAACGGATCTTGCCGAAGTATTTATTAAAAGCACGAAATTGTACAGAAAATAAACTAATCATATTATAGTCTGCACAAGTTGCGTAAATACTATATATAGTACAAAGGAGAGAAACTATGAAACAGACTAAACTAATCAAAGAAATGTACAAAGCTTCTCTTTCCCACAACGCACAAGCAATTGAAGAACTACGCATGGAAGAGTTTCGTAAGATTGCAGAACGTAAAGCGAAAGGCAAGTCTTTTAATCACAAGTGGACATTGGCTGATGGCTTCTAAATAAAAATACAATATAATCTCTACTACTAATGTATAATGCACAGATTGCTGAATGTAATAAAATTGTAATAATTATGTGCTATCATTATCATACATAATGTTAGTAGTTAAAGGAGGTTATCAAACTATGAAAACTATGTTAGTAGGAGCACTGGTTGCTCTATTGAGCGTTGGTGCTCAAGCACGGGAATATATCTCAATTGTGGGTTCATCAACAGTGTTCCCATTTTCAACAGCAGTAGCAGAAAATCTTGGAAAAGATTCTAGATTCAAAACTCCTGTTGTAGAATCGACAGGTTCAGGTGGAGGCCTTAAAATCTTCTGCTCGGGGCTAGGAACTACATATCCGGACATCACAAACGCTTCAAGAGCAATTAAGCAAAAAGAAATTGACGATTGTAAAAAGAACGGTGTGACTCCAGTTGAATATCTCGCTGGATATGATGGTATTGTTATTGCAAACTCAAAGGACGGCACACTTCTTACCGTCACACTTCAGCAACTGTATCTTGCTATGGCATATCAAATTCCAAGTGACAACGGTTGGATTGAAAACCCATACACAAGATGGAATGAGATTGACAGCAGTCTTCCGAATTTGGAAATTGCCATGATGATTCCTCCAACTACATCTGGAACTAGAGATGCATTGGTTGAACTTGTGATGCATCAAACCTGTAAAAAGCAATACGGTCTTAGCAAAAAAGAATACAAAAAGTTATGTACTCCTGTTCGAACAGATGGTTATGTTGTTGAAATGACAGAGAACGATAACCTAATTGTGCAAAAACTAGGTGATGACAAGAATCGTTACGGTGTTTTTGGATTCTCGTTTTTAGATCAAAATTCTGATGTGGTACAAGGTGCAATCGTAGACGGTGTAAATCCTACATTTGAAACAATTGCTGATAGTTCATATCCAATTTCAAGAGCACTTTATTACTATGTGAAAGAAGAGCATGTTGGACTAGTTCCGGGCATCGAAGAATATATTGCTAAGTTTAAGCAATTGAGTGCACCAGGTGGCATGTTAGAAGATCTCGGATTGATCACAGTTGAGTAAAGAATCGATTAAATAATTGATGCATTACAAAAGTATATTCATTTCAGATATACATCTAGGGACAAGGGGTTGTCAAGCAGACGCCCTTTGTTCTTTTTTAAAAGAAAATACTTGCGAAAATTTATTTTTAGTTGGCGACATAGTGGACGGATGGCGACTAAAGAACCGTTGGTACTTCCCACAAAGCCACGCTAACGTAATACGCAGAATATTCACAGCAGCCAAACGCGATACCAAAGTGTACTACATACTGGGCAATCACGATGAAGCACTGCGCAAGTATCTAAACTTTGATATTGATATCGGACGCATACGTGTGTTAAATCGTTATGATTATAGAGCAGTAAACGGCAAGAAGTATCTAGTGGTTCACGGCGACATGTTTGACAATCTTATGATGCCCAACAAAAAGTGGATCATGCATCTAGGTGATGCTGCCTACAACTTTCTGATATGGACAAACACACACTTCAACACAGTGAGAGGTTGGTTAGGCTTGCCCTACTGGAGTTTGAGCAAGTTTCTCAAATCAAAGACCAAGAGTGCTGTGAACTACATCAACAGCTTTGAAGAGCATGTTGCGCTTTACTGCTACAAAAAAGGCTATGACGGCGCCATATGTGGGCACATTCACACCGCAGAAATGAAAACAATCAACGACATTGAATACAAGAACAGTGGCGATTGGGTTGAGAGTTGTTCAGCACTACTAGAACATGAGTCGGGAGAATGGGAAGTCCTGTTCTACAAATACAACAACGATGGAACAGAAGATGAGTTTGAAGAACAAGATAACGATAGTCATACCCTCTAAGAACGAGCAAGACTACATAGGACACCTGCTAGATGATCTAGCACGACAGGTGCCTGACACACAGATAATAATAGCAGACGCTAGTGACGATGATACTCGTAAAGTAATCGCACAAAAGAAACGTCAACACAAGTTAAACATCAAAGTAGTCCAAGGCGGTCCAGTAAGTGAAGCCAAGAACAATGGCGCCAGTCATGCCAAAACACCCTACATTCTATTCATAGATGCAGACGTGCGTTTCTTTACTCACACTGAAATCGCGGATAGTGTGGCAGTGTTTGAATCACAGAACTTAGATCTATTGGGCATGTATATCAAATGCTATGACGGAGACTGGCGAGCACAGATTGGATTTAGTATATTCAACATGGTCAACAGTGTGATGCAACACTTTGTTCCATTCGCGGTAGGTGCTTTTATGTTGACACGCAGAGATAGATTTGAAGAACTAGGCTGCTTTCCTTGTCGTTATGTGACATCAGAAGACTTCTTCCTCAGCAAACTGTACAGCCCAGAAAAGTTTAGATTGATCTCACATCACTTTGGTCAGGACAGCAGACGCTTTCAAAAGATGGGATACTTTGGCATGGCTTGGTATTTGGTTAAAAACTTTTGGAATCGCAACAACGAACAGTATTGGGATAATATAGACTACAGCAAATATTGGGATTGACAAATTGAAAAAGTTATTGTATAAAATAATATCAATACCATTTATAGCCTACTTTACAACTTTAATTAGTGTGTCCTTTTTAGGTTCGTTTTTTGATCGTGCATGGATCAAAGAAAACTTAGACAACAGTGCATTGCCAATATGGCAGGCTTGGATGGTCACACTCTTAATAATTATAGTAATGCATCACTTACTCAAGAAAGATAACACACAATGAAAATATTAATTGCAGGATACGGCTTTGTTGGAAGAGCACATTACGAAGTCTTAAAGTTTAAACATGATGTTGTGATCAATGATCCCGCACTCGGGTACACTAATTCTTACGATGATATCGATGCAGTGATTGTGTGTGTAGCAACACCTCCTAATGCTGGCGGCGGATGCAAAATGGACAATGTGTTTAACGTTATAGATGCAGCGCCAGATGTGCCTATCTTGATCAAAAGCACAATTTCAGTAGAAGGTTGGGATATGTTGGTTGATGCGTTCCCCAATCGAATGATAAGTTTTAGTCCAGAGTTTCTTAGAGAAGCAAGTTGGTTGGAAGATATTACCAACATGAATTTAATGCTTATCGGCGGAACCAATACCTGCTTTTGGAAAGACGTGTTTGGAGTTAGCACAGAAATCGCAGAGCCTCGTGAACTTGTCTTGGCCAAATATGCTCGCAACAGTTTCCTTGCACTAAAGGTTGCATACTTCAATCAACTGTATGATTTGTGTAATGCACTTGATGTAGAATATTCAGCAGTTGCACACTATACAACCATGGACGAACGCATCGGTGATAGTCATACATTCATTACAGAAGAACGAGGCTTCGGCGGACATTGTTTTCCTAAAGATACTAGCGCACTCATAAGAACAGCTCAACGAGAAAACGTTGAGCTGTCAATACTGCAAGAAGCAATTGAATATAATCGTCGCGTCCGCAAGACCTAGCGTTGACTGTTTTCCTTGCCTTGTGCATACATTTCTAAATTATGAATATAGCCACTCATGTCATGATCACCAAAGTTGTCAATCTTGCCTTGCTTGATACCCATCCACATGCCACGCATACGATCTTTGAAACGCTGCCAGCCTGTGACTTTACGAATATTACCAAACGCATTCATGTAATGTTCTTCACCGTGGTGTCTGTAGCCCATGATGGTTAACGGCACTCTGCACACAATGTCGTTGTTGTTTACCCAGCGATGATGAGTCATTCCTAGACTCTTAACATATGTGGGCCAGCCCACTCTAGGTGAACCATACGTATAAGTTTCAATTGGATCAGGTAGTTCAGGGTCGTGATGACAACGACTTGCCATGATAGTAGTCATTGCTGCTCCTAGGCTATGTCCGCAGAACCATAGTTTATTATCTAAGTTCTGTGTTCTTGTGATGTCTTCTACGATCATAGGCCACAGGTCATCTACTTCTGTTTTAAATCCTTGGTGTACCCTTGAAATTGTTTCTGCAACGACAGGCATTGCTTGTAGATCTGCCTTGACATCGTTCCAGCATGTTGGTTGTGTGCCGCGACAAGCAATTACTAAATCGTCTGCGTTTTGGAAACGATATGCCTGTGCGCCATCTCTATCGTAGAATTCAACAGTTGTGAATCCTAACGCTTTTACTTGTTTTTTCACTTCTTTGATGTTATCATTATAAGCTATACTAGATAGTTTAGCGAACAATAGAGAACGATCAGCAAAGTTCATCTTTGATATTGACATTAGCCCTCTCCCTCAAGTGTGCTAATCATATTTATCGACTTGCTAAATACATTACGGAGTTGTAATAATGAAAAAACGCACACGATCGATATTAGAAGAATTAAATAGTCTGAATTTATCACGCGATGCTGATCGTATGATTGAATCATCTGCTAGTAATATTATAGAGAGCGCAATAAACTTATTAAACCGTATCAGTAATACATATGACGATGCGACCGCAGGTGAATTAGAACGTAGATTTCTTAATTCAATTAAAAGTGGCGATCCGAGAAAGTTCAAGCGTGGAATACAAAAAGTAATAGAGAGCAAATCTAATGACAAGTAAACTATTTGAAGGCGGAGCAATGCCAGGTGTAGGGCCAATACACATTGACGAAATTAATCCTACTCTTGATGTATTAGAACGAGCATTGGGTATTGATCTTAAAAATAATGTTCTTGGCAGTGTTGGTAAAAAAGAATTTTCAGGCGATATTGACGTTGCACTACAGATTGATCCAGATGATATTCCTGCATTTATAGATAGACTGAAAGCAACTCCGGCAATTTTAGATATAGACAAAAGTTCTGTGATCATGACAAAGGTTCAAATACAGAACTATGATCAAGAAAAGCAAACACAAAAGCCTAGAACAGGATATGTACAAGTAGATTTCATGATGGGTGATCCGGGTTGGTTAAAGACCTATTATCACAGCCCGAGTGAAAAAGAATCAAAGTACAAAGGTGTATTCCGTAATATTATGATTGCTACAATTGCCGCAGTGTGGCAACGAGAAGATTCAGAAGAAAAAATTGAAGATGGCCGTGCTGTTGAAAGCGAGCGTTGGATGTGGTCGCCAACTGACGGACTTGTAAGAATTAAACGCACACCTGTACCTAAAGCCAATGGAGTAGGTTATACTAAGAAAAATAAAAACGAAATAATTGGCGATCCTATAAAGGATGCAGAAGGTATTGCACAAGCACTAGGATTAGATGGACCGCAAGATCTAAATAGTTATGAAAGCTTGAAAAAGGCTATGGAAAAGAACTATCCTAAGAACATGGTGCAGAAAATTTTAGATGGATTTGCACAAAACAAACAAGTGCAAGACATCGGTGTACCAAACGAACTAAGAAGCCAAGCAGTGCAACGCGAAAGTCTAGCCGATCGTAATTACAATAGAATTGTAGAACTAATGAGAGCTATGCAATGAGATACAAAGAGTTTAGATTAGTAGAAAGTAAAGTACAATTAAACGAAGAAGGTCCTCGTATAGACCATGCTGAAGACATTGTATTTTGGGAAGGATCAAAGGGTGCTGTTCGTGCATTAGATAGTTTGTTTGAACTAGAAAAAGGTGGCCACGAACAAGTCACAATCAAGTGGGACGGAAGCCCTGCAATTATATTTGGTCGTGATGAGAATGGAGACTTCCTTCTTACAGACAAGAGTGGGTTTTCAGCTTCTGGCTATGATGGCAAGGCAAAAAGTGCAGACGACCTAGAAGCAATGCTAATGAATCGCAAAGGTGCTAGCAATCCAGACGAAGCTAAAAGAAATAATTATCTGCAATTTGTAGGTAATATGAAAGACATCTTTGATGAGTATGAACGTGCTGTACCAAAAGATTTGTTAGGTTTCTTCAAAGGCGACTTATTATACTACAATACACCGTCTGTCAACGAAAATGGCGATTATGAATTTACACCTAACATTGTGACATATGAAGTTTCGCAAGACAGTGATCTAGGACAACAGATTGGTAAATCAAAGACAGGAGTAGTTGTACACAGATATATGGATCCTGTAAGCGGAACAGAGACAGCTGTAGATCCTAGTATAATTAATCAATTCCAAGGTGACGAAGTTTTGGTTGTACCTCCAGTCACAGCCCAACAGCCGGCACAAATAGACGATGAAAACATTAACAGTTTGAAAGCCGTTGTTGCACAGAATGCTCAGGCAATAGATGCTTTACTAGACAAAGCAAAACTCACCGAACTTAAAATGAGTGACTTTTCAAAGATACTATATACCTATGTAAATCAAAATGGAACTAATCCTAATCTAGGTGGAAATTTTGAAGATTGGGTAGCAACTTCTAAATTAAGTGAATCTAAGAAAAAACGTATCATAGAATGGACACGTTCTAATGCAAAAGGATTTGATGCACTTTGGCAAGTTGTTAGAGGTATACAAGAAGTAAAGAATAATATTATTAATCAATTTGATTCGCACGAAGCTCCGGTTAGGTCAAGCATAAACGGACAATCGGGCGGAGAAGGTTATGTATTAGATCATCCAGAAGGTTCTATTAAATTAGTCAATAGAGGCGAAGGCGGGTTCACACAAGCCAACAGAGCAGTACAACGATAAGGAATAGTAAAATGAAAATAGATGAACTTTTAAATGAAGCAGATAATTTTGGATTGTCACCGCAACAACGAGAGATTGCAAACTTAGGTAGAATCTTAATGGATCAAGCGGCAACAACCAAAGACGACGGACTATCAAATATGATGGCCACAGTAGGCAATGAACTTACAAACTTTGGCGCTACATTTGGACCTCGTAATATGGGAGATCTTGTACGCAAGACGGGTGCTACTGAAGAAGTGATTAAAAAACTTCTTGCATATGCACAAAAGATAGATAAAAATAAATCAAACCTTGCAAGAGATCACGAAGATGGTGGCTTAGACGATACCAACGATACCGACGATGACTTCAACGAACCAGATGATGAAGAACTAGCACGTCAAGCAGATGCCGCAGCAAGAGCAAAGAGAGCTTAATGAACTTTATTAGATCTATTGTAAACGATTCGGATATTATACTAGATGAAGAAGTAGATAAATTACTGCAAGAGCTAGAAGATCTTGAAGATTCTGAGCTATTAGATGAAGCAGCTTTTGATAGAATTGCAGCACGAGTAGAAGTACGGGACATGGCTCTTTACAGACTAATAGTAGGTGCTAATAATATAATGAAGTGTAAAAACTTCCTAGAATTTGCAAAGAATGAAAAAACTATTCCTAGTTCTTTTGTAGAAGGATATCTACCAGTCATAGAAATGGTAGATGATATTGTCACAGCTGGCCCAGGCTATGTGCAAATGCTTAAGGTACTTCATAAACGAGCAAAAAGAAGCTGATATAGCAGTTTTTTTATAAAAATGGTAAATACAAGTATACAAATTCACTGAGCGTGAATTTGCCATTTAGAGTATAGGAGAATAAAAATGGCTATTTCAAGTATTACACGTGACGTAACACGTACAAACCCAAGTGCAACAGCACTAAACACTGTTGTAAAAACAAATCAAATGGTTGTTTACAAAGTTGTGCTTTCAAACAGCGGTCGTACAACTGATCTAGACGCAGCAGGTGTTCAGCAAGTAATGGAAACAATGGGTGCTCCGGTTCACATCTTCCAGTGGGATGCAAACGGACGCGAAGCAATCATCGTAGCAGATGGACACTCAACAAATGTTGATACTATTGCAACTGAAATTGGTCGTCACTTTGACGCAGCTGGTGTTCCTGGTTCTGTATCAGGCGGTGTTTACACAGACGGCGGTACAACAGGTACAACTACTGTGACAGCACAAACAGACCTATTTGGTATGTAAGATTCCTACTACCTTAGGAACCGTGACGTTATAACAGGCGTCACATTAAAAGAGTCACTTTTTAAGTGGCTCTTTTTTTATGATCTTAAATAGTACATGCAGTTTAAAATACGTACAGTAGTCGATATTACAGAAACTAGTGCCAAGCGAAGCGATGACAAAAAATTATTCAGTCAACAGGCCAACTATAATACTGTGATACAAACTATAGGATTGAGAGTCAACCTAAATCCTATGTACGTCAAAAGTATAGTAGATAAAGTTGATAGTATAGGATTTGGTGATTCAATTAAAGGTAAGCAACGTTATTGGGAATTTTGTTTTGAAGTAGAATATGAAGGTGCGTTGAATATAGATATGTTAACTACCGATTTCGATCTTATACCTGTAATAACTGGACTTGACGAAACTGTACATAATCATAACAAAATCCTTCGCACTACTTGCCCAAATGACTGTAATATAGTGTTCGAAATGATAGACATTTGATAAATAATAGCATAGGGCAATAACAAGGCATTTAATTTAAACACATCAAAGGCCAACTTCGAGTTTACTTTATGGAGAATATAAATGGCTGACTTGCCAACAACAGAATTAGAAAAAGAAAGTCTAGAAGCACACGTAGACCTATGCGCTCTGCGTTATAAGAATCTCGACGAGCGTCTAACTAAGATAGAATCAAAAGTAGACGACATCCATGAAGACATAACCAACGGCAACAAGTCAATGACAAAGGTCCTAATTGGTGCCACTGGCACAATTATCGCAGGATTGCTATCCACTATCGTAGTTCTTTTAGTTTCCTTCCAATAAAAAACACTAAATAACTATATGTTATTAAACGAGTTATTCACATCTTTAGAAGAAAAACAAGTTTGGGCCCGCAAAGGTACTAAGATTGTTCGCAAGTATCGTTGTGCCGGCGGACAGCGCAAAGGCCGAGTTGTTTCTGATCCTACCCAGTGTTTTAAAGTTGTAGATATTAAAAAACGAGCCGCACTTAAAAGAACAAAAGCAAGATTGGGTGCTAAAATGGCACGTAAAGCTCGTAGAACAAAAAGAATAAATCCAGCATCAAAAATGCTCAAAAGGTTAAACAAATGATAGTTGCGGAGATATTTGAAGGAACTACTAGAGCCTGGGGCAAGAAAGGCGGAGGTGCTAGTTTGAAGTACAGATGCACTACTGGTCCTAGAAAAGGTCAAGTCAGGGCAAGTGCCGCAGCTTGTATGGCTCCGATAAATATTAAAAAGAGTGCAACAATCAAGCACACTAAAGCAGCAAAAGCTGGAAGAATACAGGTTAAAACTGCAAAAACAAAAAGAACCAATCCCGCTTCAAAGAGAATTGCAAGAATGAATGCAGGTACTAGAAGGAAAAAGATATGAAGATGACAGATCTACTAGAGCAACCAATGTCAACAGCACCGGGTCAACCAGGTGCCAGTGCTCCGGGAACTAACACTTCAGGTTCTCCGACTACTCCTCAGCAACCTGCAAGCACAGCAACGCAACAAGCACAAAATCAAACTGGTCAAGCTATGGATCCTGCACAGCAGAACAAGCAAAAGATTGAGCAGAAAAAACAACTAGGAATTCAGCTAAAGCAAGCTAAAGATGCCGAGAAGGCAGCAAAAGAAAACGTCAAAGCAATACAAGCGCAAATGGCAGCTATAAGATGAAACTGAACGAGCTTATTACAGAGTTTGACATCTACATGACAAATGAAGAACGATCTCTGTACGAACAGCTTGAACAGGTCGTACCACTGATAAGTTTTAATGAAAGACAAAGAGTCATAGTTAATAATCTCATACGTAAGAGTTTGGTAAGTAAGATACGTCACAACAATCAAATTATGGTAGCCAGGAATGATCAACAAACAGATACTTAAAGACCTTCAAGATATAATTGAAGATAATCTCGATCCTAGTATGTTTCCTTATCAGAAAGGAAATTCTCTTCGCATAGGTAAGTTTGTAATTAGACAAAGTCGAGCAGGCTACTTGGTTTACAATATTGAATCAAATAGGCAAATTGCTAAAACTTTTTGCAAAACGGCCGCTGTTGCGCTTGCTAAAAGTCTACATAAAGGTAAAGATACTAGCCGAGTTTTGGATCTAGATAAGACTATAGAGAAGCATTACAACGACTGTGTATTTTATAGACACACCATAAAGAAAACCAAAGATGACTTTAAAAAAGAGATAACTACGGTACGTTATGAGATAGCAAAATCTATTACATCAGATGCCAAGCAGCGTCTTGATAGCTATATATTCTCGTAGAAACAGATAAATAAATATAACAATACTTTTAGGAAGAGTAAAAAATGAACATTAGAGATATTAACAAACCGGTCAACTCAAAGACTTTAAACGAAACACTAGCTAAAAAGTTTGGTACACGTCTTGACACTGATAACTTTACGCTTGAGCAACTACAAGATGCTCGCAATAAAGTTAGAACCAAACTAAGTCAGATCGAAACTAACGAAAGCTTCAGTGGTTTACCTAAGAACGAAACTTACAGCAAAAACAAACTCTTCCTTGATATCCTAAATGCTGCAATTTCAGAACGTGCCGATATTGCAGAAAGCAAAGACCAAGACGAAGATGGCGACAAGGACTTTGCAGATGTACAGATAGCAAGAATGGTAAAAAGTGGTATGAGCAAGGCTGATGCAATTAAAAAAGTGAAAGACAAAGATTATAACGAAGGTCAATATGCTAACGATGCACAGCGCAAAGCCGTGCATGCAGCTAAAGACAAGAAAAAGAAAAACGAAAACATTGTTAAAGAAGGTGCTGAAGACAAAGCAGAACTAGTCATGGCAGCTAAAGATATGGTTGATCGTTTGACTGGATGGATGGAAGACACAGCAGAAATGCAGTCAGAGTCTATGCTCGAACTAGCAGATGCCATACGTGATGAAATGAGTCAGCAAGATTCTGATACTTTTGTAAACACAGTTAAGCCTGCACTAGAGCAACTATATGCATCTATGGAAACAACACGCGAAAGTCTAACAGCTGGCGTTAGTATGCTAACAGGGGAAGGCGACATGCCTGCTCCAGACATGGGAGCACCGGCAGACGATATTCCTGCAGACGTTGAGCCAGAAGAAGATGAAATGGAACCTACCATGGACGACGAGTTTGGTGCTGCGGCACCAGCAGCCGGCGGCGAAGAAGAAGCAGGTAGAGCAAGACGCGAATCAAGAATGTATAAGAAGAAAGCGATGCTAGAACAAGCTCGCAGATTAGGTACAATCCTTTCAAAAAAAAAGTGACAGAGGCTGACGAGCCTAGTAAGCTCGTACAGGTTCTACGCACAGTAATCGGAGACGCTGATCAAAAAGGTGTCTCCGTTTTTCTTCACTTCGATAAACCACAAGCAAAAGACATCCGTCAAGGCTCAAAAAACTTAGATCTAAACAAACTTATGCAAAACGTGGGCGGTGAACAGTTTGATTATGACACATTTGTAGCTGCATATGAAACTGATCCACGTATAAAAACTATGGTTAAGAACTTTAACCAAACAGGTATTGAGCCTAAGACAGCTACAGATGATCCAAACGAAGTGCCACAAGGCGACACACAGGACGGCGGCGACACTGTAAGCACAATGGCAAAACGTGCAACTGATGTTGGTGCAGATCTATAATTTATCTTGACAAGTTAATATTTTGACGCTATAATTGCTATTAACAAAAGGAATAATTATGACCGATAGAACCAATGAAGAAATTATCTCACAGATTAAAGAACTTATCGAAACGCAAGTTAAACCTGGTGTTGCTGGCCACGGCGGCACAATAGAATTTGTCAGCTATGAAGAAGGACACTTATTACTAGAATTAGGCGGAGCATGTTCAGGATGTGCAGGAAGCACAATGACACTAAAGATGGGTGTTGAAAATATGCTCAAACATTTTGTGCCTGAGATCCAAACAGTTGAAGCAATGGACGATCCTTTCTCAACAGTCACTCCTTACTATACAGATCCTTTTATGTTCGATGAATGGGAAACAATTGATTTAGTAGAGAGTGAGGACACTGATGACTCTAATAGTTAATAAATTTAATTATAGTCCTATCTCACGAAAACAAGTTAACGGCAAGAGATTATATGAAACACCAGACGGCAATGCTGTCGCGAGTGTGACAACTATTCTTGACGCTACTAAAGATAAAACACATCTTATTGCTTGGAAGAAACGTGTAGGCGAAAAGAAAGCACAAGAGATTGTGACAGAAGCCGCAGGTGTAGGCACAAGGATGCACAAGTATCTTGAAGACTATATTGAGTTTGGTGAATGGCCTCAGCCTGGAAGCAATCCTTATGCACAACAAGCACACAGCATGGCACAAGTTATCAAAGATAATGTAATGGATGATGTTGAAGTATGGGGTTCAGAAGTAAATCTATACATGCCTAACATGTATGCTGGTACAACTGACCTTGTAGGAACATACAAAGGCGAACCTGCTATCATGGATTTTAAGCAGACAAACAAGCCTAAGAAAGAAGAATGGGTAGTTGATTATTTCTTGCAGTTAGTTGCATATGCAGAAGCTCACAACGAAGTTTACGGTACAGATATACGTGAAGGACATGTGTTTATGTGCAGTCGTGCAGGAGAGTATCAACAATTTGATGTATGGCCAGACGAATACGACGAATGGCGAAATGAATGGTACAATAGGGTCTACACCTATTACGAGAAATACGCATAAATACTCGTAGCAGGAGAATATAGATGGCCGTAGTACAAATTTCTAGGATACAAGTTCGTAGAGGACAAGCACAACAAGGTAGTGGCATACCACAACTAGCTTCAGGCGAGTTTGGTTGGGCTGTAGATACAAGAGAATTATACATTGGTAATGGTAGTGTAAGCGAAGGTGCTCCTGCTGTTGGAAATAGTAAGATTCTTACACAGTACGACGATTTATTCAGTGTTGCAGATACTTATATCTATAAAGACGGCGCAGGTACGATCTCTACAGGCGGCACCGACGGTGCAGATGTCCAAAGGACTTTACAAGCAAGACTAGATGATAGGGTAAGCGGCAGAGCTTTTGGGCTCACAGGCGAAACATCGCAAGTAGCAACTAGTAAATTACAAACAGCGATCGATCAATTATTCATTAATGATGCAACCAAAGGTAGCGCAAGTAGCAGAGTCGTTTTGCATTTAGAAGCCGGCGAATATATTATTGATGATACAATTTACATTCCTCCTTATACAACGATTGTAGGTGCCGGCGCCGATAAAACTATTATTAGAACAAGCACAGCCAGTACTGATATGATTAAAACTGTGAACAGTTCTAGCACACCTGGTGCACCTGCAAATATTTCGAGCACTACTACACTTAATCAAGCAACAAATATTACACTTCGAGGACTAACAATTGAGACAACTGTGTCGAATAAAGCTTTGATCTTAGATTGCTGCCGAGATAGTATTTTTGAAGATATAAGGATTAAAGGTCCTTGGGTCAGCGGAGATGCACTGAGCACAGATGTAGGATTAGAATTAAACAATCTAAGTCTAGTATCCAGTGTAGTGGAAACTCGCAACAACACATTTAGAAACGTGACGGTAAACGGTTTTACTTATGCAGTAAGTTCTGACTGGGATACAAACACAAACAATTTTATAGACTGTGACTTATTTGATTTAGGATACGGGTTTGCATTTGGAACAAATCTTGTCACACTTGATCCTAATACATATTCAAGTAAAAACTACGGACCTTACAATAACATTATAGAACGCTGTCGTTTTAATGATATAGATCGTCAGGCAATTTGGGTCAAGTTCGGTGAATGGAATAAGAGTATTAATAATCGATTTGAAAGTTGCGGTAATGACGGCGGCGCCGAAAGTGTGTCACAACATAGTATAATCAAATTTCAAACTAATACCAATCATAGCGAGAATGATTATTTTACAAGAACAGAAGTATTAGGTTTTACTCCTGGGTTTTGGACTAGTTATGATTATGCTCCTGAAATTGAAGGCACTGTAAATACCACACTAGGCGAAGTACACACTGTGAGCATCACTTACACTGGTGTAGATGGTAATGGTGATCCTAACTATTCAAAAATATTTAGATTACCAGCAGAAGTTGATATTGCTAACCAAACATTTGAAATAGATTACATAATCACAAGTCGTAGTTATGCTGCCCATAGAGCGGGTACGCTGACTATTATTGTAGATGGATATAATAAGACTGTTCTTGTAGATGATGATCATAATTTTATAGGAGCAAGCGGCGATCAATATCTTGACACAATTTATTTTGATGCTATAATACAAACATTCAGTGGAAATCCTAGCGTGTTGGATGTAAGAGCTTCTAGTCAAATGCCTAGCGACGACAACAGCCAAATGGAATTTAAAGTTAAACTAAAGAAAACTCTAGTTGATGCAACAGGTGAATAATGTTTGATCTAAAATACGAAGATAGGCTACAATCATGGAGCTGTCTTCGGCAAGATTTAGAGACATCCGACGATCCCTTACAACATGTAATTGACTTCTATAGCATGGCTCCTCGTGTAAGTATAGCTACAGATCCTTGGGACGAAACACGGTGGCCTAACCCTTGGGAGTTGGTTTTTGAAAACCAATACGATGACTTCTGTACCGTACTAGGACAATGCTATTCTTTACAGTTAACAGACCGTTTTAAGGGGTCATCTTTCGAGATACATATAGGTATAGATAAGGAAGAAAGCAGGACTTGTTATCTTCTTATTATAGACAATTCAACTGTGTTGGGATGGAACGATGCTTATGTTAACGTAGAAGAATTACCAAAAAGTCTAGTAGCTCAAAAGATCTACACCATGCCTGATTTACAATAAATATCAAACAGAAACAAAAGAGGAAATAAGAATGATTCAAGTCACCAAGCGCGACGGACGCAAAGAGCCACTAGATATTGAAAAACTACACAAAGTTGTTTTTTATGCATGTCAAGACATTACTGGAGTTAGTCCGAGCGAGGTAGAAATTAAAAGTCAAATCCAATTTTACAATGGGATGACTACAGACGAGATTCAAGAAACTTTAATTAAAGCAGCCGCAGATCTTATTTCCGAAGAAACTCCCAACTATCAATATGTAGGTGGCCGCCTTATCAACTATGCACTTCGCAAGCAGGTTTATGGACGATATGAACCTACAACCGTAAAAGAACTTGTTGAAAGGAATATAGGTTTAGGCTTTTACGATCCTGACCTCATTTCTTATTACGATGACGATGAGTGGGAGCGCATCGACTCTTTTGTAAAACACGATCGTGATGAAAACCTAACTTATGTTGCTATGGAGCAACTGCGTGGCAAGTACCTAGCACAGAACAGAGTAAGTGGCGAAATCTTCGAAACACCGCAAATGTGCTATGTTCTTATCGCGGCTACATTGTTTAACGCATACCCAAAAGACGAGCGTCTAAAGTATGTGAAAGAATATTATGATGCTATCAGTCTACATGATATCAGCCTACCTACTCCTGTCATGGCAGGTGTACGCACTCCACAGCGACAGTTTAGTTCCTGTGTGCTCATCGAAGCCGGCGACAGCTTGGATAGTATAAACGCCACTTCAAGCAGTATTGTTAAGTATGTAAGCCAAAAGGCAGGTATTGGCGTTGGCGGCGGAGCTATCCGTGCAATTGGGTCGCCTATCCGTAAAGGAGATGCATATCATACTGGTATCATTCCTTTCTATAAAATGTTCCAGGCAGCTGTAAAATCGTGTAGCCAAGGCGGTGTGCGTGGCGGTGCGGCAACCGTTTACTATCCAGCCTGGCATTTAGAAGCAGAAGAAATGTTGGTGCTAAAGAACAACAAAGGCACAGAAGACAACCGTGTGCGGCATATGGACTATGGTGTACAATTTAACAAGTTAATGTATGAAAGACTTATATCTGGAGGAGATATTACCCTTTTCTCGCCTAGTGACGTTCCCGGATTATACGAAGCATTTTATGCTGACCAAGACAAGTTTAAAGAAATTTACGAAACAGCAGAGCGTAATACAAAATTACGTAAGAAGACAGTTCCTGCAATTCAGTTGTTTAGTTCGTTTATGGAAGAACGTAAAAATACAGGACGTATCTATCTACAAAACGTTGATAATGCAAACAGTCACGGTAGCTTTCTTCCTGAAGTTGCTCCAATTCGTCAAAGTAATTTGTGTGCAGAAATTGACTTGCCAACAAAGCCTTTAAATGATATAAATGATCCTGATGGAGAAATTAGTCTATGTACGCTTAGTGCGATCAATTGGGGCAATGTGCGTTCACCAGCAGACTTTGAAAGGGTGTGTCGTTTGGCAGTTCGTGGATTAGATGCTCTCCTTACTTATCAAGACTATCCTATCTTGGCTGCACAACTATCAACAGAGAAACGCAGACCTTTGGGTGTCGGAATAATTAATTTTGCGTACTGGATGGCAAAAAATCATTTGACCTATCAAGATATTACACCAGAAGGGTTAAAATTAATCGACGAGTATGCAGAAGCCTGGAGTTATTATCTAATCAAAGCAAGTGCAGATTTAGCCGCAGAGCAAGGTGCGCCAAGTGGTAACATGGAAACAAAGTACGGTCATGGTATTACTCCTAACCAAACATATACAAAAGCACTAGACGAACTTGTACCGCATGTTGAGCGCATGGATTGGGAAGGACTACGTGTGCAATTGAAAGAGACAGGCATTCGTAATTCAACACTGATGGCACTCATGCCAAGCGAAACAAGTGCGCAGATTGCAAATGCAACTAATGGTATTGAACCGCCACGTAGTCTTATCTCTGTTAAGCAAAGCAAACACGGTGTACTCAAGCAAGTTGTTCCAGAATATAAACGTTTAAAAAACATGTATGATCTATTGTGGGAACAACGTAGTCCAGAAGGTTATATCAAAATTGTAAGTGTTTTACAAAAGTATATTGATCAAGGTATCAGTGTTAATACTTCGTATAATCCCACGTACTACGATGATGAAAAGATTCCAATGAGTGTTATGCTACAGCACATATTGATGTTTTACAAGTACGGTGGCAAGCAACTTTACTATTTTAACACTTTTGACGGCCAAGGTGAGTTGGATGTAAACAAAATGTTTGAAGCAGAAGAAACACCCAACGGAAATTCTGTACAAACAAACGGTTATGCTCACACAGATGACGAGGCATGTGATAGTTGTACAATTTAGTAGTTGACAACGAATATAGAGTACAATATAATAGACAGATAAAATAAGGATGATAAAATAATGAGCGTTTTTGCAGTAGATAACCGTGCAGATCATACAAAGGTAAAAGCCTTTCTTGATCCAACCGGAGGCCCAACTATCCAGCGTTATGACACGCTAAAATATAAACAATTTGACGGATTGACTGATAAACAGTTAGGGTTTTTCTGGCGTCCAGAAGAGGTCGACATCTATCAGGATGCAAAAGACTTCAAGGGTCTAACCGAACATGAACGCCATATCTTTACATCTAATCTTAAACGTCAAATCCTATTAGACAGTGTACAAGGCCGTGCGCCAGCAGAAAGTTTCGGCAGCATTGTAAGTTTGCCTGAACTTGAAAACTGGATTATTACTTGGACATTTAGTGAAACTATTCACAGTCGTAGCTACACTCATATCATCCGCAATGTATTCTCAAATCCTAGCAAAGTATTTGACGAACTCATGGATGTAGGAGAAATTGTAGATTGTGCAGACAGCATCAGCGAATACTACGACGACTTGATTGAAACAGCAGGTTATTATAACTTGTTGGGATATGGCACTCATACTGTTAATGGAAAAGAAATTGTTGTTGATGAGTACGAACTTAAAAAGAAGTTATGGCTTGCTCTAATGAGTGTTAATATTTTAGAAGGCGTTCGTTTCTATGTGAGCTTTGCATGTAGTTGGGCGTTTGCAGAACTTAAAAAGATGGAAGGCAATGCTAAGATTATTAAGCTAATTGCTCGCGATGAGAACTTGCACCTTGCAAGTACACAAGCACTTCTAAAAGTTCTTAAGAAAGACGACCCGATGTTTGCGAAGATCGCAGAAGAAACAGAAGCCGAAAGTGTACAAATGTTTGTTGATGCAGTCAATCAAGAAAAAAGTTGGGCAGAATATTTGTTCAAAGACGGATCAATGATTGGTCTAAACACAGAGCTTTTATCGCAATATGTAGAATTTATTGCAACTCGTCGTATGACAAATGTAGGGCTAAAGAGTCCCTTCAATATTAAAAATAATCCACTTCCTTGGACACAAAAGTGGATCTCAGGTGCAGATGTACAAGTTGCTCCGCAAGAAACTGAGATTACTAGCTACATACAAGGCGGTACAAAGCAGGACGTAAGTGCTGATACATTTAAAGGATTTAGTTTATGATACAGATTTGGGGTAAAGCACAGTGTCCTCACTGCGAACAAGCAAAGACATTTTGTGAACAAAACAAATTTAACTTTGAGTATCGTCAACTTGATGTTGACTTTACTCGAGAAGAAGTTCTTGAACACTTTCCAGGTGCAAGAACATTTCCACAGATTGTAGTCAACGGCGAAAAGATCGGCGGCTGGGATCAACTTAGAACATACGTAGAAGAAACAGGCTATAACGGAACAGGACATACATTATGATTATTGAAACACCATATAAGACACAAGACCCGATTACAGTAAGAACAACAGCAGGAGAAGAAGTCGTAGCACGTTTTATAGAAGAAGATGCTAAGACGATAACTGTGACTAAACCGCTTGCTCTCCAGGCAACTCAACAAGGCATTGGATTAGGTCCATTTTGTTTTACAGTAAGTCCGGATAGTAAATTTAAATTTAATAAAGATGCTGTTTTGTTCATTCATAAGACTGATGAAGAAATGGGTAAACAATATATGCAAAGCACTACTGGAATAGCTGTATAAATGCCGCACGAATTTGTGATAAAGCGTAATGGTATTTTGGAAACCTATCAAAATTATGAAGACATTCCTCTCGATTTTGATCATATAATAAAATTCAAACCAGAAGTCCCTGAACCTCCTCATTCTGAAGCACAGCATAAAGAAATGGATACTTGGAACGCACGTCTTCAAGAACTCATGACTAGAGCTAAATTTTAATGTCAGTTTCTTATTCACCAGATCCTGTAAATCCTGCGCTAAGAGGTGTGCCTTTTAGCCAAACATTAACATTCAGTCACAGTTCTGGATCAATTACATCTGTAAACGCAGTATATAATGACGAAGGTGATGAGATTGAAGTAGCCAACAGTAGTAATTCATTTACTATATCAGGAAGATATCTTTCTGGTTGGTCAGATGTGTTTTCTTATGTGGAAGCAGGAGAAAGTGTAGGAACTGCACCCACACAAACAGCAATCAATATTGCAAATATGCCCGATAATAAAAATTTATTCGATCTAACGCAAGATATGGCTGCAATCGTAACTAAGACATACAGTGTTACCGTATCATATTATGACACGGATACCATGAGTAGTGGAACTACGACAATAACTGTGCCGCATGATGTAAACAATGACTGGGAAGCCATTAGATATTATATGGATAATTATAATTATAACGGTACAGGAGGATAATATGCCAGCAGTAACAAGAATAGGAGATGCAGATGTTCCGCATTGTTCTGGAATGGTCAGAGCACAAGGTTCTGGAAATGTATTCGTAAACAATATTCCAGTAAGTAGGCAAACAGACGTTAACACAGGACATTTACTTCCAGGTAGTCCGTGTCCTAGTCATAATGCACCTATTACAACAGGATCTACAACTGTTTTTATAAACAACTTAGGATGCGGGAGAGTAGGAGACGCTATTACTGGTTGTACCAGTGTAGCAGAAGGTTCGCCTGATGTATTTGCAGGTCCTTAGGACTTGACAAAACAAAACTTAGGCATTATAATATAAACACAACAAGGCAATAAGAGGCTCTAATGAAAGACAAATTAATTCTAGTAGACTGTGACGGTGTATTATTCGATTGGGAATACGCTTTTGATCAGTGGATGAAACGACATGGTTATACAGTCGTGGAAACAGGCAACTATATGATGGACATCAAGTACGGACTTGAATATAATGAAACCAAACGGTTAATTCGTATGTTCAATGAAAGTGCTTGGATTCGCAAACTTCCTCCACTTCGTGATGCTATTAAATATGTGAAGAAACTACATACCGATCACGGATATATTTTTCATGCAATTACAAGTTTAAGTAATGATGTTTACTCTCAGCATTTACGTACTAAAAACCTACGTGAAATGTTTGGAAACAGCGTATTCGAAAAATACGTTTATCTAGACACTGGTGCAGATAAAGATGCTGAATTAGAAGTTTACAAAGACAGTGGATGCTACTGGGTAGAAGATAAACCAGAAAATGTAGATACTGGAATTAGATTAGGTCTTGACGGTATACTTGTTAGCCACGACCACAATACAAATTATACCGGTTCGGCTAAAGTAGTTAAGAACTGGAAAGAAATTTATAATATTATCACAGGAGAAAACAATGAGTAATACAACACATGAACAGATTGTTCAAGCATTTAATAACTACCTTGCAGAAGCAGAAACGTTTGACGAAAAAGGTGTAAAAGCCGCTGCCGCTCGTGCTCGTAAAGCACTAGGTGACCTAGGCAAACTTACAAAGGATCGCCGTAAGGAAATCCAAGAAAAGAAAAACGAAATGTAATGTGGGAACTGTGGTGTAAAGCTATAGGTCACAAAGCCTATGACGACGACCGCAAAGCAGATAAGGTAGCAATGATCCGCACAGTGTGGATACTTTTACACATTGCTACCTGTCTTGCTATTATACTGAATGCAATTGCCAATCACGGCTGGGGTTTGGTATTTTTAGGTTGACACATTTTAGAATTGTGTTATAAATATACTACAACGTTGAAGCAAACTCAACGACGGACAAGACCCGGGTGCGAATCCCGGCAGCTCCACCATAAGCACATGTGCTGGATATGCAGATAGCATATTGAGACATAAGAAACGTCGGGCATGTGTTTATGATGGGGCTGAGATAGGATCGATTGACGTTTAATAGGTAAGTGGAGTTGTCCGGATGTAAGCTCGGTTAACGCGAACGAAAACTATAATTGCAAACGACAATTATGCGCCAGAAACGGCATTAGCGGCTTAATCGCTACGAGGTAGTTAGACCTTGTTATCAAACATAGCAAAAGAGTGTTGTAGCGATGCAACACTCTTTTTTATTATACTCAAAATCAACTTAAATCCGCTCTAGAACAAGTGCAAAATACTCGGCATATCTATAATTACTAAGTGGGCAACAAACTCACTCCAAATAAGAAAAAAGGAATATTTTATATGCGTACATTCGTACTAACAATGGTAGCCGCAATGGCTGCAACATCTGCAACAGCAATGGACTTGCCTGTGCCAGGACTACAACTCAACACAGAAGCAAAAGCTTTTTACAAAGCTGACGCAGAATCAACACATGCAACAGTTGAGCCAGAACTAAATTGGCAGCCTATTGTCGATGGTCCAATCAACCTAACCGCAGGAGCATTGATCAGCGTATATGACTCGACAGCAACAGACAGTTTTACACTAGCTGATACATTTACAGACGGCAGTTATCCAACACTGGATCTGGGTGCATATTATGATGTTACTCAAACTGTGCAAGCATATGGCGAAACATCATGGGACTTCAACACAGAGAAGCGTGGCGAAATCGAAATCGGTGTAGCACTTAACTTTTAAGTTGATACAAAACAAAACGGCAACAAGGGCGGTGGTGACATCGCCCTTTTTTCTTGACTAAATATTATGGGCATATAACTTAGAGGGAATAAAAAATGAACACAAATGAATATGACGTAGTTGTCGTCAAAGTAATTGATGGCGACACAGTAGATGTAGACATTGACTTGGGCTTTGGAGTAACACTAAGAGATGAACGAGTTAGAATTATGGGCATTGACACGCCAGAGAGCAGAACTAGAGACAAAGTGGAGGACCTCTTTGGAGAAGCAGCCAAAGCAAGACTCAAAGAACTTATGTCAGAAGGCGCAAAACTTATCACAACAGAAAACAAGCACGGCGAAGACATGAAAGGCAAGTTCGGACGTATACTGGGCGACTTCAAAGTAGGCGATAAAAAAGTAACAGACATTCTTATTGAAGAAGGTCATGCAGTCGCATACTTTGGCGGAAGCAAAGAAGAAATCCAAGCCAAGCATATGGTCAACAGACAGAAACTACTACGCGAAGGCGTGATAGCACAAGAAGACTATGATGCAGCCGTAAAGCTAATGGAAGGCAAATAATCGGTTGACACCGTAATAAACTCCTGCTATAGTTAATACATAACGTAAATAAGCAGGAGTTTTTTTTATGACGATGTCGCTAGCCCGAGGGCTTACAACAATCAATACTAAAAAACCTAAAGCAAAAAAGCTGACTCAAAAGGACACTGAGCGGCTACAACTTGAATGGCGTCAGTACAACAAACGCATGCGCCGCAACAACAATCACAGCCTACAATTTAAAGAGTTCGATGATTATCTAGCATACATTCGTGGCGAGTACAAATCCAACCGCAAGGAAGAAAAGGAGTTCAAAACCTATGCGCCAACCCAACCGTATGTCCGCGACACAAAGGAGTATCGAAGCCTCGAAACGTCGGATCAAGTCCCAGGATTCGCAGCCAAAAAAGAAACCCAAGTCTACTCAGGAGAAAGACAACTCCTTGGAATAGCAACACTTCATAAGAGTAATATGGTTCCTGTGTTTGCTGATAAAAAAGAAGAAGCAATAGAAATCGCGCAAATGCGCCGCAACTAAATACCAAGAGGGCAAAATCATGAAAAATTTACTAATAGCAGTAGTGCTATTGATGTCAGCGTCAGTAGCAAATGCAAAGGGTCTGTACACCGCAGAAGAAAATCCTGAAGCATGGTGTCTAGCACAAAACATATACTATGAATCTCGCGGCAGTAATCGAGCAGATCGTATTGCTGTTGCAGACGTAGTACTCAATCGTGTGCAAGACACTCGTTATCCTGATACTATTTGTGATGTGGTACGCCAAGGCAAAAAACTTGCTGACGGTAGTATGAAGCGTAATGCATGTCAGTTCTCATGGTACTGTGACGGCAAGAGCGATTGGCCCCGTGATACAGATGCATGGGTAGATGCACAGATGATCGCATACAATATGCTACAATACAATCAAGGCCGTGGACTTACAGAAGGCGCTGATCATTATCACGCAGACTACGTAAAGCCGCAATGGGCACGTGAACTTCAGCTGGTAGGACGCATCGGTGTACATGTATTCTATCGCTGGGAATAAAATGGTTGACAAACATCTTAAACTATCTTATACTATAAAAACTGAAACAACGCCTAGGAGGCAACAATGAAAGGCACAATTAAGGCAATTGCACTCGCAACAGGTATTGCAACACTTGCAGGCTGTTCTAGTGTACAAGAGATCACAGTGCGCGACACTAAGGCACATCCTAATTGGTATGTAGACTGTGAACAAATTGGTACTGAAGGATTTATTTTCTTCAATCGTCAGGACTATGCTTATGCATGCGGCATGGGCGAAAGCCGATACGAACAAGCAAGTGAGGCACAAGCGTATGCATTTGCTGTTAAAGCATTTGCAGAACGTATCAACGGTGAAGTTAATAGCTCTACTACAATTGATATCATAGGCAACGATGCTAATGAAATGCGCAATACTCGCACATATGTTGAGCATGCCGTGCGTAAAACAAGTATTCGCGAACATTTAGAAGTTAAACGTTATTCTTATGAGCTAGCAAGCACTGGTCGCGTACACACTTATGTGCGTATTAAAATGCCGCTAGAAGTGTTTAATGGTTTATTGCAAGAGGCTAAGAATGAAAACGCACCTCAAGTTGTCGTTTCCCCTACTCCTGCTAACTAGTATTCTTGCGGGGTGTTCAAGCACCCCTCAAGTTGCATCTAGTGCAGATCAACATCAGTATTGCTATACTGATGAGATTATCGAAATGGAAGATCGAACACAAGTTAAGTCTCGAACAAAAGTGCAATGCACAGATAAACCGCGTGTGGAGCATGTAGTGAAAGATGCGGGTATAGCAAGTGATTGCAGGATTAGTAGACCTTTAAATTCTAATAGATCTAATCCAAAATATGGTGAAACTTTACTGTGTAGATTCACAGACCCTATGGGTAAAACAGTATGGAGGCCAGTAAATGAGGCTTTTGCTTATCCCAATTTTAATTAGTTTGACAGCATGTGGAAGTGGCATGACTGTAAATTCAAAGTATCAACACACGGGTAGTGTCGTAGACTTAGGTGTAAATCTATCTAGAGATTTATATTATACGGTTCCTCGTAATAGTATGCGAGAACATCAACGCTGTGTTGACTTTGCTCTTAGAGAAATGTCTGCAGGAGAAGAATGCAAGTGGCAGACACGGAGTGCTATTGGCATTGTAAAACTGGCCAAGATTGATAGCAACGGATGTCATACTATGCTGAACACTCTATACTACAAAAATAAACCAAAATATTTCCAAGAAATCTATTGTCAGCGTAGTTCTGGTGATTGGTTTAAAGCACACAGTTAGGTGCATTATCGATAGCAAAGGCAATAAATACGTTATGTTTTTAGGTATACTCACACTAATAACAGCACTAGCGATCAGTGCTGTAGCAATATATTACTCCGTGGCAGGTCTTATGACTATTTTTGCCGCGGCAGCTATCCCCATTATGATTATGGGTGGCGCACTTGAGATAGGCAAACTTGTCACAGCAGTTTGGCTACACAAGTATTGGAAGCAAGCAACATGGTGGTTAAAGACTTACCTAACAACAGCAGTGGTTGTGCTTATGTTTATCACAAGCATGGGTATCTTCGGCTTCCTATCAAAAGCACACATTGAACAAACAGCAAGTGCAGGTGAAGGCGTAGCACAGCTAGAGCGTATCGAAGCAGAAATCAATCGCAACGAGCAAATTATTGCACGAGCAGAAACTAAAATTGAAGAACTTGAAACCAGTGGTACAGGTGCAACCAATCAACTGCAAACGCAAATTGATAGAGAACAAGAGCGTATTGCAGGAGCATATGATCGTATTCAACCTGCTATTGATGAGCAGAATCAAATCATTGCAGGTGTGACTGCACTATTCCAAACAGAACTAGATCGCATTGACGAGGAGCTTGCTAGACTGCAAGGCTTTATTGACAATGACGAAATTGAACGAGCCCAAGCAATGGTGGGTACAGCAGTTGATGGAGACTATGGTCCTGCTACAGCAAGAGCATTCACACAGTTCCAAGAAGACAAACGTGCAGAGCGCAACGAATGGCTCCAGAAGATACAAGATGCCGCACAAAGCACTACAGTATTAGCGGCACGTGAAGAAATCACAAGACTACGTGCAGGCGCAGACGAACAGATTGCAGAATCAAATGCACTGATCAACAACCTACGCAATCAATTGAAGTCCAATGATGGAAACGATCTCCAAGCGATGCTGGATGAACAAAACGAACGTGTTCGAACCGCATCATCTGAGATTGACGCACTGTTTGAGCAAAAGTTCCAACTAGAAGCAGAGTATAGAAAACTAGAAGCAGAAGTTGGACCTGTAAAATATATTGCAGAATTTATCTATGGCGAAACTGCTGACAACAATCTACTAGAAGAAGCAGTACGCTGGGTTATTATTGTAATTATTATAGTATTTGATCCGCTAGCAGTCTTATTACTTATTGCTAGCCAATATACCTTTGAGTGGAGGAAATCCCGCAAAGATGACGACGGTGAAAGTCTTCGGCAAGAATACGAGCAAGCAAGGGCACAGCGCATAGTTGACAATCATGGATTTACATTTGATGATCCTGTATCTACGGATAAGGACAATACGTCTGATGATATTGAGGAAGAGGAGGAAGTAGATGCTACCACCGAGAAAGAGGGCTCCGGTGATACCACAGAAACAAGTGACGGAGACGGATTTACTCCTGGAGAGGATCCGGGAGATACGAAACCAGTTCCAATGGACCAAGAAGACGATCTTACGCAAGATGAAAAATCCGAAATAGCACAGCAATATATTCAAGAAGACTCTGTCGAAAAAAAAGATATAGAGTTATCGGAAGAGTTAAAAGAAGTTAGAACTCAAGAATTACAAGCTCAGGAGAACGATATTACTTGGAGCGAAGCCAAACGTTCATGGAAAGAAGATAATCCTAATGAGACTCTTAAAGAATATAAAGATCTTTATATAAATGGCGAAATAGACAGCCTGCCCTGGGAAGATCGTGTTGACTCTAAAAAAAAGACTTACATAATGAAACAGGGCAATCATCAAATACGCAAAACTTCAGAGTAAAACCAGATCTCACAGAAGTTATAGAGCCAGACGGTTATATACAAAACAGCGAACAAAATCCCAATAGTATATGGAGTAGGATACGTAATGGCTGATATTAATCTTATCACCGCACCCGACAGACTTTTTAATAATGCAATAAGTTTTTTGTTAATTTATCCTAGTAAAGTTATAAAAGAACAATTTAACTTTTTACTCCAAAATAACACACAATCTTTTAATGTATACTTGTACGAAAGTCTATCTGACGTACATGAAATAGACTGGCTACTTAGTACACATAAGATTGCAGATTATACTATACTCGATGTAGACAATTGTCCTGCAGAGATAAAGGATCTTGTTTCGTATTTTATTGCTGATCCTAAAACTTACTGGTTGACAAATGCCGAGCAGATGTTTTATACTAAGATTAGTAATAAAAGAATATATAGCTTGGATTACTTTGCAGATAAAATTGGAGGCAACCTTGAAACGCAAGCAGAATAACGATATTATTAAAGGACTATCGGTAGAAGTCCGCAACGGAGACTTTAATGGCGCTCTTAGACGATTTAAAAAAATTGTCCAAGAAGCAGGAGTCATTCAGGAAATCCGTGAGCGTCAGGCTTATGTAAAGCCAAGTGAAAGACGTAAAAAAGAAAAGGCTGCCGGTCGCGCTCGTTGGCTCAAAAAACAACGCAAAATGGAACAAGATCGCGGGATCAAGTAAATGGCCATGCACACAGAGTTGTGGTTTCCAAGTGTAATTTGGAGTGCTGTTATACATATGATTGACAATAAAGCTCTAAAACATTGGGCCTATGATAGAAAAAAGAACGATATTGGTCGAACTGTAAGTAATTACAACGGCTTTCAAAGCTCTGATATCATGCCTAATCAATGCGAAGAAATTGACAAATTAGTTGAACATCTAGATAAAGAACTGGCCGCTTGTGCAAAACAAGTAGGATTACCAGAAGTTGAACTTTATAATATTTGGTTAAACATTAATCCTCCTGGAGCATACAATCATCTACATAATCATGTAGGTAGTGTGTTCAGCGGAGTTTATTATGTAGATGCTAGCAATCATCAAGGCAACATACAGTTTGAAAGATCCGACGGTGCTGAATATCATATTCCAGATTATGTAGAAAAGGCGACTTATTATACAAGCACTCGGGCAACCTATGCTTGTAAAACTGGCGCTCTTTATGTTTTTCCTAGTTGGTTAAAGCATAGTGTTGAAGGTAATAGATCTAATACAGACAGAATTAGTATTTCGTTTAATTATGGTGAAAAAACATGAGACTAGAAGAAGATATCAAATTAGATTACAAGGATGTACTGATCCGCCCAAAGCGTAGCACTTTAGGTAGTCGTAAAGAAGTGCAACTACACAGAGGTTATGCTTGGCGCAATTGGACACCAGACTTTCCTGACAATATTGAAGACGAACACTGGCGTGGCATTCCGATTATGGCTGCTAACATGGACGGTGTTGGTACGTTTGCTATGGCAGACGATCTAGCACGATTGGGTATGTTTACATGTCTAGTTAAAACTTATACGGTAGACGAGCTTGTGGACTTCTACGACACAGACGAGTATCTACGCACCAATCATGTTGCTATGAGTATTGGTATTACTGACAAAGACGAAATGAAGTTTCGTAGTGTATACGAGCAAGCAGACGGTAATCTAAAATATGTTTGCATTGATGTTGCTAATGGATACAGCAACAGATTCCGTGACTTTGTAGCACGTTTTAGACAACAGTATCCACATATTGTAATCATCGCTGGAAATGTTGTGACAGGCGAAATGACGGAGGAACTTATTCTTGCTGGTGCAGATATTGTTAAAGTGGGTATTGGCCCTGGGAGTGTATGTACTACACGGATTCAAACTGGGGTTGGTTATCCTCAGCTATCAGCTGTCATTGAGTGTGCCGATGCAGCCCACGGTTTGGGTGGCCACATTATCGCTGACGGCGGTTGCACTTGCCCTGGCGATGTTGCTAAGGCGTTTGCCGCAGGTGCAGACTTTGTAATGTTAGGCGGTATGCTGGCCGGACACGATGAAGGCGGCGGCGAAGTGATTACAAAACGCTACAAGACCAACGAACTTGAACGCAATCCTATCAGTCAAACTAAATGGCATCGTAAGATTGAAGAAAAACAGTTTGTACAGTTCTACGGTATGAGTAGTGAAAGTGCAAATGAAAAGCATTTTGGCGGGTTAAAAGATTATCGCTCGTCAGAAGGACGAACTGTGCTAGTACCATATCGCGGCGCAGTAGAGAATACTGTACAAGATGTACTCGGTGGAGTACGCAGTACTTGTACGTATGCGGGTGCTATCAAATTGAAGCATCTAAGTAAGTGTACAACGTTTGTTCGTTGTACTCAGACTCATAATAGGGTTTATGAGTCTAATACAATAGGAAAATAGAAGGAAATAAAATGACCTTGGAAAATATAAACTTGCTGTACAAGGGGCAAGAATATCTTCTGTTTTTTGTGTTTATTATGATGATTGTTGGATTGATTAAAGAATATCAATTGTTTGCAGGTGCATATGCCTACATTCAAAAGGTGTTTAAATCAAAGCGAGTAATTGTTGCACTAATGAGCGCATTTACAGGTATTCTCCCCATTAGCGGCCGTGTTACAGTTTCAGCTGGCATGCTAGACACACTGGCTCCTCCCAAAGGACAACCAGGACGAGAGAAATTTGGTATTATTGATTACCTATCAACACACCACTACTATGTGTGGTCGCCTTTGGAAAAGACTATTCTTATCCCAATGGCTGCGTTTGGTATAGGCTACGGTGCTGTAGTATTTCAATTATTGCCATTGTTGATAGTATCACTAGGATTAGTGTTCTGTTATATTATGTTTGCAGTAAAAGAAGACGACATACAATTAAATGTCCAAAAAGGACACTATAAGATTTCTAATATAATTAGAAATGTATTTCCCTTCTTGATTGCGATTGCGCTAGCACTTAAACCTGTAGCAGGTGTTGACCCATGGATGGCATTTGGAGGGTTATTGATATATTACATGACACTCACTACAACATGGGACTATAAAAAGTTGTTCTCGTATGTTGATTGGAAAATGATTGCTTGGGTAGGTGTTATTATTGTCTTGGCAAATGTTACTAGACAATATACTGATGATGTTAATTCGTACTTCGAAAACACAATGTTAGATATTAACACCCTAGAAGGTTTTTTAACACTAAGTGCGTTCTCTTTTGGAGCTGCATTTGCGTTTGGCTCTTCTAGTAGATTTGCAGCCATTACTACCATTCTATCACTTATTTACGGTATAGAATACTTTGTATGGTTCTTTGCTCTCGACTATGTAGGATACTTGATATCGCCTGCCCACAAGTGCATGGCAATCGGTAAACTATACTTTGGTACACCGTGGAAGCGTTATCTTAGTGCCCTAGGATTATGGGCAGTGTTGCTAGTAGGCGCTGGCGGAATTACACTGATTGTCTAGTCAAAACTTGACAGTTTAGATAATTCTGTGTATAAATAGTAATGTAGGATGCCGAAAGGGTTCTACATTACATTAATCTTGCTTTTATAAAGGAGAAACAAAATGACAAGACTAACAACTCTAGACCTACCTCAATTCCACAGAGCAACTATTGGCTTTGATAGAATGTTCGACGAATTAGAAAGAAACTTTGCTAATTCACAGTCAAACGGTTATCCACCATACAACATAGCGCAAATTAACGACGACGAATACATGATTAGTATAGCTGTCGCAGGCTTTGGTATGGATAATTTAGACGTGACTAAAGATAAGAACATTCTTCGTATTGAAGGTACATCTCCGAAAGGCGATGAACATGTAAACTATCTACACAAAGGAATCGGTGGACGCAACTTCCGTAGAGAGTTTACACTAGCTGACCATGTAGAAGTAGTAAGTGCTGGCCTTGACTTAGGTATGCTTAATGTACACCTTAAGCGTGAAGTACCAGAAGAACTACAACCTAAAAAGATTGCTATTACTGACTGGAATGGTCATGTACAAGAAGCAATTGACACCGACGGCGAGTAATCGAGTCTAGGGGGAGTTAAGCTCCCCCATTTTTTGCACTAAAGGGGATAACAATGAGTGATGTAGATATTTTAGAAGATATCAAGATAGATGAAAAGATTGAAAAAGATATTGAAGAACCAAAAAAATATAAAATTATAATGCTTAACGATGAAAAAACTCCAATGGAATGGGTAATCGGTCTATTAACAACTATTTTTAAACACAGTCAAGAGACTGCTGAAAAAATTACTCTTACGATTCACAATGAAGGTTCTGGAGTAGTAGGTGTGTATACATACGAAATAGCAGAACAAAAAACAGCAGAAGCAATTACAGCTAGTAGAGAAAATGGCTTTCCTCTTGTAATTAAAATGGAAACAGAATGAGTAATTTAAAAGAACTTACTAAAGAACAACACACAGATGCAGAACGGCAGGCATTTGTTAAGGTGTTAATGAGCGGCCGCATTAACCCTGAATTTTATGCTACATATCTTTGGAACCAACATAAAAAATATGATTTAATCGAGGCGCTTGCAACAGCACACGGATTACTAGCAGACTTGCCAATTGACATACGTAGGAAAATAGCTATTGAGCAAGATTTTCTTGAACTATGGAACCGAAAAGAAGCACCTGTAGTATTGCCGAGCACTGACGAATTTATGACTCATATGAAAGACAAATTACAAGATCCTGATGCTATTATGGCACACATTTATGTTCTACATATGGGCGATCTAAGCGGCGGACAAATGATTGCTCGCAAGGCTCCAGGTGAAGGACGTATGTACAAGTTCGAAGGTGATATTGCTAGTACAAAAGAAGCAATCAGAGCAAAAACACACGACGGCATGGCAGACGAAGCTCGTAGATGTTTTGAATTTAGCACAAAATTATTTCAAGAACTAATGGAGTTAGACATTGAGCATTATCTGGACTAAGCTTATAGAATGCCAGAAAGAAATTATCAATCTGTTTGACCACTATGCTGTAGAATATAAAGAGCCAGGACTGGAAAATTTTAACAAGCCAGGCAGTGGTTGGATCAATCGTACATGGCAAAACAATAGTGTGAGACGAGCACACATCGATGTAGTTGACGCAAGAGATTCAAAGGGCCTTTGGATGATGCATGTGACTTGTATGCCTGTGCTAAACAGTGATGCACCTATCTTTGGATTTGATGTTATCGCTGGTAAGAACAAAATGACAGGGGCATTCCTTGACTTTAGTGCAAGTGCAAACCCAGAACATCCTATGATGGAAGGTTATGCAGAAAGTGTAGCAGAGTTTATTCCAAAGAAAAAGCGTGAACTACCTGAATGGGCTCGCAACATCTTTTCAGATCATATGCTAGCCGCAGGCAATGTAAACACTGAAGAAGAAGCAGTTGCAATTATAGAACTAGCACTAGATAATCTACGTGCTTACCTCGAAGAAGCACCTGAGTTTGTGGGCTTTGGGGATAGAGACTTAGTTATTGCATCACAAAACTATTATGCACACAACCAGCAACAAAATCCGCACACTCCTCGTACAATGAAAAGCCTAGGCTTGCCAGAAGAGGACGTTGACTTGTTCTGTAGAGACATGTTGTTTCCTAAAGTAGCATAAATACTTCAAAGTAGGGAATTAGTATGCGTTATCGTGAATTTAGATTAGTAGAACAGAAACTTTTTGAAGCCAATCGTGGTATCATAGGCACAGTTATTGATACACAAGGCGGCCGCGGTGCTAGCTTTACTAAGCCAGATGGTACTGTTGTGCAAGCAACTAATGCATGGAAATTTCCTACTGACGAAAGAACATTAAAGTATGCGTCTTCTACACTATCGCCAGGATATATCAAACAACTACAAGCAAAGTTTAACAATGCAACAGAACTAGATTCAGCACTACAAAGCGAAATAGATAATATCCTACAAACTAGCAATCCTAGCGATTTACAAAAAATTGCAACTAGCAATATTAACTTCCTTTCAGATGCTGCACTACAAGAATTAGAAAACAAAGGTGTGTCATCAGCAGATCCAGAAGAACAATTTGCCGCAGAACTAAAAGAAGCAACTGGTATGAATGTTGACACTATTAAGTGGACAGGAGGCCAAAAACCTAGCACGGGCTTCGCTGCTCTAGTAGTTGAACTAACAAGTGAAAAAGGTCGCGAATGGGTCGGAAAATACTATGCGGCTAAAAAGACAGACGGGCATATTTTTTGGCAGGTATCGCATTTCGTTAGAGATTGTAAAGCTGTAGGCATTGAACTAGAACAAAAACGAGCGGCAGGAGCTACAGGTAGATCAGGAAATGTAAACTTTGGCCCATTAGAAGTAGGTATTACTGATCGTGTTATTTCTATTAACAATCTTATTTCAGAAGTTCAAAGAGGTGTACAAGATAAGATTGCTCCAGAAGATCAAACAACGCTTGTTGAACTACTAGAAAATTTAGGAGGTGCACCTACTACTATCAATCCTGAATACAAAGCAAATTATGAAGTAGAATTTGGCGAAGTAGCAGCACCCCTTGCTATCACTAGAGGTATTAATGTCACAGGTTCAATTCAAGCCGCGGAAGAACAATTATTAGGACTGTTAGACCCAGGCACTAAATTTACTAGTATTACACAGGTTGAATTTCCTGAAGACATTGCAGAAAAACTAGTTGATAGTTATTTAATCACACCAAACGGTAGTAGAATTGGAGTAAGTTCAAAAGATAAGGGAGGCGGTGCCGCGGCAAGTATTTCAAGCATCATTGATACTATTAATAATAAGCTAGAAGTGATAAAGGAACGTGTGCCAGACTTTGAAGAACGATATGCAGAATACATTTCAAGACTAAGAGTTATTGAAGCTTCATCAGGTAAAAAGGTTGCATTTGATTTAGCAGCTGATATGGGATTAATTACTGCAGAAGTTGCTAATCAAGCATACGAAGTATTAACAAGTAATCCAAATGATGCCGAAGCATTAATGGCTATAGATAATGGCAAATTCTACGAGATGACCATAAATTATCCAGGTTATAAACCAAAAACAGATCATCCTTTGTATAGAGTAAGCTATCATTCAACAGCAAGCCTTGCAAGAATGGTAGCTGACAAATTCAACGAAGACAAAGAACAAACCTACAGCTTCTTTGCCACAGTCCTTGAAAGTTCTAACATGATTCAAGTTATGACTACACTGACAGCCAAAGGTGATCAAGCAAGTTTTAGTAAGTTTGATGTAATTTATCCGCCTGTGTTCGACGGAGATATCAAACTAGAAGCAGGAAGTTATTTCTACGCTACTAAACCCCCTGCAGGATTTAATTTCAAAATTAAATAGTCTTATATATTTTCAATCTCTGGCTATAAATACTAATAGTAGAGCGTGAGGGCGTTCTTCTATAATTCGGGGGCTTCAGATGAAAAAGATGCTATGGATGGTCGCAGCCATCACACTTACTTACGGTACTACGGCAGTTGCAGAGACTGTTGTGGACGGCGTCACCTACGACAGCTCTAGCTATGTAGGTACAGACAGCAATACTACAACAAACAGTACAGTAAATTCTACAAACACAAACACAAACAATACTACTATTGACAGTACAAACACCAACACTAATGTCAATACTAGCACTATAAACAGTACAAATACCAACACGAACACAAATACTAATCTAAATACTAACAACACAACCGTTGATAGTACTAGCACCAACACGAATATTAATACTAATAATAATATTTTAAGTGGGGGTACAAACAATACCAATACCAACACAAATGTTAATACCAGCACAATTGATCAGACCACCAATAATACCAACAACAGCACTATCAACAGTACCAACGATAGCACAATCAATCAAACCACTGACAGCACAATTGATCAAACTATTGATCAAAATGTAAACAGTAATGTGACTAGTAATAACACAAATACCAACACAAACAACAATACTAATAATACAACTGTAGACAGTACATCAGAAAACACCAATACCAATAACAACAACAATAATAACACTAGTGAGATCACACAGACTATCAAATCACCACCTCCAACTGCTATTGCTCCTACTGTGCAAATGGGTGGCAATGACACTTGTACTGTGACATATTCAGCGGCTGTACAAACACAGATATTAGGTGCATCAGGCGGCGGACATGTTCGCGATATGAACTGTGAGCGACTAAAGAACTCCAAAACACTCTACAATATGGGCATGAAAGTTGCGGCGGTTAGTTTGATGTGTCAAGATCCTAACGTATATCGTGCTATGGAAATGGCAGGAACACCTTGTCCGTTTGATGGTTCAATTGGCGCAGAAGCCAGAGCACAATGGGAAGCAAATCCTGAGATGCAACCAACCAACATAGAACAGGAGACAAGACGCAATGATAAAGTTGAAGGTGCAGTCCAAGGTATCCTTGCTGCTGGCTTGCTTACTCTGCTTCTGGGCATATAATCCTGCACTAGCGCAAGAGACTTACCAAGAACCTGCTATGGCTGAGCCTACTACGACTCAGACTGCTGAGCCAACTCCTACTTATTCTAAAGAAAACCCGTTTGCAAATAGTCAATACACAGACCTTGCTGACCTAACTGAACTGTTGATCAAACAAGGATATGAGGTTGGTGAGTATTTTTATAGTGAAGGATTTACAACTGGCACAGACGGTGTGCTAGGAAATGAATACATCTGCATTCGTGATGATGTAAACCAAGTATATATAGGTCGTTCAGATATCTGTAAAGATAGAGCAGTGGACTCAACTTACTCATATGTACAAATTGACAAAATGGACTGGACCAACGGCTTTCCAGATCAAATAGTAATGCAGACAGGTGACTTAATGGGCGACACTTCTCAGTATTGGGATGGATGTTATACTCTCAATCAAGGATGGGGCGGAACTTCAGGCGGATCATGTCCTACTATTAACGATCAATACGTTGGTGCGGCGGATGGACAGATTAACTTTGGATATGTCCAACAAACGCTAACAAACCTCGCCGCAATAAACATCGCACTAGAAGAAGCAGGCGTAGAAGCAACAGGCTACAACTATTCGTGGAGCGTGAAGAACATAGATGCTGGCTACAAAGACAGTGGTAATGGTAGAAACACTCCTGATACTTTTTATGTGGAAGTTGTTATCCGTGATACACAAGGAAACGCAGTTTTTTCTAAAACCTATGACTACAGTCAATATATAGAACAATGGACAACTGTTAGTGGAGAAGAAACATTCGCTAACCCGTTTGATGTAAATACGCTGTCAGAGATTGAACTGAGCGTGACTGGTAGAGATTTGGGATACTGGGCAGGATACTATGGTCCAGAGTTTGCAAATCCTTCAATCAAACTGAATTACAGATACACAGGCAATCCTGCGGCAGAAGATACTACGGTTGAAGATACTTTGTTAACCAGTCAGTGCATTGCAGATCCGCTATACGATCCTGCATGTCCTGGATACAATGATGCTATGATGGCACAGATTGCAAGCACCAACACAATAGATGATGTAAACACTGGAGCAGTCGCAAGTGTGCAAACTACTGCAAACGATGGTAGTACAGGAACATTTGACGATACTACGGGAACCACTGAACAACTTGCTGACGCAACTGGTGCAGTTATAGATGACGGTTCAGATACGGGCTCAGACAACGGAATGTCAGATCCAGTAGCAGAAGCAACAGGAGAACCAGATCCTGTACAAGAAGCAGTAGCAGAAGCAACACCAGATCCTGTACAAGAAACAACTGAACAAGCAACCACAGAAGCATCAGACGAAACAAAGTCAGCGGGCACAGGATTAAACGCAACACAGTTAAGTGCATTAGATGCGGCTAACAATGTAGCCAACAGTGCTGTATCATCAAGCACAGCAGCGGCACAAGCAAGCGCAGGCATTGGCTTGTCTGAGTCTGGCGGTGTAAGCAGCACACTAACAAGTGTAGATCCTACGGGCAGCACAAGTGCAAATGGCGGCATTCAAGGCGGAAGCAACTTTGAGTTTGGTTCTAACTCAAACGGTGGACAAAGTTTTGCCAGTGGGTCAGACAATGGTGAATCACAAAATGGTGCAACAGGATCAAACAACGGATCGCAGTCAAATGATTCGTTTGGCTCTACTGACTTCGCAAGCACAGGACAAACTGCACAAGACAGCAATCCATTAGCAAGCGGCGGCGCAGTTGAAACCAATGACATCACAGGCGAACAAGACCTTGCTACATCAAATGAAGCACTAACACAACTGGCAATGCTTAACGATCCTACTAACCCTATCAATCAAATAATAAATGATATAACATCAACTTTGATTACACAAGCTGTAGCAGACGCAGAGGAAACAGCAGAAGAAAGTGCTGAAGCATCAGTTGAATCGCAGAACGCACAAGAGGATGCACTGGTAGCAGAAGCACTAGCAGGATCAGATGACGAAGATGCACAAGCAGCACTGCTAGGATACAATCCAAACTTTAGAGCATATCAACAGCCACAAATGCCAGGTGGCGACATATACAATGATCAAGGTGTGTACGAAGATCAAAAAACATATGACAACCCAAGAGCAGGACTGTTTAATGGTGCAAGTGATGCACTACACAGACAAATGGTGAGGAGTCAGTATGAGAACTAATTTACTGGCTCTGATTATTGTAATAGTAGGCTTACTTGGCGGCGTAGCTGTAGGACATGCTTGGGGATGGATAGGTATAGCGGTATCTGATTATAAAGATCTTGGCAGAACACCAGCTTGGACAAGGAACTATCAATGAGAAACAAAACTAAAAAATCTCCTGTGGTTTATTGGACCAGCGAATGGGTAAATACTGGCGAATACGAAACACGCAGTACAAAGGACAACACTGCCTTTAAAGTAGAAAAGCGTATTCTTAAGGGCGAATTAAATAAAGAATATAAAGGAATGAAAAATGGATCCTATTAGTTTTGGACTAGCACTAAGCATACACGCAGGCTTTAATGACGCTGAATTTAACAAGTATCATCCTTTTGTAGAATATGAAACGCAGAGTCATTATGCTGTTGGTGTCACATACAACAGCGAAAGCAATGTTAGTTTGTATGCTAAAAAGAGTTGGAACTTTACAGATGACAGTTTTATTGAGCTAGGATGGGCAACTGGCTACGATGGAATACAAGAAGAATTTGATATACCTATGACACCATTTGTGCGTTTAGGGTATGAAGTCACAGATAGTTTAACTATATGGGCAATGCCAGGTGGACAAGTACAACCAGATGGCAGTTTTGATAGAGGAATTGTTATAGGAACACAAAAGCGTTTCTAATTTAAGGAGAGGGCAATGGCTGACAAAGACTTAGGTGAAAGCCTAGAAAATATGGAAGAGGGCATAGAAAATCTAAAGAACAAAGAGTTTCGTGTGTTTGGTATAAAAGTGACGTTCGTAAGTGCAACAGCACTTGTAAGTGTAATTGGTGCTGTAATTGGTTCACTATATGGGGGCTTCTTGATGTATCAAAAAATTGAAGAAGCAATAGCGTTTGTTGATCAACAGCAAGAGTATCAAGAGCTTATGGCAAGCTACGATGAAAGAATGTCTCTAATTGAAATCAAATTGGAAGAAGCAGTTGATTACACTCGCGACATCAAAGACGGACTACGTGATGATATTCTAAAAACTGAACAAGCAGTAGACAGAATGGAAGACAAAGTAGATGAGTCAGAAGCTCGCGTAAAAGCAGCACAGGCAAGCATTGAAGCAACACTTGAAGGTGTACGCAACGATATGAATCAAGTTGAGAAGGATGTTGCACAAAGCATCCGTGAAGTTGAAAGTCTTAACAGAGAAACTGAAAAAGATGTGCGTGATACAATGCGAACAACTGAAGGTCGTATAGACGAAGACATGCGTCAGCTGGACAAAGACATTAGAGAGTTGCTACAAGAAGCACTTGATAATCCTTTGAATGATATGTAAAGGATTGAATAATGAGGTCTTTACTTTTATCATTGATGCTGTTGGCAGGATGTAGCTCCGCTGAAGCTCCTAGCGACCAAATACCTTTCCCGCAGAGTCGTCCTTTTTTTGAAAAGCCTGAACCTGCACTACATACCGCAATGATAGCATTTCAATATTTGGACTATGGAGAATACAGCCATAGAACAGAATTGAAAGATCTCACTGGAGTAGATCCTGTGCGCACAGAGTGGTGTGCGGCATTCGTAAATGCGGTGTTGCGTGACAGCGGCATAGATGGAAGTAGTAGTGTAAGTGAATATCCTCTTACAGCTAGAAGCTTCCTCCATTGGGGCACAGAAGTTGATGAACCTCGCACAGGAGACATTGTAGTATTCCCCAGAGGTAATGTATCTTGGCAGGGGCATGTTGGATTTTATTTTGGCGAGGTTATTATTGGAAACGTAAAGTATTATAGGATACTAGGCGGCAATCAAAACAACAAGGTTAGCATAGAGCTATATCCTGCTCATCGTGCTTTGAGCATTCGTAGAGAGAGCAGTGTGTAGATAAATAGTATTAGTGGAGGAGGGCACCACTATGATCGCTGAATTAGCAGCCGCTAATGCCGCGTTTGACGTCATCAAACAAAGCATACAGAACGGCAAAGAAATATACGAGGCTGGTGAAGCAGTCGCGGAATACTTCGGACTGAAAACCGAAATACAAAAGAAAGCACATGAACACGGATACAAAAGTGATCTGCAAGCGTTCATGGCCGCTGAACAACTCAAGAAACAAGAAGAAGAGTTGAAGAACATGATGATCTATCAAGGTCGCGGCGGCATGTGGGATGATTGGTTAAAGTTTCAATCAGACATGAAAAAATCTCGTGAAGAAGAAGAGAAACAAAAGAAGCGTGCCAAGATGAAAAGAAAAGCTGCACTTCAAAACACTTTGATCATAGTTGGTGCAGTTGTGGGCGTGGTTGCGCTGATAGGATTTGGCATTTGGGGACTGGTTGCTTTTGCAAAATAGATTTAGTCTATTAGGTCTATTTAAAAATAACATTATAAACCACGCATTTTATAGTTGATTTCTATGTAAATACTCTGTATAATATACATGTAGTTTTACAACAAAAGGAGGAAACTATGAGCCTAAAAGGTACTAAAACAGAACAGGCATTGAAAGATGCTTTCGCAGGCGAATCAAAAGCCAATCGTCGTTATCTCTACTTTGCAAACGAAGCAGATATTCAAGGCGCACCAGATGTAGCCAATGTATTTCGTAATACAGCAGAAGGCGAGACTGGTCACGCACACGGTCACATGGAATACCTAATTGAAGGTGGTTCTGGTGATCCAGAAACTGGGCTTCCAGCTAAGTCTGTAGAAGAAGCTCTTGAAAGTGCTATTTCAGGAGAGACACATGAATATACAGACATGTACCCAGGAATGGCTAAGACAGCTCGTGACGAAGGGTATGATGAGATCGCAGATTGGTTTGAAACACTAGCCAAAGCAGAACGTTCTCATGCTAATAAGTTTACTAAAACATTAGCAGCCTACAAAGAAGAAAACGCATAGCATACAATGTGGACAAGGATGTCCACTAACTCAAGGAGACACACAGTATGATTGAAGGATTTAAGGCACCATGTGTGGTGTTCAAAACTCGTGTTCGCGATGAAAGCATTGGCGGACCTAACCCATTTCGTTGGGAAGACGTGACCAGCGATAGCATTTTAAAAGGCAAGCGTGTAGCAGTATTCAGCCTACCAGGTGCATTTACTCCAACTTGCTCAACATACCAACTTCCAGGCTTTGAAGAAAAGTACGAAGAAATTAAATCAATGGGTGTTGACGAAGTCTATTGTATCAGTGTAAACGATGCTTTTGTTATGAATGCATGGGCCAAGCAACAGGATATTCAAAACGTAAAAGTTATTCCAGATGGATCAGGCAACTTTACTCGCTTTATGGGTATGTTGATTGGTAAGAACCACTTGGGCTTTGGATTGCGTTCATGGCGCTACATGGCAGTGTTCAATGACGGCGTTGTAGAGAAGTGGTGGCAGGAACCTGGTATCAACAACGAAGGCACAGACGAAGATCCGTACGGAGAAACTACTCCAGAAAATATGGTAGCATATCTACAGTCAGCACAACATTTAAAATAAACGGTTGACAAATCTAGTCCAGTCTGTTAGTATAATATTATGATTGAATATGAATACTACGACTGGACTTCTCTTATCAATGCTAGCGCAAGAGAGCGTATGGCACAGGATATACACAGCCTTGTAGAACAGGGCAAGTATTGGAAGAACAGCCCACCTTATCAAACAGATGTAAATGTGTTTGGCTTACCAGGTGAGGACTGGAACAATCTAAAGATGAGTTTTATCTGGAGTGCTTTTGCATACATGAAGCAAGAGCGTCAAATTAAAACCATCAAGAGTTGGGGATACAAAACCAACGTTGACACACAAGAAGACCGCAACACATACTGGCATCAACATATTAGACAAGACAGTTTAGTATTAAGCGGCGTATACTATCTACATATTCCTGAAGGTACCGATCTAGAAACATCAGGCACAGAATTTGCACTCATGGGGCCAGAAAGTGATGGACACTTCTATGCTCCTGCAAAACTAGGCCAGTGGATTATATTCCCTGGCAAGAGCTGGCATCGTCCAGGTATTTTAGAAAAGAAAGAATGGCGATATATTGTCGCCGCTGATATGGAGTTATAAGATGGCAACATCAGAAGAGAAACAAGAACTAGTAGATACACTGAGCGGTCCTCGCTACTATCGTGTCACAATTGGCGGATACGGTGGTGAAGGTGCCTACATGAGTATTTCAAAAGCCGCACACGACTTTTGGCAACCTATTGTAGAAGAGCATGGCGACCATGATCTTGTAGAGTATATGGTATCTGATCACGTAGACGAGTGTGATTTTGAAGGTATTGACACTGTGCCAGAAGAAGCACAGTTTCTAAACGATCCAGAAGATGAGATGTACAAGCGTCCTTGGTATGAATCACACACAGAGTTTGAACACACCTATGGTGCATCTTACGGCAGTGCATATATTACAGTAGACGAAGTTTCGCACGATTCAGATCACATTGCAGACGTTATCTACAACGAAGATATATCAGAGCTTAACGAGCGTGTTTTGGAAGAATCAGACGACACAGTCGAAATTATTGAAATGGGCTGTTGTGACGATGATCCAGAAGGTGTAGAATATATTGCACAGTTGTACTCAGCAGAGAAAGGTGGATTCTTTGACGGCGTGATTGAAACTGTGGGAGACTTTGATCCTAAGAAGCTAATGGTCTATACTACGGAATATCTAAACGGTGAAGACACTATTACTGAAGTACACTACGACGGTGTCGAAGTAGAAAACTACGGCGGCGATACTAACGGAAAAGGTTATTCTGCGGCAGTTTGGGCGAATTAACAGCAAGCTCTATGAACTCACTTAGAAATACAAAATGTTTGGCTAGTACAGGGAACAGTTCTTCGTTCATCCCACTAGCCATTTCGTATGATGTGGAACCGATATCTTGATAGTATCTACGATTAAGACCGTGACGTGCTTTAAGGCGAGGAAATGCTCCGCTTACAATAAGACAAGTATCGCCCAATTGTTTGGCTTGCTGACTGTCGCGAAGAGTAAGGAACATCTCCGCAAATGTTGATTCAGGTGGAATGTCAAAACGATCTATATAGTCGCTTAACAACATCACAATATAGGCCTCTACGTGATGTGGTAAATCCATACCGCTGGTTGCTTGAGTATCTTTTACAACATCATAGAAGGCTGTAGTATATGCGTCCTTCATATAAATATTTAGCATAGGAGAAACCAATGAGCGAAGCTAAAAGATTTATCTATAAAGCAGAAGAAATATTTGAAGACATCCCTGATGATCCAAAAAATGTCAATATGAAAATTCCAGATGAAATCGCAAAAGAAGCAGGACTTGAACCTGGTGATAATATTAGGATTTTGTGGGGAGATAAAGGTACTGTAGTAATAGAAAAGGTTATCGAAGAAGAGGAGTCGGATGGCGAAGGATAAAGACCTTATAGAATACGAGGGAGAAATAATAGATATTCTCCCTAACCAAATGTTCAAAGTAAAGTTTGATAATGATCATATTATAACAGCATATACTGGTGGTAAAATGAAGAAATTCAAAATACGATTAGTACAAGGCGATCGGGTAAAAGTAGAAATGAGCCCGTATGACCTCGAAAGAGGCAGAATAATTTTTAGAATGTAATGCTAATTTAGTGCTTGACAAAATAACTGCAGAAGCTATAATAGTAGATGTAGCAACAAAGGGCACAAAATGATTACAGTAGTTGGCGGAAAACTCAAACAACGCAAATACGTAGAAAGCATGGTAAACTTTTGTATTACCACAATGATGCCACGTATGCGCACACTAGACATCACTGTAAAACTATGTTCTCCCAAAGGTGCAATGGGCTATTGCCTAGAGCTAGACAGCAACCGTGAGTTTGAGATCGAAGTAGATCGCACACTTAGACTGCGGAAATTGCTAGAAACAGTTGCACACGAAATGGTACATGTAAAGCAGTATGCTAGGCGTGAACTACACCCAGACGCTAATATTTGGATGGGTAAAACATACAATCCTAAGAAAGTAAGCTACTGGGATCTTCCTTGGGAGATCGAAGCACACGGACGCGAAGTTGGTCTTTTTATCCGTTGGGCTGAACAAGAACGTCTCGGACATCTAAAATGGACACAAGTAGGTTGACAGATACCAAATAAGTGTTATACTGTAAACACACTAAAGAAAAGAGAATCTAATGTCTAACCAGCTTATTATAGAAAGTAAACACGGTGAAAAAGAGATTATGCGGATTAGACGCAAATCTCGAGAAGAGAATCGACAAGCTGATATGGATTTATTTAAAGTCCTTATTGACCATCCTATGAATTCCTTAAATAAACCTACAAAAACCAAAGTTTATAAAAATGGTAATACAAAGGAGGTAGTAGACACATCTTTGAAAGAAGTATGGGCTCGCGGAGATAAATTAACAGCGCAAATAATAAGATTGTATCAAGGATATCCAGGCTACGAAGCAGCAACTGACGACGAGGCATCCGTCACATTGGATATGATTTCTCGTTTAGCAAAAACTGTAGTGGATGGGCCACTTGAACTGCAACTTCAATTGTGTCGTGAGCCAAATAGACAAACTTCAGATGAGCGAGTACAATTTGCTATTCGTCAAAAATATCTGCCAGATTGGAATGTAGAAAATTTAGCAGCCGGACACTTAACTCTTAAAGACGGTGAGTGGGTTTATGACAATGCATCAGATGTTGCTTCGGATGAATATACAAAGGCACGTAGTATTGACTTTAGAATGACTAAAGGAGATATTACAATTATGGACTTTGCTAAATTTGCGCACGTTGCAGGTGGCGGACAAGGCCACCAGATCAAAGAATCAAAATATTTCCTTGCAGAAGTTAGAAAATATATTGACAAGCATCCAAACGAAAAAACTTACTTCGTAGATACCTTAGACGGCGGCTATGCAGAAAAATTTATCGACGAACATCGCGAACTATTGACAGGCTACGAAGATAGAGTATTTGTTGGCAATACCGAATCCATTATTGATTGGATCAATTCTAAGTAAATACATTACTATCAACTTGCTGGAAATGCCTGATAGTATACTGAAAAAGGAACGAACATGTCATATACATTACATCTACAAGACTGCATTGATTGGATGAATAATCAAGCAGAAAAATCAGTCGACTGCATTATAACTAGTCCCCCGTATAATTTAGATATTAAATATGGTAAGTATGAAGACGACTTACCAAGAGATAGTTATCTTAAATGGCTGCACGACGTTGCAGTAGCAATGAAACGAGTATTGACTGATGATGGTCAGTTATTTTTAAATGTTGGATATTCTAATATAGATCCTTGGGTAGCCATGGATGTTGCACAAGTATTTAGAAACGTGTTTGTTTTACAGAATAATTTTACATGGGTAAAACATATTGCTGTAAATGATCAAGGGTACGGGCAGTATAAACCTATTAGCAGTGACAGATTTTCTAGTGCTACAACAGAAAGTATTTTTCATTTTACTAAAGATGGCAAAGTTAAAGTAGACCGACTTGCTATTGGGCAAAGGAACAAAGGAGAAGGATACAAGTATCCTGAACTATACAGTGAAAGCCGACACATTGCTACACAACGCCGTAAAGCTAGCAGACGCTTAGGATTTACAAATTGGAAAGATATACAAGAAAACGGTACTCCTGAACAGATAGGAAAATTTGAAGAATTACTAGACGATATGTTGAAGAAGAATCCGTACGATCCTGATAAGAAAAAATGCATAGGCAATGCTTGGTTTATTCCATATACACCTACTTCAAAGTTAGCAAAAGAAGCTGGCGCTGAGAATGATAGCGGATCAAGAGAAAAAGGCCGAGGCGGCCACCCTGCAACATATCCAGAAGGATTGTCTACACAGTGTATTAAATATAGCGGCATACCTGAAGGTAGTGTTGTATATGATCCTTTTATTGGAACAGGTACAACTATTGTAAGTGCTGTTAAGTTAGAGATGGTAAGTATCGGAACTGATATTGACCAAAACTATTTAAATTTTGCAAAAGGTCGCATTGAAAATACATTGAATGAGATGCATAAGCCTATTAATGCTTTATTCGACGATCAATAAAGGGTTGACAAGTTCGTTCCTTGATGCTATAGTATATACATACTTAGGCAAACACATAGAGGCACACATGACACTTCCAGATCCAAACACACTTGATTGGGGAAACATGAGCAAGCGTGAGTTTAAACGAACCGAACTTGCTTATGAACTTCAAGATGAAGAACCCCAGTTTGTAGAACAGAAACTAACGGCGAGGACAATTCCGTTGAAAACTGTTCCACTCACAGACGCACTGGCTGTAGCATATGCGGCATATCGCATCAACGGCAATACCTATATCAAAGACACTCGTCGCTTCAGTTGTGATGAAAACAAGACACAGTTTGACAACAAGAGTCTTGTACGCTTCTACTGGGAAAAGAAACTAGGCACTCGTGATACACAGTACTTGCCTAGCGACTTTGAAATGTTTGAGCCCACTGAAGCAGATTATGCTAGTGTACAAGAAGCACTCAAGTGGATGAAGCGTTATGTGATGCTGGGATTGGGCGAGCTTGACGGCTTCAAAGCTGACATGGTTAAAGAACTATCCAAGGACGAAGTGGCTGTAGTAAGCCAAGGCCGCATTGCGTTTGCTCCAGAGTTTATTACTCGCGATCAACACGAAACAGGATTGAAAAAAGAGATCCGTGTAGAATACCGTGATAGTAAGCACTTAGGCAAGGAAAAAGACCTAGTAGAATCTGTTGTTAAAATCCTTGATAAGCGTTATAGCAATCAGTGGGAAAGCTACAATTATGTAGCAGTAACTACAGAAGGCAACCTTGTTAGTTTTATGAACAAGTTCGAACACACAGTAGGTGATCGTAAACGTATTAAAGCTAAAATAAAAGCACTAAGTAAAAATAAATTTTTTAGTGCAAATGAAACACGTTTAAACTATGTAAAACTCTATAAGGTATAAGGAGATAGAGATGAGTCGAGTATGGAAACAATTTCTTAAGAATCTAGCATGGCCCGTGAGCATTGCTGTATATGTGTGGAGTGTAGTCGCATTAGCAGTTTACGTGGAAAAAAACATCTATGAAGGAGGCGGTGCTCTTGTTGCACTGGTGTTTATAGCATTGCCTATACTAGTTTATATGATCCGCGACATGTGGCGTGATGCTAAACGCAAAGTCGAATGGGAAAACCGTGAACTAATGCGTAATATTAAAGGAGACTGATATGGGTGGCGATTTACAATTTGCATGGGATGTACTACAACCTCTTATAATTGCAGGAGTAAGTGCAGGTGTAGTAATTGCTATTTTGGCAGGCAGCATTAAGATTGGTTGGAAATTTGCACCTTATATCCTTGCGGTAGCGGTTGCAATTTGGTTTTTTGGAGGATAATATGGAAATGTTTACAGCAGACTTGGGTTGGTTATTTTTTGCTTATGCAGTAGGCACAGCCTTTGGTTGGTATATGGGCTTCAAAGGACAAGTAAAGAATGTTTCAGAAGCAGTCATTGACAGCCTTATCGAACAGAAGTATTTAAAGACTCGTGGCCATGATGACAATATGGAAATCCTAAAGCACACTGAATGGCAAGATGATTAAGATACAAGGAAAAATTCCGCGGCAGGTAATAGTTGCAGTAAGTGGCGGAGTAGATTCAATGGCAGCATTGGATTTCCTCCGTCGTTCACATGAAGTAGAAGTTTTTCATTTTAATCATGGCACAAAACACAGTGATCAAGCAGAAGATTGTGTAAGACGTTATGTGAACAAACACGACTTGTCATTTCATATTAGAGGTATTAGTAAACCTCACAAACCCAAGGGCATGAGTCAAGAAGATTATTGGCGACAAGCACGTTATGAATGGATGGACATGTTTGCAAGCACAGTCCTACCTTTGATTACCTGTCATCACTTGGATGACTGTGTTGAAACTTGGATTTGGTCAAGCATGCACGGCACAGGAAAAATTGTGCCCTACATTCGAGGTGACATTTTTCGTCCGTTTAGACAAACACGCAAAAGAGACTTCGAATTATGGGCAGCAATGCACAATGTACCTTATGTAGAGGATGACAGCAATGCAGATACCTGTTATACTAGAAACTATATAAGGCATGAGATGATGCCACACGTACTCAGGGTCAATCCTGGGATTCACAAAGTCATCGCTAAAAAGGTAAAAGAAGATGAACATTGTACACGAGAATTTGTTTAACACTGAAGAAGTAGAAAAAATCTACACAGAAAAAGATGGTGTAGAAGTAAAGTATGTCTGCACTACAGATCTACGAGCAAGTGATGTTCCTGTAGATGTGTTCTATCGACCTACTCCGCACCCACAGTTTGGTAATCACTACTTTGGCATTTACTGGGATCATGTCAGAGATTGTACAATGATTACAAACGCTGACATTGTGGAGTCATTTGAGTTTGGTATGGTAGAATGGGATGGTAAGTACTATTACAGTCAAAGTCATCACGACTATAAGGTTTTAGATAATGGTAAGATGATTGACGGCGGCCGAGCATACATTCGCTCTAACAGAGGATGTGATGCTGTAATGCGTATTATCAACGGCAAATTTATTGCCAAGGACGTAGAAGATTTAATGAATATTAGCGAAAAGAAAGAATACGTTTATCCAGGCGGCGACTGTCAAGTATGAACGACCTAGTTTTGATTGCAGGAATATCAGTATTATTTTTGCTATGGCTATGGGTTAAAGAACAGGAGAAGAACGATGAGTAATAATAAAGTACACATTGGTTTTGAAGATTCTCTAGAAGAAACCGATTACGGATTTATAGTATGCGGGAAAACAGGAAAACTTAAAGGTATTTGGATACCTGAAGGAGTAGACGAAGAAACAATACCTGATTCTATTGCAGATATTTGTATGGAATTTTTTGGTATTGATCCTAACGAGGAAGATAATGAACCGACCTTTCACTGACTTAATGAAAATGACACCGCAAGAAATATTTGAATATAAAAATCGTTGGAAGCCCAATTCCTATCAGGTTGACGTACACAGTGATTTGGATGTACAATGTAAACATTGGTGTAGAGGAAATCTAAATCGCTGGGAGTGGAGCATGGACACATACACAGATGTGTACAGTCACAGTTTCTACTTTGAACACGACTTACATGCAAAGGAATTTGCACACAAGTTTCGTGATTGGGTTGATGTAGGTAAAAGCAAATGACTAGAACAACAGGTATGCTTGTAGGTTATTTAGGATTGTTTACAGGCTGGACATACGACAATGTATTTCTTATAGTAGCAGGGATGACCATACTAGTAGTAGAAGGAACTGCATATTTTAAGGAACGTGAACAAGATGGTGGATCTTAACGAAATGGCAGATGAACACGAAAAGCAAGAACGAGCACTAGACGGTCTTGCAAAATTACAGCAAGAAATGGAAAAGTCTCGCAAAAAACATGAAGCAGACAATGATGCCTGGTGGAATGGACTCTCTGAGAAAGAACGTGAAGATGCGTTTTATGCTGTGTGTAAGCGTATATGGCAGGCAGATGGCATAGATAACGGCACGTATCGTTGGGCACTGTACGATGTGTTTGGCTTTGATCCAGGCATGTATATGCATGGTATGAACTGTGGTTATATGGCTATTCACAATGCTATCTTTGACGGTGAAGAATTACAGCGTATGAAAGGTGTGACTCGCTTTGAAGTGATTGACGACTCTGGGCGAGCATATGTAAAGTACTTACACAAAGATCAAGGCGAAAGGATCAAGTATAATCTTCAAGATGACGATCGCACACTAAAAGTGTTTATTGACAAACGAGATGACGTATGAGACGAGCAGTACACGTAGATACACGCAACTACGACAAAGAAGCATACGAAATGATTCGCAAACTTTCTGATGCAGAACTTTATAAGTTGTATGAAATTGTACTAGAGCAAAAGCAAAAACGCAACGGACAAGAACGTGACAACGAATTGTTCGCTGTACAAAAAGCCATTGAAACTAAAAAAGGTGTAGACTATTCTAGACTTAACAGTTTGAAGAATGGCTACAAAAGTAGTATGGCACAGGAAGCTGGATTGGGGGACCTTATCGCCAACAATAATCCCAAAAGGAAGAAGTCATGAAAATTGGATTGAGCCTATCACGTTGTATGCGAGACATATTAGAGGAAAAGGTAGACATTGAAGATGTGCTAGTAATCGTTGCTCGCACAGATGTAGACCCGCATAATGAAAGTCACTGGGACGGTCTTTGGCAAGGCTATCTCTATGGTGGCATGAGCAACCCAGAGTGGGCAGGCTTAGAAGAACAAGAGCAAGCGATGCGAGACATTCTTGTTGAACTTTACGAAGGCGGTAAACTGCATCAGCCACGACAGTTTGGTGCTCATCCTAGACGCTTGCCCTACTACTGGTTAGATACATTTGCTCCAGAAGAAGAAATTGCTACAAATCCTGCGGCACAAAAGGCGTGGAATAACTACAAATTAATCGCGGGGTTATCTTAAAGTAATGGAAACAATTAGTAAGTTACAGATTGTCGCTATCGCCGCACCTGCGGTAATAGTTGCCGCTTTACTTTCTTACAAGGCTGGCGAATTTAATAGCAAACAACGCTACATCAACTACGGTGCGGCACAGCATTGGCAAGGTAAGATTGAATGTGGTCGTGTTGGTGAGGGAATTTTTTGTGCTCGAACAGGAGATAAACAATGAGTAATGAAGAAGTATATACATTTCACATTGAACCAAAAAATGAGTTTAGATTTTTCAAAGACAAAACAGAAGTTCTACGATTAGACGACAAGGGCTTCCATTACAAAGGCGAGACCATTGACGATGCAGGCGAGGCTTACAAGTTGTTTATGGATTGGATGAAGAATAGCAAAAGCAATGAGATGTAAAATCATCAACGATGAAGTGTATGAACAGCGTATATTGTACCGCAGTATTTCACTACCTCTAGAAATATTTCATAACGAAGATCCAGAGACATATATAGATCAAGTAAAAAAGAATAACGAACGGCGAGCAGTAGAAGAATTCTTTATCAGATATCCAGAACTGGCACAGTTTGTGATGGATCGTGCTCGCGAACATGAATGGGCTCTGATTAAAAATATGTCAGGCTATACTGCTAAATATGTCCTCACAGGATATTTACGCCCTAAAGACTATACTTTTATGAGTCTAAAATTTGACACTACAAGGAATACATCATATGACATTGCCATGTGAACGCTACAACAGTTTACGGTACACAGAAAAGTTTCTGTTGGACTTGTGCGATCCTAAGAAGACACCGCGAGTGTCTAGAGAAGTTAGAAACATGGCACGTAGTTGTCTGCGACATTATCCCCGTCCTTACGATTTAGACATGATATCAAGGAAGTGTCCAGAAGTAATACAAAGCGGCAATGAGTTAGATGAGCTAACTGTACTAATGCACGACTATGAACAAAGGAAAAACAATGGATCAAAGAATCAATAACATTCTTGCAAAAGAAACAGACAGACAGTATCAAACAGTAGAACTTATTGCCAGTGAAAACTTTGCAAGTGAAGCAGTTATGCAATTGTGCGGTAGTGTGTTTACCAACAAGTATGCAGAAGGTTATCCAGGCAAGCGATACTACAATGGTTGCGAGCACATGGATGAGGTTGAGCAACTTGCCATTGACGAACTCAAAGAACTGTATGGATGTGAATTTGCCAATGTTCAACCGCATTCAGGTGCTAACGCTAACCTTGCTGTGTTCAAAGCATTTTTACAACCAGGTGATAAAATCCTAGGAATGGACTTGGCAAGTGGTGGACATTTATCACACGGATCACCAGCGAATGTAAGTGGCAAATGGTTTGAAGCACACAGTTATGGTGTAAACGATGAAGGTTGGTTAGACTATGATGCTATTATGAAACAAGCACTGGAAGTAGAACCTGCTATGATTATTGCAGGGGCAAGTGCATATCCACGCCGCATTGACTGGGAAGAAATGCGTCATATTGCAGATCAAGTAGGCGCAATCTTTATGGTTGATATGGCACATTACAGTGGCTTGATTGCTGGCAAAGCATATCCTAATCCCTGTGATTATGCAGATGTTGTCACAAGCACAACACACAAAACTTTGCGTGGGCCTCGCGGCGGCATTATTCTTTGGAACGATGAGTTCTTTACTAAAAAGATAAACTCAGCAATCTTCCCAGGCACACAGGGCGGACCATTGATGAACATTGTTGCCGCAAAAGCACAGGCATTCGCAGAAGCAAACACAGACGAGTTTATTGACTATGCAAGTCGTGTTGTACACAATGCACAAGCAATGGCAAGAGTATTTGTAGATAATGGCTTTAAACTCTTGACAGGAGGCACGGATTCGCATATACTATTACTTGACTTGAGTGAAAGTAAACATTCAGGTCGTGAAGCCGCAGACTTATTGGAAGAGAATGGCATCACAGTAAACAAGAATGGCGTACCAAATGATCCACGTTCGTTTGTAGAAACAAGTGGTATTAGAATTGGCACAGCCGCAGAGACTACACGGGGCAAGGATGCTGAATGGTTTAAACAATTAGCAGAAAGAATCGTGGAGATTTTAAAATGAGAGGTTGGATTAACTTGGGCACTTTTGCCTACGGCATCTTGGATGCTACAAAGAACGGACTACGCAACAGTCCTATGGAATACAAGTTCTTAGCAAGCAATCTACTTGCGGCAATGTGGTGTATCGGCTTTGGTATCTACACAGCAGAACTACTGTTTATTGGATACAACATTATTGGACACACCGTGCTTCTTACTTGTTTGTTCTTTACTTTTTATGTATTCACCAAGGAGAAGTCAAGAACTCCTCCAGCACCACCTAATAAGGTACAGTGGGATTTAGAGAAGGAAGGATAATGTTTGGACTATTTAAATCGCCTAAAGAAAAAGCAAAGAAAAAGTATTTGGAAACACTGGAAGTTGCTCAAAAGGCACAGCGAAACGGTGACATCAAGCAGTACAGTTTCCTAATGGAACGAGCAGAAGAACTGAGAAAAGAGGCAGGCGTATGAAAGAAGTAATAATTGGAATGGTATTGATGTTTGGCGCAACTGGAGGTGTATTTGCATTTCTAGGTGGCGGCGAGAATCGAGATATTGGATTTAATAACGGACAATGCCCTAGAGGCGATTATTTTTGTGGATTTACCTGGAATGAGTCTTGAAGATTACACAGATCAACCTTGGGCGATAATGGTATGTTTGGACGGCAAAGACGATTGGATCTTTGTCACAGAAGACACAGGGTCGTGTGACATGTGGGACCTGCGTCCTGTGTTGTTTGACGACATCAACGATGCATTAGAGTATGCAAGAACATTTACCATCGAAGGCAAAGAACGCAATGTCAAGGTAGTTAATTATGACGAAGCAATATAAAGTTGCACAAGTTAAATTTAATGGAGGCCGTGGGGCCTTGCTCTGTGACGGATGTGATGTTATAATAGCTTATGGATTCGAGCATGAAGACCGCAAGCACTATTGTTCAATGTGCATGAGCGGCAAGTGTACAACAAGGAACAAGAAATGAAAGTACGTATAGGACCATACACAAACTGGATCGGCCCATATCAGCTCGCTGAAAAACTTTGCTTTTGGGCAAAGCCAGTAGAAGACGAATATGGCATTCCCCGTAAGCCAGACTGGGTACACAACTTTGGTGAATGGCTGGCTCACGGTAGTGTAGAGCCAGATCCTAAAGTAGGTGAAATACATGGGTGGGATCGTAATCGTCACGAAACTCTGCTAGCACGTTTCCTAAGCTGGGCACACTCAAAGAAGCAGCGTAAGATTCAAGTGCATATTGATCGCTGGGACACTTGGAGCATGGATGAAACACTTGCACACATTATCTTGCCCATGCTTGTACAGCTAAAAGCAACCAAGCACGGTGCTCCTAACGTAGATATGGAAGATGTGCCTGAGTCTTTGAGAGCTAACGAGATTGATACGAGGAAATACGAGTACGACGGTACTACAGACGAAAAGTTCTTTGAACGTTGGGACTGGGTACTGGACGAAATGATTTTTGCGTTTGAAAGCAAACTAGATGATAGTTGGGAAGATCAGTTTGAAACAGGCGAAAGTGATATTCAGTTCAAGACACTTAAAGGTGGTATGAGTGAAATGGTTCGTGGACCTAATGATACCAAAGAGTATGATTGGGAAGGTAGAAAGAAATATCAAGAAAGGATTTCAAATGGCTTTAGGCTCTTTGGCAAATACTACGAAAATCTTTGGGACTAAAATGAACACAGTCGCGATAGACGAGTGGACTGAGTGGGATTGTAATCAAGCACAGGCAGGCCTTTCAGAGCCCGTGTATCTAGAGTTTGATAACGATCCTCTGGCAATAGTGTGTGCTATGCTTCGCACAGGCAACCAATATAGTGAGATTGCAGAAGTATTGCATGGCTATACCTCTATTAAAGATACTATCGAAGCAGAAGATAGAGAACGAGCTATTGTTGTGCGCAAGCACTTTCGCAACAAGATTCTAATGCGGCGCCTACAGAATACACGTATTTCAAAGTTTATGTTGGCTGTGGATGACTTGATTGAATCGCCTCGTCGCGTCAACAAGGACAGTGTTAGTCCGTTGTTGAAGCTGCCTGACTTCTATGAAGAAGACAAGGCAACAGAAGCTATCTTTAATGCACACACCAGCTTGCCCAATAAACAGCAACACGGCTTGCATACTACTATTGAATATGTAGGCACAGTAAAGCGTAGAAGCAGCCGTAGCAAGCTGGACATACAGTATTGGCGTACACCCGACAACTATCTTGTAAGGCTACAGTTTCCGCTGACTGACATGGGATTGGCTGCTTGGCAGTTTCTTGCACAACAAGGTAAAGTTAATATTAAAAGCGAAACCGGCAGTATAACAAAAGTTATAGGTTATGATTACAATGTCTACGCACTAGGCGCAAAATATGAGATCGAACAAATTGTCTGAAACACAAGAAATAGCTAAAGAAGAATACAAGGAAGCAAGTTCTGAAAGTAGAGCTCGCAATCTTGCAATGGAACTTTCTAAAGAACGCAAACGCCTCAAAGAAGAACTTGCAGAACTACAAACAGAAGTAGAGGATCTAACACCTACTACGCCTACAGGAACACCGGACTGGTATGTTAAGTGGACTGCTACAATTTTAGCAGTAGCTGGAGTATTTCTTATCTCAGCAGGACTAGGCATGTATGGACAGTTTGCATATCTTGTAGCCAGTATGGCATGGGTATATGTGGGCATGGCGTGGAGTGACAGAGCTATTATGATTGGCTCGAGCATCACAGGCACAGCAGTAGCAATGAATTTAGTATCACAACTAGTAAATTAAGGAAACCTATGTATCAAACTAATATTGAAAGCACAATTGAATTTTATAACAATCCAAAGTATTTAGAAGATCCTTTTCATCCAAATGGATTTAATGGGACATTTAACTTCTCTGCACACGATTTAATTCCAAGTGTATTTCACGGATTTCTACAGAGGTATTTTGGACAATATAGAATTCGTAGAGTGCCTTTAGAAAAAATAAACCAAGTAATGAATGATATTTGGGAAGGACCAGGAAGCTTAGAAAAGATTTTTCGTTTAGAAGAAGAACTACGAGTTAGTGGCAAAGACGTAAAATTTACTGCCGCAGACATGGCAGCAATTAAAGCAAAGAAAGACGACATCGAAGATGATATTATTTTAGCAGACAGTCTTCTAAATATAGGGTTTGAAAATACAGATGACTGATATGTTCGAAGTAGATGACGAGGCAGTTAGAAACCTGGTTATTCTAGCAAAAGAAGGCGAGTCAATAGACCCTATTGATTGGAGCGAACTAAACATTACCGAAGAACAAGCCTACATAATGATGGCAACTCATGTGCTTGAAATGGAAAGAAATCCATTGACAGACGGCGCAATCATTGTTAAACTACTAGTAGAAAACTTTGTACTGAATCTTAAATTGTTAGGAAAGAAATGAGAACTATAGTAGATGATAAAGTGATGCTTACAAATACAAAGAGTGATGTAAGCGTCGAAGCGGAAGTAGATAACTTCAAAGAAGAACAAAAATTTGATGCTTTTGTAGCAGGCAACAGAATACGCATGAGCTGGAACGGTAAGATTTATGTAGGAAATATGGCCGGAATGGAGTTTACTTCAAAAGGTCCAAAAGTACAATATATTAAGGAGGGCCGATAATGCCACTAATTCCAATGGTAGTAGAACAAGAAAGTCGCGGCGAACGTTCATACGATATTTACAGCCGATTGATGAAAGACCGTATTGTGATGTTGAACGGTCCAGTAGAAGATAATATGGCCAATTTGATTGTAGCACAGTTGCTATATCTAGAAAGTCAAAACAGTGACAAAGAAATTAGTTTGTACATTAACTCGCCCGGAGGCGCTGTCACAGCAGGACTTGCTATTTACGACACTATGCAGTTTATTAAGCCCGATATACGCACTATTGTAATGGGCCAAGCATGTTCAATGGGTTCGTTCCTTGCACAAGCAGGCACGCCAGGAAAGCGAGTTGTATTGCCAGAAAGCCGTACGATGATCCATCGTGTAAGCTCAGGTACTCCAGGTACAAGTGGCAGTGTGCATGTTCAAGAGCTACAGTTTGAAGATGCAAAACGTCATTACGAAGAGTCGCAGAAGATCAACAAGCGTCTTACAGAGCTGTATGTTAAACACAACACAGCAAACAAGTCTTATGAAGAACTGTTTGAAACTATGAAGTTTGATACGTTCTTAACAGCAGAGGAAGCAGTAGAAAATGGATTCGCAGATAAAGTCGTCTCAAGTCGCTGAGACAGTAGCAACACTCAAAGGTATTCCTGTACGTGAAGATTTAGAAAGATTACTAGAACAAAATGTGCTCGTAGTTGACTTTACTAAATTAGACGGTGACAAGCGTGTTATGACCTGTACCTTGCGTGAAGACATGAAACCGCCAGCAACTAAGAAAGATCCTATGACTCAAAAAGCTGTTCGAAAAGTCTCAGATGCTGTTGTGAGTGTATGGGACGTAAATGCTAAAGGATGGCGCAGTTTCCGTTATGATCGTGTAAATAATGTAAACATTGTAGATGAATACAATACTGGATGGTATAGAGAGGATATAAAATGAGAAAATTTATTGTTGCTTCGTGTATGTTAATTGCAACTCCTGCACTTGCAGAAAATGTTCGTGGTGTCACACAAGATCATTATAAAACTGTAATCGAACAAGAGCCATATCGTGTAGAGGTATGCAAGGATGTACAGGTACCTGTGTACGGCCAGACTGGAAGTGGTGCTAGTGCAGGAGATGTACTAGGTGGTATGATTATTGGTGGCCTTATTGGCAAAGGTGCTTCGGGTGACGACAAAGGTGCGGCAGCTGGCGCCGTTATTGGAGGTATGATTGCCGCTGATAAAAATCAGTCCAAGCAAAGCGTCACAGGCTATCGTACGGAGCGTCAATGCTCGATCGAAACACGATATGAAGAACGCCAGCGAGAAGTTTATAGTCATAGCACAATTAAGTTTTGGAACAATGGTAAGACTTATACGCTAAAATTTAGTAAGTAAATCAAATGCATTTACAAATCCTTAAAGTAAAAGACTTACCTGTTGCTATTATAGACAATTTTTTTGACGACAAAGAAATTTCTGCAATTTGGAAAGAAGTATCATTTTTGTCTTCAAAGTTGCTTAACCCTAATAATACTGGGTCAGCAATTGATCTAACAGGCCAAGATTTAAAAAAGAATAAAGGAATCTGGATTCATCAAGTGATAAATCCGGAATATAGTGATATTATTAATGTTCATAAAAAACTTTATGATCTACAGATAAAGCAAAGTTTAGCAAGCAAAAGTAATTTTTTTGAATTCTTATTTTGTGAGTTCGAGTATGACGTGTTGTTATCAAGGTACAATGAAGGCGACTATTACAAGCCTCATGCAGATACAGCTTTGATGTCGTGTATTACATGGTTATTTAAGGAACCAAAAAAGTTTACAGGTGGAGATTTTAATATTGCAGGCAACAATATTCAACTGAAGAATGCAAGAACTGTGCTATTTCCCAGTTGTTTAATACATAATGTAGAACCGGTAAAAATGCAGTCGGATGATGCAATAGATGGTAGATTTTCTATTTCTTCATTTATTCATCCTAAGAGATATTAACACAGCAAAGTTCCAAAAATAAGCCAATATGTGCGTGTTTTTTATCTAGATGATAAATAAATGCATAGTTAATAAGGAAAAAACTTTCAATGTTTACATTCGTACTCACATTAGATACATGGACACCTGGATCGGAAAATCCAGCGGGTAGTCTATGCCTGGAGGGTTGCGGAACGTAAGCGAGCATTAGCTAACAAGATTCCAAAAACCTTCCAAGCACACAGCAAGGAAGGTTTTTTTTTGGTTTAAGGCAAAATAGTAGTTGACAGGCACAGAATAAAGTAGTATAGTATATACATAACGTAGCAAGAAGAACTTGCTACACGCTCTTTGACAATTTAGATACAATATTTAGGTTTATTCCCGGTTGCCCCCAAGGTGGGGGAGCGGACTGTTAATCCGTCATTGGTTGGTTCGATTCCAACACCGGGAGCCAAACATGGTACTAACGCAAGATGCCTCGTTAGTTAAATCGCCCAGAGGGGAGGGTAGAGCCAAACACATACGGAGCGGGGGCAGGATGGTAATGCAGCGGATTGCTAATCCGTAGAACGCTAACCGCGTTCACTGGGTTCGACTCCCAGTCGCTCCGCCATATTGCGGGTGTAGCTCAGTGGTAGAGCACTGTCCTTCCAAGTCAGGTGTCGTCGGTTCGATCCCGTCCACCCGCTCCAAATATTGCTGATGTGGCCGAATGGTAAGGCAACGCACTTGTAATGCGTAGATTGGGAGTTCGATTCTCTCCATCAGCACCATAAATTGCCCTGGTGGTGGAATTGGTAGACACGCTGGTTTTAGGTACCAGTTCTTCGGAGTGGGAGTTCGAGTCTCCCCCAGGGCACCATATTAAACTCGGTATAGCGCAGTCTGGTAGCGCATCTGGTTTGGGACCAGAGGGTCGGTGGTTCGAATCCATCTACCGAGACCATTAATGGGGATATAGCTCAGATGGGAGAGCAGTAGCTTTGCAAGCTTCAGGTCCGCGGTTCGATCCCGCGTATCTCCACCATATTGCGGATATGATGTAAAGGTAGCCTCTCACGTTGCCAACGTGATCGTCCGAGTTCGATTCTCGGTATCCGCTCCAAGTTGCGGGATAGAGTTCTGGGAACTCACTGGTCTCATAAGCCGGACTGAGGTAGGTTCGATTCCTGCTCCCGCTACCAACTACACACTAGCTCGAAAGAGACGGCGATAAGGGCCTGAACCGCCCGATAGTAGCGAAAGATATGATATAGTCTATCAAGTAACTAGGTCGATGCATTGGTTAACCACTTGCTCTTTGCATTAGTGTTAGTTCTAAAGAGTGCCGTCCGTTGGTCCGTGGCGGTCTTTAGTGAGAAGCAAAAGTCCTATACCTAAACAATAGTTTGTGCCCTAGACTGATAAACTAGACAGCAGGGCTATTACAGTGTAGGGGTCACAAGCATCATTCCAACGGTGTGTGGCTAACGGGCTGCCAATTTATTGGTGAGGTGGCAGAGTCCGGCTTATTGCACCTGTCTTGAAAACAGACGAACGTTAATAGCGTTCCGTGGGTTCAAATCCCACCCTCACCGCCAATTATTGGAGCCGTAGCTCAGTTGGTTAGAGTGCCTGCCTGTCACGCAGGATGTCGCGAGTTCGAGTCTCGTCGGTTCCGCCATATATGCACCGTTCGTCTATCGGTTAGGACGCTTGCCTTTCACGCAGGAAAGAGGGGTTCGATTCCCCTACGGTGTACCATTTAAAATATTGTATCTAAATTGTCAAAAAGTAAAATAAACGGTTGACAGAAGATAAATAAACGTGTATAGTATACACATACTAAGAAATTAAACAAAGAGAAATAGAAATGACTACAATGATGAAACATATTCAACAATATTGCATTCGCTGGTTTAGCGAAGGCAGGAGTGTGCTTTTGACATAGTAGTCAAGAAAAGTTATTTAACGCACCCCTGCTAGTAGAGATATTAGCAGGGGTTTTTTATTTTTAGTAGGAGGAAAAAGTTTTATATCGGTCTAGTGTAATGGCAACACGTCAGTCTCCAAAACTGAAACTCGGGGTTCGATTCCCTGGACCGGTGCCAAGTTTGTCAATGTAGCTCAGTTGGTAGAGCAAACGGCTGATAACCGTTAGGTCGATGGTTCAAGTCCATCCTTTGACACCATGGGGAAGCGGCGCAGTTGGAGAGGCGCGGCTGACTGTAAATCAGTTCGTAAAGTGAGTAGGTTCGAATCCTACCTTCCCCACCATGGACTCGTAGCTCAGTTGGTAGAGCAGTTGACTTTTAATCAATTGGTCCTCGGTTCGAATCCGAGCGAGTCCACCAAGTTTTGGGGTGTAGCATAATTGGTAATGCAACAGATTTTGATTCTGTCGATTGGAGGTTCGAGTCCTTCCGCCCCAGCCATGTGCAAGTGGCAGAATGGTTATGCATCGGATTGCAAATCCGTGTCGTAAGACTATGCAGGTTCGAGTCCTGTCTTGCACTCCATAGTAAATCCGGTGGTCCGGACTCGGGTCTCATAAGCCTGAAGAGATAGTTCGATTCTATCATTTACTACCATAATGCTAGAGTAGCTCAGTCGGTAGAGCAGGGTATTGAAGATTCTCGTGTCGGCGGTTCGATTCCGTCCTCTAGCACCACTATTGGTTGACAAACAAGTTAAATACACATATAATACTATTAACACTTAAGAAAGGAGGGCAACATGTCTAGAGATATTTGGTTAATTAGTGATACACACTTTCAACATGCCAATATCCTTAACTTTGTGGATTCACGCACAGGTAAGTTAGTTCGTGGCGATCGTTTTAGTTCTGTTGAAGAAATGGACGAAACAATGATCGAAAACTGGAACCGTGTTGTCAAGCCCGGTGATATTGTATACCACTTGGGTGATGTGTTTTTTGGCAATAAAGACACTTTTAGAAGTTTATGGGCCAGACTGAATGGTTCTAAAAGATTAGTTCTTGGCAATCACGATGATGCCAAGTTCTTTATTCAGAACGGACTTGTCACCAAGGTTGTTGTGTGGAGAGAGTTTCACGAGCATGGGTTGTTGTTGAGTCACATTCCGTTGGACCCTAGTGGACTGTACCGCTATCGTCACAACAAGGCAGGTGAGCAGTTGTTAAATGTTCACGGACATATTCATCAGAATCCAAGTCCAACAGAACATCACAGATGTGTTTGTGTAGAGCATATTGACTACACTCCTATAAACATTGAGGATCTAAGGGTTGTATAATGTCCAAGAAACTAAGACGTCCTCAAGCACCCAAGAGACGCAACTTTGAAGCAAAGGCGGTAAGGGATCCACAAGGTCCCTTCCGTCCACAAGTGATCAAAAACAAGATCAAAAAGAAACCTAAGTACAACAAAATTGATTGGGATGATTGAACACAGACTATACAGTATCGAGCGATTTGTAGAACACGCTCGAGTAGAAACCGCAGGGTATATGGAGCAAAAAATCTTGCTCTGTACGCCTTCTCATGCTACAATGTATGCATTACAAGGTTGGACAGTGTTCGACTTTCACGAATCATTAGACATGGAGCCAGAACAAAGATGCGAACCCAGCCAGATCAAATTATACGACAATTAGAAATACACAACAGTCGTCTTAACAAAGAAGATATTATTCTTGCCGCACATAAAGAAGGACTTCCAGAGTTCTTTGAAGGCTTGCGTATGGCATTGGACCCACTTGTGACTTTTGGTGTAAAACAAGTGCCTGTCAAAGAAGAAGATACAGGACAAGGCTTGCACTGGGATAACTTTGTAAAACTTACTGACTTGTTGATCAACAGAGATGCAACTGGACACGCTGCTCGCGATGCCATCCTACTTGCTATGGAAGTAGCAACAAAGGAACAATGGAATGACTGGTATCGACGTATCCTTATCAAAGACCTGCGCTGTGGTGTAAGTGAAAAGACTGTGAACAAAGTAGTGCCAGGTACTGTGCCTGTGTTTACTTGTGCGCTTGCACATGACAGTCTCAAGCACGAAAAGAAGATGCGTGGCAAGAAACAGATTGAAATCAAACTTGATGGTGTTCGTGTTATTACAATTATTCGCGGCAACAAAGTAGAAATGTTTAGTCGCAACGGAAAACAGTTTCACAACTTTGGGCACATCATTGAAGAACTTGAAGCAGTTGTTGCAGAGTATCCTGTACCTTATCCGCTAGTGTTAGACGGTGAAGTAATGAGTGCTAACTTCCAAGACCTTATGAAGCAAGTGCATCGCAAAGACAATGTAGAAGCAAACGATGCTGTACTGCACTTGTTTGATACTATTCCGCTAGGTTGTTTCCAGAATGGTTCGTGGGATAAGCCTCAGAGCTTCCGTAGTGAGATCACCAAGCACTGGGTAGAAGATCACAAGGACGTCTTAGAGCACGTACAAGCGTTGGATTGGGAAGAAGTAGACTTAGACACACCAGAAGGCGAAGCTCGCTTTGTAGAGCTTAATAAAGCGGCTGTAGACGGTGGATATGAAGGTGTTATGATCAAAGACATTGACGCACCTTATGAATGCAAGCGTACACATGCTTGGCTCAAAGCAAAACCATTTATTGAAGTCACACTGGAGGTAAAGGAAGTTGAAGAAGGCACTGGCAGGAATCAAGGACGTCTTGGAGCATTCGTTTGTGAGGGGATCGATGATGGAAAAGATATTCGCGTTAACGTGGGTAGTGGCTTTTCTGATGTTCATCGGGACGAGTTTTGGAATAATCGCAATGCTATTATCGGCAATTTAGTCGAAGTAAGAGCAGATGCAATTACACAAAATCAAGATGGTACATATAGTTTGCGATTTCCAAGATTCAAAACATTCAGAGGCTTTGAGCCTAACGAAAAAATATAAATGCTAAGTAGGTATAAGCTACACGAATTTACACTAGGAGATGTAGAGGACGTAGAAATCTATGCCGCACAGCCTATCTATGAATGGCAACAAACACCCGAGGGCAAGTTCTGTATGGAAAAAGCCACAGACATAGAATGGCAAACAATGATAGATCCTAGCATATTTGGTCATCGTATTATAATCACAGGTTGTCTAGAAGACAAGTATGCTACCTTCTGGGCACTCAAAAAGAGTTGACAAAAATCCTCAACGGCTATATACTAGCAATTAAACAGTTAGGAGAATTCACATGGCAACAGTAGCAGGCGTAAAAGTTAAAAAGAAAGCACCACGAGCTGCACCTCGTGTAAAGCGCGGTGGTAAACTTGCTTCGCCTGGTTGGGACGGCTGGGAAGAATGGACTGGAGAACAGATCCATCGCCATAGAGAATTTTGCCGTAGCTTCTATTACGAAAACTTCAAACCTGCTGACTTATATCAAGCAGCATTTAAATGGATGGAGCAAAGCGGTGAGTATAGCAAAGAGCAAATTAAACATGCTAAGGCTGCACCAGGACATGCATTAAGTGTCACAGCTGGTATCTTAGCCCATACACTTATGGACGGAGCTCCTGACTACAGCGAGAAAGAAAACGAGTTTTGGGAAAGCCTTCCTGGCACACAAGGCAGTAAACGTCCTATAACAGAATTTTTAAAGAAGCGTATTGAACATGCTATTGACATTGGTAGTACTGTCGTAGAAGAAAAGCAAGAAGAGGAAAAAGACAAGAAGGATGTATATGTTCCTACTATCCAAGAACGATTGACGGAACAGGCTCGTCAGCAAAGTGAAAAGATCGACAGTTGGTTGGAAGGTTGGATTCTTGATCCTGCTACGTTTGATCCTAAAGGCTTTGACTTTAAAAAGCACTTTATGGACATGGGAGTCACACAAGCACACGCTCGCAAGCTAAAAGCATTTTATGAAAATGAACTAACAGACTATGACGAGCTAGAACGCATGCCTACAGCAGGACAACTTAAAAAACTAGACGAAAAAGAAGCTGACCTGTGGGCACAACTTAAAGAAGGCTATGCACACATTAAAAAAGCAGACATTAAAAAGTTGCGTACTGCTATTGAAGAACTAATGACTGCACTAGACTTCCTAATTGAAAGTGCAAAGGCGACACGCAAGCCACGCAAGGCCAAGCCTAAGAGTGCTACTAAACTAGTGGAGAAGCTCAAGTACTGTAAGACAGATGCCAAGTACAGTCTAGCAAGTGTTAATCCTGTAGACGTTGTAGGTGCTAATGAGCTTTGGGTATTTAACGTAAAAACACGCAAACTGGGCAAGTATGTTGCCGCTAACATTGATCCTAAAGGAATGAAGCGTGAAGGTAGTGGGCTTAGTGTGAAAGGTACAACTATTATTGGCTTTGACGAAGCACTAAGTATTCAAAAGACTCTGCGCAAACCTGAAGAGCAACTCAAAGCATTTAAGAGTGCAGGTAAAGTAGCACTACGTAAGTTCTTAGATGACATTGCTACTACAGACACAAAACTCAATGGTCGATGTAATCCAGATACGATACTGCTAAAGGTTTCTTGATAAATACTGTTGCATAATAGCAGGATTTATCAAATGAGCGAACTTAAAAATAGCCTAGTTGCACTAGCAGAAACAATCGAAGAACTACAAAATCGTCCGGTTCCTAAACCACAGATACTCGATAGAGAGTTAAGTGGCGATAAGATAATGGGCGGCAAGATTGCAAAATTTGCTAGTGTAGGCATAAAAGACAATGCAACGTATGCAGAGAAACCTGTACTTGTAATAGAAAATGATAAAATTATTGCTCCTGCACTAGAAGCAAAAGAAATCTTAAACCCTTTAACTGTAAAAGGTTCGCTTACAGTCGAAGGAGAAATTACAGCTACTAAACTACACGTAGACGAAATCAGTGCAGACGTTCGAAACGAAAGAACAGGACCACTAGAGTTCAAAGCAGAAAATGGTTCTATTGCAAACAAAGGACTTGTTTGGACTGGCCAAGGTAATACTAGACAATTAACAATGCAGGGCAATCCTGATAGATTATTTTCCAGCGAAACGCTCGACATTGCTAGAGACAAAGAATATTGTATAGCAGGTCAGACTGTATTAAGTAGTGATAGCCTAGGCGTCGGCATTAGAAACAGCTCACTAAGAACTGTAGGCACTTTGACTAAACTAGATGTTGCAGGATCCTTTACAATAGACAACTTTGTACACTATGATCCAAATTCCATGCGTCTTGGATTAGGCACAATGGAACCAAATGGTGCCCTAAGTGTTAAAAGTTTAGAGCATGAATTTGTTATAGACTACACAGATGATTTACGCTTTAAATTAGGAACATGGACAACAAGCGGTTTTGATATTGTCACAGATGATTCTCGTAGAATCAGTTTCGAACCAACAGGCGGTATAAGAGTTCATGAAAGAACAACTTTTGCAGACCGAATTGGCGTAAGAGTAAAAAACTTTGGAGACGATGTTGATATCACAACAGCAGGTCCTGTACGTTTTCAAAATAAGAAGCAAGAAGTAGGTTCAAGCGAACCGCAAACTGGATCATATCGTAAAGGGGATATAATTTGGAATGACAATCCGCAACCAACTGGATGGGTTGGTTGGATATGTATAACTGATGGTACTCCGGGTGCTTGGAAACCATTCGGTCAAATCTCTAGATAAATGAATAAAGAAAATAAAAAAATATATGAGAGAGCAATCTTTCAGTCAAAGATCTGGAAGTATTTTGCTTGGTCTGTGCCTTTGATATGGCTTGCAGCAGAATTTTTACTTTATGCATTAGGTATGGATCAACTTGCAAATAAACTTATAATAATAGGTGGCTTATTTTTCTTTGTTATTAGCGTCATATGGTGGTGGTGGGCAGTAGATACCATTCGATTGTTTGCTGAAGCTATGCAAAGAACTTCTAATAACTTTCAAGAAATTAAAAGAGAATTACGCAAGGTAAGAGACGACCTCAATAAATAGCTGTATGTTAGTTATTGGTAATGGCGAAAGCCGTAAATCTGTCGACATCAACAAAATTAAAGACCTTAAGATAGGATGCAACGCTATACTAAGAGATTTTATAGTTGACTATTTGGTATGTGTTGATAGGAGAATGGTACAAGAAGCTGTTGATTGCAATACTAATGCGACCAGTCTTGTGTATACTAGAGAAGAATGGCATAAAAATTTTAAATGTCATAAACGTATACGTATTGTACCCGATCTTCCATATGCTGGTAGTGAACGTTGGGACGAACCTTTCAATTGGGGGAGTGGTCCATATGCTGTTCTTCTAGCTGCAAAACTAGAAAAAGAACATAATGTAAAATTGTTAGGTTTTGATTTGTATAGTAAAACAAACACTGTAAATAACATATATAAAAGCACCCCTAACTATGACGACTCGCATAAAAGAGCTGTTGATCCAAGGTACTGGATACATCAGATAGGCAAAGTGTTTGAATGCTTTCCAAAAGTACAATTTACAATTTATCAAGAAGACACCTGGCAGCTTCCTAAAGCCTGGAAATACAACAATGTTATACTTGACAAGATAAGTAATATCGTGTAGTATATACACAGTGGACTAATGCTCAACCCACTTTAAATACTCTGCGCATCAAACTTACTCGAACACAGGAGGCAAGAGATGGGTTTACAAATTAAAGCAACAAAAGTATACAAGAACTTACCGTGCGGTCATGCACAACATTTTGATACAAACGATGACGGCACACCAGGACACTGTGCGCAGGTACATGGTTATGATCGTAGTGTAGAATTTACGTTTGCAGGTGATGTCGACGAACATGGATGGATTGTTCCGTTTGGCAAATTGAAGGCAGTAAAAGATTTCTTAGAATACTATTTCGATCACGTGACTGTACTGCCAGCTGATGATCCACGCATTGGAGACATTCCGGATGTAATGGTTAATGATGGTGGACTGTTAGGTACACTTCGTGTATTGCCAAGTGGTGTTAGTATGGAAATGAGTAGTGTGTTTATTTGGGAACACGTTAACGCATACATTCATGCTATCACAGACGGTCGTTGTTATGTAGAGCGTGTGCGTGTATACGAACACGAACGCAACGATGCAATGTGCGAAGTTAATCGTCCTACAGCACAAGCAAGTGCTGTTGAATACTTACAAAAGTTTGGATCAACACTTCCGCAAAAGCCTCGTTGGGTATGGGAATCACCTAAGGATTTGATGAAACGCATAAATGGCTAAGATTGATAAGAGTCAGTACTCTAAAGAAGAGTGGCGAGTAATTAAAGAACAGCGAAAGCTTTATAAAGCACAGCAAAAGTTAGAAAAAACTTTGCCTTCTTCGCAAGTAGTGAGCACAACTAAGGAAGAAAAACGATATGTCATGTGCCTTAAGCATGGTTCGAAGTATTCTGCAGACTATGTAAATAAATTATATAATGGCGTAAAGCGCCATTGTAGTTTGGATTTTGAAATGGTTTGTTTGACCGATGATTCAAAAGACATACACCCAGATGTAAAAATAATCTTACTTCCAGCTGGTCTAACTGGCTGGTGGTGTAAACCTTATATGTTTAGCACAGACTTACCTATCAAAGGAACTATTTTATATCTAGATTTAGATGTAGTCATTGCATCAAATATTGATAAACTATTCACTTATCATCCTGATCAATGGTGTACTGTTAGAGACTTTACTAGAGCTATGCGGCCTAAATGGCACAAGTATAACAGCAGTGTGGTAAGATTTGAAGTAGGACAGTTAAAACATGTATGGGAAGATTATATCAAAGACCCTAAATTAATACAGCGCAAATTTTTTGGTGATCAGGATTACTTATACGACGCGACCTTCAAACAAAAAGCACCCGTGCTTTATCCGGACAGCTGGATACAAAGCTGGAAATGGGAAGTAAGAAAAGATCGTCAATTTGCTCCCGGCGGGACCAAAGGCAGTCGTAAACTTAAAACTGTTGAAAATGTGACTCCTAGAGTCGAATGTTGTGTTTGTGTGTTCCATGGTGACCCTAATCCTCACAATTGTGAAGATCCTTGGGTGATTGACAATTGGCGCTAAGGGCAGTATAATAAACTATGGATTTAAAATTTACAACAGCAGGCGACTTTATGAAGGCACAAACTACACGTATAGGCTTCGCATGTAAGTACATGCACCCAGATCAATCGCTACCAAGGAAACAATTAGAGGAAATTCAACGACCGCTAAATACTCGCAGTACCACAGTGCAATGGCTCAATCGTCAAACACGTGAAGATGCAGAGCAACGCTTGTGGGAACTGATGGAGCATAACATTGCTTCTTACAAAAGGTTGATTGAATATGTTGGTAGCTTACCACAAAATTTGCGAATGGTTAGATTGGGTAGCGATGTGTTGCCTGTGTACACTCAGCATGATTGGCGGTACTACTGGAGACTACCAGACGTTAGAGCATATTGTGAAAGACATTTTGCCGAGGTGGGCGAGACTGCTCGTAGGCTTGATGTTCGTTTGTCTATGCATCCTGGCCAGTTTACAGTTCTTGCAAGTGACAATGACGAGATTGTAGAGAGGAGCATAGAAGAATTTGAATATCACACCGATGTCGTGCGCTGGATGGGATACGGACAAACATTTCAAGACTTTAAATGCAATGTCCATATATCGGGTCGAAGAGGTCCACAAGGCATCAAGGACGCACTTAAACAACTCTCGCCTGAGGCGCGAAATATCATCACAATCGAAAACGACGAAAACAAGTGGGGACTCGAACACAGCCTTGAGCTCGTCGACGACTGCGCTTTGGTACTCGATATCCACCACCACTTGTGTCGTGAGAATGAATACATTTACCCCACCGACGATAGATATTCTCGCGTAATTGATTCGTGGCGTGGTGTGCGGCCTGTGATTCATTACTCCTATAGTAGAGAGGAGTGGGTAGGACATATTGATAAAGATACCTTACCTGACTTCCCTACATTGTTAGAACAAGGATACAAGAAAGCAAAACTACGTGCGCATAGTGATTATTATCCTAACAATGCTGCCAATGACTGGGCATTAGAGTTTTTAGAGTACGCAGACATTATGGCGGAGAGCAAGGCTAAGAACTTAGCAAGTATCGAGCTATATAAATACTACAAAGGAAAAGACAATGAGCTACTTAAATCAAATGTACGGCAGAAAGCCGCAGGCCCAGACCAAATCATCATCTGATAAAAATCCTAATCGTGTAGCAGGCGGATTACGTGCGCAAGGTGTAGACACATTTGAGATGCTAGGTGAAGATGGTAGTGTTCAAAAGATTCCTACAATTGAATATGTACGTTCATTGGAAGAGCAGTCAAAAAAACAGCGAGCCGCTATCACTGTATTAGAGCGAAAGCTGACTCGCTTAGATGCTGCATTAAATCAATTGCAGAATAGTATTAACCATTCTTAATTGCTTCGAGCAGTGCAGCTTTATTCATGCTTGCATTAGCTTTAATACCTTTTGCTTTAGCATGAGCAAGTAATTCATTCTTCTTCATAGAATCCAAATCAACTTTTGCTGCCTTTTTAGTCGCAGGTTTTTTAGTTTGCTCTACCTTTACAACTTTACTAATATGCGACTTTGCTTCTTCTTTTGGCGCTTGTGCAATGACAGGAGTGTCAGGCACGTCTGAACCAAATAGCTTCTTTAACCATGTAAACATATTTTTTCTCCTTAAGGAAACTTATTTAAATAAATACAATTAGCAGGAGATTTAAAAATGGCAAGAATAGGATATACAGGAAGATTAAATTTGGATAAAATTACAGGCATACGCCACGATAAAGGACAAAGAATGACTTATGTTCCTGTAAAAAGTTCAACTCAATTTCCTTCTAAAACTAAATCTATGAAAACAAGTCCTAACACAAAAAACGGAGCCAAGTATCAATGAAAAAGTTTATTATTGACAGATTAAGCGAGCGTACTACACTTGACGGTGCTGTACTGATCGGTGCAGGAGTTGCGTTTCTAATCTTTAAACCGATTGCAAGCCTAGTGGCATACGGCGCAATTGCATATGGTGCTTGGACATTGTTCAAGAAAGAAAAATGAATACTATTGCCCTAGTTTTCTTTACCTTTTGGATCAATAATCCTACAGCAAGAACAGGGCCCGAAATCAGCGAAAAACTATACGCTACACACGAAGAATGTGCAGAGTTTGTAAATGCATTAGCAGACGATGGCACAAATACAACCGTAGTAGATGAAAATTTTGAATTTGAATTTGCTAGCGCAGACGGACTAGTATTCTTCGGAGGCTGTTATACTGCTGAAGAATACGAAAAGAAGTTTCTACAACAATCATAATTTACCAATAGGGAGATCTGAACTAGCACTCATATTCCAAATTTGTTTACGTTCAACTCCTTTCTTTTGCGCGAACTTCTTTGCATCACAATTTCCGCACACATGAAAATAATTATTGCTCAGGCGTTTAGGATCCATACTTCCTCGCGAACGTTCAAATGCTGCATTGCAGTTGTCGCATCGTAAAACAACCATAGTTAAGTCACGGTAGTAAGTATGCGTCGTACCATACTTACTGACACGTTCGTATCGCTTCTTAATAATATATTCCTTTATGTACATAACTATATTTACATTAAGATTATAAAATCATCCGATAAATAACATTAGAAAGGAACAAAATATGAGTCTAATTACTATAACTCCTTCAGCAAACCATCAGATTAGCAAACTGTGTCAAGAGCATGATTGCTATGCAATCACTCTTAATATCAAAGGAGGAGGCTGTGCAGGCTTCGAATATGAATGGGGTACAGCACAAGTAGACGAACTAGAAGCAAACGATTTTTTAATCGAGTGTGATACAGGTTCGTTTGTAGTAGGGGCACATAGTTTAATGTTTCTAGCAGGATCAACTATAGATTATACCAAATCTATTATAGGATCAAATTTTGAGATCAAAAATCCTAATGCGCAGAGCAGTTGCGGCTGCGGTGTTAGTGTAAATTTTGATATAGATAAACTGGCAACACCAGTATAACCGGAGTATAAAATGGCAAGACAAGATATTGATATCGGCGTTGAAGGTAATGACGGAACAGGCGATAGTATTCGCGAATCGTTTCGAAAGGTAAACGAAAACTTTACAGAAATTTATGCTGTATTTGGCGTAGAAGGAAGTTTAAGTTTTCTTTCTTTAGGAGATACCCCTAGTGCATTTGAAGCTAATAAAATATTAACTACAAACGGCACAGGTAATGCTGTAATATTTTCTAGTATTACTTCGAGCGACGGTACAATAGGTGTAGATCTTGTCACAACTCCGGGTGAAATAGATCTGAGTGTCACAGGAATTGAAATAGTGCAGGATAATACTGCTCCAACACTAGGTAATCATTTGAGCGCGGCAAATTTTGCAATCGGGGGTGTTAATATTTCGGAAGCAGCAGCAGCAGCTTTGTCGGCACAGGAAGGACGCTCCACGACATATACAGTTGATGATCTTGTTATTACTAAAGGCTACGCAGACAGACGTTATGTGACAAGCGGCCTTCCAATCCGTGTAGCAGCAGAACCAGACGGTGTGAGCCAGTACACTCTTACTATTGACAGTTATAATGGTAGTGGTCATTTAGTGTTTGAAAGCGGTCATGGATTTGATAGCGGCGTAAACGGCACTGCATATGTTTTCGACGCTGAAGATACAGATCCAACAGGCCTAACTTCGGGTACAACCTACTATATAAGATACGAATCAGATACTGAACTTTCACTTTTTAGTGACCAAACCAAAGCCCAAGCAGAAAGTGATAGTGTAGCCGATCCATTTAAAATTATTGTAAGCGGCTCTATTGCTGCTGATGATACCCATACAATTGCAGATGCAGGATACGATGCAACACTGACAGGTAATTTCCTTAGGGATGTTGCTATGCCTAGAGAGAGTGTCACTAGACGTCAAGGCGATACAATGGAGGGCGCACTATTTTTATCTGACCATCCAGGAGAGTTAGCAGGAGCAGGAACACCAAATGGATCAGAAGACCTACAAGCAGCTACCAAATATTATGTAGATAACACAGCTTATAGTTCACCAGAAGTGCTGTTTGTTAGCACAGCAGGCGACGACACCATGAGTGGAGTTCCTGCAGGCAAAGAGGGTTCAGCAGCAACCTATGCTTACAGAACGATTAATGCAGCGGCACAGCGAGCTAGTGAACTTATAAACACAGCACCTGAAGAGCCAGGACCTTATTTTCAAACACTAAGCTTTGGTGCAACTTCTACAACTGAAGGTACAGCATCTACAGTCGTAAGTGCAGCAGTCGAAACTCCGGTTAACACTGACACTAGGAGTATTATCCAAAATAATAGAGAATATATTATAAAAGAAATTACTGGCTTCCTTGCTTACACTTATCCATCGTTTTCCTATAATGTAGATACTTGCGAAAGAGATCTTGGTTTAGTTCTAGATGCGGTAAGCTTTGATGCTACTCGCGGGAATACTGCAAACTATCTATCTAGAACAGCAGCAGAAAGATATTATTCTAGTGTTAGTGGAAGAATTGCTATCACTAGTCAGTTAGCAAGAACAGATGCGGCTTTTGCAAAGGCACTAGAAATAGCTCAAGCAGTTCTACAAAATTCGGTTTTAAATCCTAAGACTGTGACAGCTATAACTAAAAAGTCAGGAGATACTCCAGCAAGTGTGACAACCAGTACTGCACACGGATTGTCAAACAGCAATCAAGTTATCTTCAAAGATGTGTCAGGTATGACCGAAATTGAAGATGTAATTGTGTTTGTAAAAGTTATAGATTCTGGAACTTTGGAATTATTTACAGATTCAACGTTAGAAACCCCATACGATAATAGCGCATTTACAACATTTGTAAATGATGGGAATGCAAAAATTGGACTTAGATATCAAGACAAGCTCAGCCAAGATACTAGTATATCTGGAATTGCTCCTTCTGCTAACGGTTATGTAGCAGTCACACAAAACTTTGCATTGATTAGAAATATTATCAATAACGGCATTGATGCAGGTGCAGATATAGCATTTGGTAATAGATATGAACTTGACATAACAAATAGCACAGGTGGAATTTTAGATCAAACAGATCCTGATAACGTAGATGCCTTGCCTGGCAAGGTTATAGTAGGCAAGAGGTCAGGAGCAATAGGTAGAATTATCACATATGAACAAGATACTAGTTCTACTACCTTTTATCTTCAACCGCTAGAAGCCAAAGACTTTGAAGCAGGTGAAGAGCTTGAAATGGGCAACTTTGTAAAGTCAAAGCAAGTTGTTATACGAGTAGAATCAGGTATATACGAAGAAGATTATCCAATAAAACTTACTAAGAACGTTTCACTAAAAGGCGACGAGTTTAGACGTGTAATTATACGTCCAAAAAGAAGAGTATCACAATCTTCCTTTGCAAATACTTATTTTTACAGAGATAAAGAATTTGACGGTATAACACTTTTAACTACAGGTACTCCTTTTATTAACCAAGTAGGAGAGGTACAAGGATTCTTTGGGTATCATTATTTGTTGGACAATACTAAACCGCTAAATGTAGGTGCCGCAGTCACTAGTATAGGCGGGTATAATAGCGCAGCAAATATATTAGAATTAAACAGATCCTTTATTCAAACAGAAGTGGGCGAATATGTAGATGCAACTTATCCGTTATTATTCTCTTCAGAATCAAGAACAAAATGTGAAAGAGATGTAGGTTTAATTGTTGACGCAATTATCAACGACTTAGAAAGGGGTGGCGTAGAAGGAGTTTTAGAAGCACAAGGGGAGTATTATACGGGCGCACTTACACCGGGTACAGAAGCAGAAACCGAAGATGCAATCAACTATATTTCAACTCTTGCTAGTGACTTGTTAACAGGAACAGCGCCTTCGACTATAAGAGGCACTGTTGCTGTGGATTTAGACGGCGGCGTAGCAGAACCTACATGGGCAGCAGGAACTAATTATGCACAAGGAGATTTTGTTAAAAAAACTGTAGGACTAGATACATTTTTCTATAAAGCTGTGTCTGCACACACGTCAATTGCAGCAGACGAAGACTTAGATCCATTAAGTGCAACCTATCAAAAATTGACTGACACAACCAAATGGCAAGAAGTTGCAGGTTCAGTGGCTCTTGTAGGAGAGCTTGTAGATAAAGTTAATTTTGCCTTTGATGCAGACTACAATCCTCCAAAGCGTAATGATGCAGACGGCGTAGACGTATTCATGATGGACGATGCTACTATTGTGCGTAATGTTACTGTACAAGGTCATGGAGGATTTATGTGTGTGTTGGATCCTACAGGACAGATTCTAACAAAATCACCATATATACAAACAGCATCTAGCTTTTCAAGATCAAGAAACGCACAGGCATTTAGTGGCGGCATGTTTGTCGATGCATTTGCTGGTAATATACCTATGCGTATAAAAGCAAATAGTGGAAATTACACAGACAGCGCAAGCACAGTAGCTCTTAACGCATTCACATTATATGTAGAGTCACAAGATGTAGGTGGCGAACCGCAAGGGCTTAAACTGAGGCTTCCAGAACTACCTGCACCTTTTTACTTTGAAGGGCAACGTTATCAAGTAAATGCCATTTCAAACTATGATAGCGGAACAGGTCGTGCTGTAATTTATCTAGACCCGGGATCTAACAACGGTAATGGCTGGAATTATACAGGCTCGGATGATATAGGCGATCCTGGACACGATGCAAACGATGTTATTCAGGATATTTTCCTGCAGACAGCAGGTAATAGATCAATTTTAGGCAACGACTTTACACAGATTAATGACTTAGGTTATGGCCTTGTAACGACAAACGGTGCATTCTCAGAAATGGTTAGTATGTTTACATACTACTGCCATGCTGCTTATTATGCTGCAAACGGATCTGAAATACGCTCACTAAACGGCTCAAACGGTTATGGTAATTTTGGATTGGTTGCAGAAGGCGCTGACCCAAATGAAATTCCAGACGAAGTGCTAACCTTAAGAAATATGGTGCAGCCGATAAAAGCTTTCACTTATAGCGGATTTACTAATGCATCTGAAGATACAAGCATAACCGTATATGATTTTAAAGAACCGCCGATGACTAATAGTTTTATACTAATTGATCATGGGGGTGCAACAGGGCCGCTAAATTATAGAATCAGTAGAATTGAAAATTTAGCAGATCCAAACAATGACGGAACAATTGGTGCAGCCGGAGCTGTGGTTGCTACAGGTATCGAAGCTGTTGACAACACCAGTATAACTGGCTCTGTTCCTTCAGGTAGTGCTACTTATACTGGAGTAGCACAAAAGTCAACCAGTGGGTCCGGCATAGGAGCAGAATTTAGTGTAACTATATCCGCCGGATCAGCTAGTTTTGCAATCACTAATGTAGGAAGTGGGTATACAAATTCTGATACAATTACAATAAGCGGCGCTGATATAGGCGGCGTCGACGGTGCAGGAGATTTAACTATTGATGTGCAAACAGTGTATCAAAACACTCCAGGTACCTATATTGCAGCATCTACACAAGGCAATATTACCGCTGCTACACAGGCATCTCCTATAGAAATTACAAGCGCAGGTCATAATTTATCCAATGGTGATAGAATTACTATAACTGGTGTATCAGGAATGGTAGAGCTAAATGACAACTTTTATTATGTAGGAGATGTCACAACAAATACTTTTACTCTATATAGTAATCAAAGCCAAACCTCAGCAGTAGACGGAACTGTATTTACAGCCTATACGTCGGGCGGAACATGGACTAAGGCAGGTGAAATAGGTAATCATGTTTATAGATTAACTATTCAAGAAGCAGGATCTAATATTGACTTCTTTGCAGATTTACAAGCAAGTGTGACTCATGATACATTTATAGAATACAGACAAGGTGAAAATTTCATTTTTACAAGTGTTGCAAACCCCGAAAGTATTACAGAACGTCCTAGCACTGCTGTAAATTTTGACGAAAGCGATTTAACCACATATAGAAGCACAGGATTCACACAGACAGACGACCAAGGACTTGAATTAGGATCCGACGAAGTTAAGGCAACATTTGACAGCGGTTTCGATTTTGAGATAATCACTGTGGATTTTGGCAATGTTAGTACAACAGATCCAGATGATGGTGCGAAAACACTTGGAGGCACAATTGCAGATACAAAAATAGCTGTAGAACCTTTAGATAATGTGCTAACAGAATTACGTCTTGTTGCTGATGCAACTGATGCAACAAATCAAAATATATTATATCCGGGTGATGTAGGATATAGTGGGGGTAAGATTTTTGCTTACCAAGGAAAAACATTCCAAATAATAGACTATGATGCTGTTGATCAAGGCAATATAACAAGCATTACACAAGCCGATCCTGCTGTGGTAGTTAGTGCAAGTCATAACCTATCAAACGGGGACAGCATAGAAATACGTGATGTAGGAGGAATGACAGACCTTAACACCAACACGTTTTTTGTAGGAAATGTTGCTACAAATACCTTTGAACTTTATACTGATAGCGGTCTGACTAGCGGATTGGACAGTAGTGCGTATGATGCATATACTAGCGGCGGTAGATGGATAAAATCTGATAGCGTCTGGTATATTGAAATACAGGATTATCAAACCGATGGTGCTGATTGGGATATCACAGGAACCAGTGCAAATAATGGTATCAAAACTTCATTCACGTCTGGTAGAGAACTATTTCCGGCACTGCCTGCAGGTAGTACGGCAGAAATTACAATTGCGATCTCTTTGCTTAGAGCAACAGGACATGATTTTACTCAAATAGGAACAGGCGGTTTTAACACAAGTAATTATCCTAACGTATTATTAGGTTCGCCACTTGGCGGTTCAGCTGCTAAGGCAGGTTCGTACAGCAATGCGGATGATGCAACAAAAGCCCAAGTTTGGGAACGTAGAAAAGGTAGAGTATTTTTTATTAGCTCGGACGAAGATGGATTCTTCAGAGTAGGTAAGTATTTCGTTGTAGACCAAAGCACAGGTAGTGTGACATTCGCTGGTGAAGTTGGTATTTCTAGAGCTGCTAGCCTAGGATTCAGAGATGGTGTAACAATTAATGAATTTTCAAATGACGAATTGTTTACAGATTTATCAGATACAGCAGTGCCAACTGAAAAGGCAATTGCAAATTATGTTAGTAGAAGACTAGGTCATAACGGAAGTATTCAGTTGACAGGTAGTGCAAGATTTGCTCCTGGATTCATGGCACTAGACGGTTCCACAAAGATGGAAGGCAACATGAATATGAATTCTAGACAGATTAAAAATCTTCTAGATCCAACTGACGACAACGATGCTACTACAAAAGACTATGTTGTTCAAGCAACGCAGGCTTATGATGAATTAGATGACATACGTAATGTTGTAATACACGACAGAACAGGAAGCGGAGATGAACAAAAACAAGTATTTGTTCCTACAGGCTATAAAAGATTAACTGTTGAACCTACAGTTGGATCAATAATAGCCGGTGATACTCTTGAAGACGGGTCGTCAACTGCTACTGTCATTGCAGTAGAAACAAGATTTGATTATTCCTTAAACCAAAATGTTCAGATAATCACTTATGACTTACAATCAGGTGCAGGATTCAGCACATCACTTACACCTGTGTATGTCACATCACCTGGTACAAAAGCTGCGGCTGTTCTCGAAAATCCTCAAGACGAGTTTGCTAATGCAAAAGAAGATAGTGCAAGCGATATTAACATTAACGTAAATAGGTCATCGAGTGACACAACAATAAATTTACAAATTGAATCACAGGCTATTGTGAACGCTGATGTTAATAACTCTGCTGCTATTGCGCAAAGCAAACTCAATATGAATGCCGCAACTACAAGAGCAAATGCTACAGGTATTGCACAAGCTGATCTAGGTCTTGCCAGTTTTGATAGCGGAGATTTCACTGTCACAAACGGGTGGGTGACACTAGCAGCTAATGGAGTTGATCTTGCAGATCTTCCTGCTGTTGATCAATATCAATTATTTGGGAGAACTACATCAGGCAACGGTAGTCCTGAAATTGATACCTATGCTAATGTAATTGACAAAGGTGCAGGCCTTGCAGATGGTGATTTTGCTGCGGAAAGAGCTTATTGGTCTAATCCTCCAACTAATACTATTCCTAACGATCCGGGATTAGCATTAATACAATATGGCACAGCAGGTGCAGGCGATTATGCATATACTGATATAGCATACGATAATGCAGGCAATAGTCTTGTAAAAAGAGACATCACAGGTGCAATACACGCAGATAGTTTAATCATAGGAGGTGACCCTTCTTACACTGTTTTATCAGAAGCAAGTGCTATTTTGACAATGACTACGCCGGAGCAAGGCACGATTTTTACATCGTCTGGTGCAAGCAAGCCAACTATTAATACAGGCGGCGTTGTTAGAATTGGTGATATACCTGCATATAGTGAAAGCAACTTCCATCAAGCAAGTACCTTTGGTACAGTAGGTGGTGCTGGTAGTACAGTAGAAACTTCTGCTTTAGCAGCACGTTGGATTTATAGTTCATTTATTGAAGCACCGGGTGAAAAAGATGCAAATAGCACAGGTATTGGTATAGGTGCAGGAACAGGTTTTAGTGCAGGCGGCGCAGATATTGTGACTTTTGTTGCGGGCGGCAGTGTTATGGCAAGAGTAACTTCTAGTGCTGTAAATACAGATACTTTAGCTGCACTTACAACAAATGCTAATTTAAATTTAGGCGCAAACGGAACAGGACAAGTATTTGTTTCAGGAACAGGGGCACTAAAACTATCAGTCGGTACAACAGCTCAACGTCCTGGAACAGCCGCTGGTACTACAGCATCCCAAGGCATGGTTCGTTATAATACTACAGATAGTACGTTTGAAGGATACGATGGTTCAAATTGGGGATCATTGGGTGGTGTAAAAGATGTAGATCAAGACACTTACATTAGTGCTGAAGATGCACCGGGTGATGATAACGATCAACTGAGATTCTATACGGCAGGAGTAGAACGTTTAACTATTGCTGCTGCTGGTGGCGTAACAGTTGCCGGTACAGACACACTTACAGTTAGAACTATAAGTACAGGTCTTGCTGCAACCTCAGGTACTATAACTGGTAATTGGAGTCTTTCAACCGGTTCACGTTTTGAAGCAACATACGCTGACTTGGCAGAATATTATGAAGCTGATGCTGAATATAATTTTGGTACAGTAGTCGTGTTTGGTGGGGAAAAGGAAATTACACAAAGTATAGACCATCGTTCAACGAGAGTTGCAGGTGTTGTATCTGAAAACCCTGCATATACAATGAACCAAGCATGCCCTGGCATAGCTACACCTATCGCACTGCAAGGGCGTGTGCCATGTAAAGTTATTGGCAAAGTTTGTAAGGGTGATATGTTGGTTGCCAGTGCAATACCTGGTTATGCTATAGTAGACAATGATCCAAGAGTTGGCACAGTGATTGGTAAAGCTGTTGGCGAAAAACTAGACACAGAAAAAGGTATAGTTGAAGTAGTTGTGGGCAGAGTTTAAGGCTCACAACTTACAAAAGCCGATAAATATATAAAACAGGATTACAAGATGGCAAACAGATTTCCACTAATAGTAGATACTTCGGATAGTAATAAGATAAAGGAAATTCCTTCGGGAGATAGTTTACAGCTATCTGGAAATAGTATAATAGGTGTAGTAGATATTACAGGGAGTGGAACACTTACCATTGGTAGTATCAGTGCAACAACTATTACAAAAGGAGGAACGCCTCTAGCAACTATAGCCACCAGCGGAAGTTATGACGATCTTTCGGATAAACCTACTAATATTAGCTTGTTTACAAATGATGCGAATTATGTTGTGACAGGTAGTAATGTTAGTAATTTAAATAATGATTCGGGTTATTTAACAACAGTAGCATTTGCAGATCTAACTAGTAAGCCTACAACACTAAGTGGATATGGTATAACAGATGCTGCGACTAGTGCTCAGGGCACAACAGCAGACAGTGCTCTACAACCTGGTAGTAATATCAGCACTTTAAACAATGATTCAGGATATATTACACTAGCTCAAGTCCAAAATGGAGATTTAACTGTTGATGTAAACAATAGTGGAGATTTAATAGGTAGTGTGTTTGGACAAGACTCGACTATTCTTGTAGACGCAATTCTTAGCAGTGTAAACGTATCAGGCACTATTAGAGGACATGTACTGCCAAGAGCAGGTGCAGGTGAACTATACGATATCGGTAGTGCAGAAGACCAATTTAAAGACATACACATAAGTGGTCAAGTCTACGGAAATGTTAACGGAAACGTAGACGGTGATGTCACTGGTAGTGTATTTGCTGATAATAGTACACTATTAGTAGATGGCGTAAATGGTGAGATACCAGGTTATGTAAAAATTGCAGATCTAAAAACAGCACTTCAAGACGGTGCTGGTGATTATGCAGCATTTAAGGCATGGGTATTAGCAAACTTATAAACGGAGATGTAAATGGCAGTACAAACAATTAACATAGGACAAATTGCAAATGATGGAACAGGCGACGATCTCCGTGTAGCTTTTGCAAAAGTAAACAGTAATTTTACAGACATTGATAGCAGAGTCACAGTAGCCACTGATGCAGAGAATTTAGGATCTGGGGAAGGCGTTTTTTATGTAAAAGACGGTAATACTTTAGAATTTAAAAGTCTTGTTGCAGGAGACAACGTTACATTAACTTCAACAGCAAATGATATTACCGTAAGTGTGCCGGATAGCCTAAGAAATATTCAGTTTAATGCTGACACAGGAAACCTAGCCTTCACAGGAAGTGATGCAATTAATCTGCTAGGTGGACAAAATATTGATACAACATTTTCTGGAAACACGTTAACTATAGCTATTAATGGTACAGATCTAGTATCGCAAGACCCTAGTCCAGTTCTTAGTGGTGTATTGAACGCCGCTGCGAACGATATTAATAATGTCAATATACTAACTGTAAATACTATTACAGCAAACACAGAAATAACAGCCCCAAATTATGTAGGTAATGTACATGATATTGATTTAAGATTCTATGAAGCAGCATTAGGTAGAACACTGTTCGGAGTAGATTATGGCGGATTTATAAACGAAGCTACAAGTGGTATAGATTTAGTTATAGCAACAGCATCAGTAGACTACGGTACATTTTCTGCACCTGCAGGTCTTGCATCAGACTACGGTACATTTACAAATCCAACAATCTAAAATTTACGATAAATACGTTATAATAGGGAAAAACGTATGTCAGGACTATGGTCAAGATCATCAGGTGAAATAATTGCAACACTTCAAGAGAGAAGAACAACCAGTGTTGCTTTACCACTTACAGAAAACTCAGCTACAACAACACTGATTAGTGGGTCTTTGCCTGATGGCATGCGGTTAGATTCTAATCAAATTGTAGGAACACCATTTGAAGTTCCTAGAGAGACTACTTTTACTTTTGTGTTAAGAGCATCATATCAAGGCGCTATTAGTGATAGAACTTTCAAAATAGTAATACAAGGAGAAGATGCGCCTCAGTGGGTGACGGCAGAAGATCTTTTACCTGTTGGCATAAATGGACAATACTTTATCTTAGACAGTGCTCCAATAGAATTCCAATTAGAGGCAACTGATCAAGATACTAGTACAGGTCAATCCTTAGAATATTTTATAGGTAATAGAGACGGACAACTTCCGCCAGGTATTCAGCTTACTACTGATGGAAGATTGATAGGTATAGTAGATCCTATTCTAGCAATAGAGAAAGCAGCATCGAGCGGTTATTATGACGATGGCCCGTTTGACTATTTGTCTAAAATTGGATATGACTGGAGTGTGAGATCTAACAATGGCTATGATAGTTATTTTTACGATACAACAACTTATGACTTTAGCACACCTACTCGTTCTCCTAAGAAATTAAATAGATATTATCAATTTACAGTAAATGTCTCAGATGGTGATACTATAGCAAGAAGAACATTTAGAATTTATGTAGTAGGTGATGATTTCTTCCGTGCTGATACAACTATAATGCAAGTAGGCACAGGAACTTTTACAGCAGATATCACACATGTAAGAACTCCTATTTGGATTACACCTAGAGACTTCGGCTTCCGCAGAGCCAATAATTACGTGACCTTAAAATTAGACGTAATTGATCCTAATACATTAACTGGAGTCGTTGTTTACAATTTAGCAAGTAAAAACGACGACGGGAGCGATAGTTTATTGCCGCCTGGGTTGACACTTGACAGCACTACAGGTGAAGTAGCAGGATATACTCCGTACCAACCTGCAATTACAAAAGAATACAAATTCACAATAAATGCAAGAAGAATCGATTCAGGTTCTGATACAATACAGTTTCAACAGTTTGCGTATGAGGATACTACCCAGGGCACAAATACAATTAAAATAAACAAATTAGGTGAATTTTCATCATATGCTTTAAATCAAGAATTTCGCGTAGGGACTACAGCCTATAAAGTAATAAGTATAAACACAGTCAATAGCTTATATGACGTACTCACTTTAGATAAAGTCCTAACTGAGAACGTCGGTATAGGTGATACTATTGATTTAGGCACTGTAGATGTAGCTGCACAAGAAATTGCCGAAAAATCTAAAACGTTTACAATCAGCCTGATCGGTGAAATAGATAGTACAATACAATGGCTAACTCCAGAGAATCTAGGAAGCATTAGTGCAAACTATATCAGTACTTTAAGCGTTAGTGCGCAAACCACAGTGCCTAATGCAAGATTAATATACTCACTTGAAAGCGGAACACTTCCTCCAGGATTAAGTCTAAGCTTAGATGGAGAAATTATAGGTAAAATTAGACCTTTTGGAACTGAATTGAATCCAGGACTAACTGTTTTTGACGGAAAAGATCTAATTCTAGATGGTAATACAACTACGGTTGACAGGAAGTATAGTTTTACAATAAAAGCACAAGATCAATTTGGATATAGTGCGATACAAAGACATTTCAATATAACAGTGTCAGACCCTGGTAATAAACAATACAGCAATATATATGTACAGCCATTTATGAAAAGTGAAAAACGTCAAAACTTGATCGACCTAATCAACAATGGCGAAGTTTTTAATCCTGATTATATATATAGACCCAATGATCCAAACTTCGGCTTACAAAGAAAATTAAAAATGTTGTTATATTCGGGAATTGAAACAAAGAGTATACAAGAATATGTGGCAGCAGCAGCAAAAAACCATTCTAGACGTCAATTAAAATTAGGCGAAGTAAAAACGGCTGTTGCTAAAACGCCTGGAACGAATGATATTGTATATGAAGTAATTTATATTGAAGTAATTGATCCATATGAAAGTGCCGTCGGCGATGTACAAAAACAAATTAAAATAAAAAATAAATCACCCCAGATTGTTAACTCTGTCAAATATACAAGTGTAAACGAACTGTACGATGCCTTACCAAATATAACAAAAATTACTACCCGAAACGGTGACATAGCAGATGTAGATTTTGGACCTGGCATTGACTTGTTTACAAGAGACTTTAAGGTGACCTACCCTGTATCTACTAAATTACTGATTACCCTTAGAGACGGGTCAGAAATTGAAGTTCCATTTACTTTAGGAACTCCTATAAGTAAAAAATATAGACCAGATCCGGCAAATACTATTACGGTTGATACAAATGCAATAACAGTCGACGGAGCAGGTGATCATGTGAGATACATATCCAATATTAGTCACATGAGAGATGCTATACGAGACCTAGGAAGTACAGAACGAAATTTTCTTCCTCTATGGATGCGTACAGCACAAGTAGACAGTGTCAACGAATTAGGATTTGTAAATGCTATTCCTTTGGTATATTGTAAACCAGGAACTAGTGCTATTGTGAAAAACGCATTAGATTTTGTAGATCCAGATTTTACACAGTTTAACTTTGATATGGACAGGTATATTATCGACAGCACAACTGGAAATTCAGAAGAACAGTATGTGCTGTTCGCAAATTATAAATTTAACATTTAACTACGATAAATAATGTTGCAGGAGAAATAATAAATGGCCATTACAATAAGCACAACTACTATTAACGATATTGATGCAACATATCCTGTTGCAGGTGTAGATAATGATTCGCAGGGGTTTCGTGACAACTTTACATCAATCAAAAACAGCCTAAGTGCAGCAGCAGCCGATCTAGCAAGCTTAGATACCAATACAGCTAAGAAAAATGCTGACAATGATTTTAATGGGAATAAAATCCAGGAAGCTGATTTCATTGCAACTACAGAAACTGTTTATGAAACAGGTAATATTACCACTAGTCAAAATATTAGTTTTGCAAATGGTCATTATCAAAAAGTAGAAGTAGGCGGCAATCTAACACTTACACTAACGGATTGGCCAGAGTCAGGAAAACTTGCGAAATTACGTTTAGAAATTGTTACTGATGGTACGGCCACTTATACTATTTCGTGGGCCGCAGGCGGAGGCGGATCATTCAAAAGTCATACTGACTGGCCCGGATCGTTTACTGTGGTTAGTGACTCTAATCCTGTTATTGTAGATTTTTGGACTTCAGATGCAGGATTAACAGTTTTGCGTCAATCGTATGGATCATTTAGTTAATGTTTAACCCGCTAGTAGATAATTTTAATGACCTAAGTGATTCAGAGATTGAAAATAAAGTTTCCGAATTATCTAGGAAATATTTTATTTCTCGCAATCCCCAAGTGCAACAGCAGATTTCTGTAATTTTAGATATGTATAAACAAGAATTACAATTACGCACAGCAAAAGCCAAACTAAAAGATCAAGAACAAACCGGTGAAAACGGACTTGACAATTTAATCAATATCAATTAAACTAAGTGCATGCTTATGAAAACAGATGAACTAGGTATTCCACGATTCTCTAATCGCGATCTTGTCGATATGATCTATAGTGGCCATGCGGACAAAGTGCATGTGGTATTGTGTGATGCCGACGATGATGTAGACAAGTTCAATGCCGCTATGGAAGAACAGGGTCTAGACAAACTACAAAAGTATATTCCCCTAGATGTAGATCAAAAGACTTTTGACGGTGTATGTCAAGGTGAATGGTTTATGCCCGATGAATACAAGAATATGGATGTGCGTGATTACGTTATTAAAAAATGTCCAGGCGAATATTTTGAAAGATGCTTTGAAGAATTAAATGAGTTTGAAAAGCGTGGCATGGGAAATCTTTTACGCTATATGATCTATCTTGTAGACTACATGCGTGAGAATGATATTGTATGGGGTGTAGGACGTGGATCAAGTGTAGCAAGTTATGTACTGTATTTGATAGGTGTACATCGTATCAATTCAATCCAGTATGGCCTGGATTGGCAAGAGTTCTTGAGATAAGTAAGTATATATTAGGAGGTATACAAAATGCCAATGAAACAAACAGGCCGCAAGGTCTACAAAAGTATGCAAGGTAAACAAATTGACATGGACTTGCTGCGTCAGCGTAATGAATTAACCCCTGCTGTAGGTAATGCTAAGGTAAATGCTCGAGGCGACGAACTAGGTTCTGGTGGTCAAATTGTCCGAAAGAAAGAAGAAGTGCTAAAAGATTATTATGCATCAAGCCAAGGTGTAGTAGACGAACATGCGGTTAAAAAAGGTGCAACTACTACTGAACCAACTGCTGCTGAATTAGCAGAGTGGGAAGAAGACGATGACGGAAACTTTATAAAAAAAGGTGAATAATGGCTATTAATTTAAATACAATTAAAGGTGAACTACGAGCAATCGGAAATAGAGTTCTAGTAGTTGATATGTACTTTGGAGAGCAAAAAACTGCTAGCGGATTAATCATAAAAGACGATGACGGAACAACTAGGGGAATATATCCGCGTTGGGGTAAAGTATACTCAAAAGGTCCTGACAATTTAGATGAATATAACATTGGAGATTGGATCCTTATAGAACATGGCAGATGGACACGGAGTATGAAAATTGAAACTTCTCAAGGCGAAAAGGATATACGTATGGTTGAGGCAGAAAGTATACTTGCGTTCTCCGATGAAAAGCCTGCAGGCGTCCAAATTGGAGCCGAGTATAATGACGGTGAACATGCAACTGTAGACCCGAGCGCATTTGTTTAAGAGGAAAAAATGAATCCATTTAAAGATATTGACACGTTTCAGACAGCGTGTGACCAAGAACCTAGTGACGCAAACTACAAAATGTACTTGTCGCTTATTGACGAAGAAGTGGCAGAACTTGTTGATGCTGTAGCAGCAAATGACAAGGTAGAACAACTCGATGCACTAGTGGACATCTTAGTTGTTACTATGGGTGCTATTAGAGCAGCAGGCTGGGATAGTGAAGCTGCTTGGCGAGAAGTAATGGACACAAACTTTGCAAAGATTGATCCAGAAACAGGCAAGGTACGCAAGCGTGAAGACGGTAAAGTGCTCAAGCCAGAAGGTTGGAAGGCTCCAGAACTAGCACAGTTTGTAAAATAATACTTGACTCCTAACAGTTTATACGCTATAATATAGTATAAATTGTTAGGAGTTTTCTTTTGGCTACACATGGAATGATTGACTTAGAAACACTAGGTGTAGAGCCTGACAGTGTTGTTATGACGCTAGGTGCTATTAAGTTTGACCCGTTTACAGATGCAGAACCGCATAGTCCTCTATATCTACGAGGCGACGTTGAGGAACAAACTACTGACTATAATCGTAGTATTGATGATAATACACTTGCTTGGTGGAGCAAACAGCCTCAAGAAATTCAAGATGAAGCATTTAGCGAAGACTTAGAAAGAGTAAGTGTCCAAGAAATGCTACGTCAATTAAACAAATGGTGTGTTGGACTAGATTACATTTGGTGTCAAGGTCCTACATTTGACTTTGTAATATTGCAACATTTATACAAAGAAGCAGAAAAACCTGCTCCATGGAATTACTGGCAGATTAGAGATAGTAGAACATTGTTTGCTATGATGCCTCAAGATCCGCGTAAAGCAATACAAGAAAGTCTTCACAATGCATTAGCAGACTGTTATTATCAGGCTAAATGTGTACAACAATCATATAAACATTTTGGAGTAAAGGCAAGATGATAGATCGACAATCAAAAGATGGCGGGTTAACCAAAGAACAATTACAAGAATACTTGGACAAAGGCGGCACTATTACTAAATGTCCTCCCGGAGAGCGTACAGAGAATCTTGAATTTAAACGTAGTTTTTATGGTAGTAAGAAAAAGAAGGCAGACGAATGAAAGAATTATGGGTAGAAAAGTATCGTCCTAAAACAGTAGGCGGTTATGTGTTTCGTGATGAAGCACAACGAGCACAGGTAAACACATGGATCAAAGACAAAACTATTCCGCATTTGCTGTTTAGTGGTAATGCAGGTATTGGTAAGACTACACTTGCTAAACTGTTGTTTAATGAGTTGGACATCAACGACTTAGACATCTTAGAAATTAACGCATCGCGAACAAACAGTGTGGATGATGTACGCGATAAGATTGTAAACTTTGTACAAATGATTCCGTTTGGCGACTTTAAGGTGGTATTATTAGATGAGGCAGATTACTTATCTCCAAACGCACAGGCAGCACTACGTGGAGTTATGGAGGAGTATCATACTACTGCACGTTTTATCCTTACTTGCAATTATCCTAACCGTATTATTCCGGCTTTGCATAGTAGGTGCCAAGGTTTCCATATTGCCAAGATCGATCAAACAGAATTTACTGCTAGGGTCGCTGAGATCCTCATCACTGAAGGTATCACTCCGGATTTGGATACTCTCGACACTTATGTCAAAGCAACATATCCAGACTTAAGAAAGTGCATCAACACAGTACAGATGAACTGTCAGGATGGAGTTTTGCTTGCACCACACGAAGGTGACACAGGAGAGCAAGACTGGAAGATTGAAATGGTAGAACTGTTTAAAGCAGGCAAGATTCAAGATGCACGTAAACTGTTGTGTGGTGCAGTGCGTCCAGAAGAGATGGAAGAAATCTATCGCTGGCTGTATGACAATATTACGTTGTTCGGAAATGAAGAACAACAAGATACCGCAGTACTAACTATTAAACAAGGGCTAGTAGATCATACGCTAGTAGCAGACCCTGAAATAAATTTAGCGGCGACACTTATTCGCCTGGCGAGGATTTAAATGATTTTAAAAAAGTTATTAGAATTTGTACCTGTGTTTAAACGTGATATGAGCAAACACAGACAGTATACTATCATGTATGAGGATCTTTGCCAATGACATATCTAGTCACAGATAATTGTGTAAAATGTAAGCATACAGACTGTGTCTCAGTTTGTCCTGTAGACTGTTTCTACGAAGTAGACGATATGCTAGTGATTAATCCTCTTGAATGTATTGATTGCGGAGTATGCGAGCCGGAATGTCCTGTAGATGCAATTGTTCCTGATAATGCACTAGAAGGTGCAGAACACGATAAATGGTATGCTATTAACGAAGTTCTTAGCGGTCAGGGAGAAAATATCACAGAAGTAAAAGATTCTCCTCCAGATGCAGAGAAATTTAACGGTATTCCTAACAAGTACGAACAATATATCGAAAAGAGTATACCCATAATGGAGATAGAATGATAAAAGCAATCTTAGCGTGTGACGAAAAAGGCGGAGTAGGAAACAAAGGCACACTGCCATGGCCACACGTCAAGCGAGACTTCCAATGGTTTAAAGACAATACTTTAGGACACGTGGTAGTAATGGGCAGTGCAACATATCTTGACCCGGATATGCCCAAGCCTATGCCTAAGCGCAAGAACGTTGTTGTGACCAGCAAGCCTGAAAACTGTCCACTAGCAGATGATTTTATCAACGGTGATGTAGTTGAAGGTATACGCAGTGTCGAACAAAAGTATAGCAGCTTGATTACTTGGATCATCGGCGGCCCTAAGATTATTGAACAAACTTTAGATATTATCGACGAGTTTTACATCAGTCGTATTCCCGGAGAGTTTGAATGCGATGCATATTTGCCATTAGAAGCTATCGAGGAAAAATTCTTTTTGACACATGAGGAAGAACATCCTGAAGTCACATTTCAAATTTGGAAGAAGTAATGAAACAATATTTAGATGCATTAAAATACGTTCTAAAAAACGGAGAACAAGTTAATGACCGTACAGGTGTAGGGACACTTACAGTATTCGGCTATCAAATGCGTTTTGATCTGCAAAAAGGATTTCCTGCTGTGACCACAAAACGTCTTGCCTGGAAGAGTGTAGTAAGCGAACTTTTATGGTTTTTAGAAGGAGGCACAGATGAGCGCAGGCTTGCCGAAATCCTTTACGGAGATACTAGGGAAAATCTAAATGGAAAAAATACTATTTGGACAGCTAATGCAGATGCACAAGGTAAAGAACTAGGTTATACTAATACGGATACTATTAAAGCTTTAGGACCTGTATACGGCAAACAATGGCGCAACTTTGGCGGTGTTGACCAGATTGCTAAGATTATAGATGAAATCAATACTAATGCTGACAGTAGACGTATAATTTTAAATGCATGGAATGTTCCAGAGATTCCTGAAATGGCACTTCCGCCTTGTCATACAATGGCACAGTTTAGAATAATCAATGGCAAAATAAGTTGTCAACTATATCAGCGTAGTGCTGATATGTTTTTAGGCGTTCCGTTTAATATTGCAAGCTATAGTTTGCTTACCCACATGATTGCACAAATTTGTGGACTAGAAGTAGGCGAGTTTATATGGACTGGCGGGGACTGTCATATTTATAATAACCACATCGAACAAGTAGAACAGCAAATCAAACGTAGACCTAAAAAAATGCCTAAACTTGAAATGCCTGCGTTTGGAAGTTTGGATCGTATTTTAGAAACAAACGTAAATGACTACAAACTTTTAAACTATAATCCAATGGATAGTATTAAGGCGCCAATGGCTGTATGATGGGTGCTAACGCCGTGGGCGATCCTCAAGAACGAGCGGAAGAAAAACGTGCTTGGTGGTGGAAGCGCACAGCCTCTGGTAAACTTGTATGGCCTGGCAAGAAGTATGTGCTTATAAAAACATTTTACGATTCAATGGGACGTCCGCCTATCAAAGGATTGTCGTGGGACCGTATTCTTACACCTAACGAATATCTTGTATATCAGTTAAGCTACGATTCAAAAAAAAAAGACTTATACGCCCATAGGGCAAGAATTTACAGGCAGATGACCTGGGCCAGCAAATATGGAAGATTGTTTCAAGAATGAAAAAACCCGACAATGTAGTTGCTAATCCTATGTCAATGAATTATCCTACTAATGTAGGTGCGCCGGCGTTTACTGTGCCCGATGTTATAGGCCGAAAAAAAGAGAGGGGTGTCAATGCTACACATCAACTTGAAACAAAATTCGAACAACTAAAGGAGGAGTATTTTAGACTATGCAGGCTTGCTGAAGACACCGAAATGGTATACAGTGCTCGTTGTAACTTTAATCCTGTAGTAGGAAATGTGTACTACCTTTATGAAGGTAATGATGGATTATTTTTAAGTATGATCGAACCTGAAAAATGGGAGAAGAAATTGTTCGGCAGTTTTAAATTAACTGCCGAACATACATGGGAAAGAGTTTATTCGTCTCCGTAAACTTTTAGTACCTCTTTCACTGCCTCGTGTCTTTCAATATCTCCTTGTTCAAAGTGGACTATGTCCAAATGGGCTGAATTGCTTGATTCTAACAGTTTAGTGAAGTCAATTAAACCATTATCCTTGAGCCTATCTGCTTGAGCTAGGTCGCCTGTAACGGCCATCATTGAGCCTTCTCCTAATCTTGTTAAAAGCATTTTCATTTGGTTTGGGGTTGCATTTTGCATCTCATCTGCTAGAATAAAACTATTTTTAAAAGTTCGTCCTCTCATATATGCCAGAGGCGCTATTTCTATAATTCCTTCTTCGATCATGCCTTCGATTTCTTTTGCATTAAAGTACTCTCTTAATACATCAAAAATTGGCCTGGTCCATGGTGCCATTTTCTGCTCTAGTGTGCCTGGTAAAAATCCTAGATCTTCGTCTACACTAACTGCTGGCCTTGTCACAATAATTTTGTCGATTGTGCCTTCTTTGAATAGTTTTACTGCAACTTGTACTGCTAGCAGTGTTTTACCTGTGCCTGCAGGACCAATACCAAAGACAATATCTTTCTTTGGGTCTAACAGTTTTAGTACATATTGCTCTTGATTCCTATTTCTTGGAAGTATCTGGACTGATTGTTTTTTAGTGAAAGTGTTGATATTTACAACGTTTGAGAAGTTATCCTGTCTCTGACGAGACTTTCTTTTTGCACCCATTAAGTCCTCCTTATGGATTAGGTTCAAATAGGACACTGTGCCGGATGGGCATTTGCCCTACAAAGTATTTAGCTAAGAGGTCCTGCAGAAAAACTTATTGTTAATGATTAACATGCGATAAATAAGTATGTAAGAATATAGGATATCCAAATGCAAGATTCAGCTGACATTGTACAAAACATTGAAAGAATTTATGACTCTAACACAGCATTTCAAGTGCTGAAGGATTTTGAAAGAGTTATAGACGAGCTAGATGTCTATGTTTATGAAAATTGGCAAGACGGTGAATTAGCTGCTGGTCCGAAAATAACGAGACATTTTGTGACATGCACATTTATGTGGGACAGAAATAAAATGCCTGATCCTATGGGCGGCAAAAGACTACTCGATTATGATTGCAAAGTTGGATATAAAAAAGATTACGTAATTAAACCTAGAAAAATTCGTGAACCTGATGACATTCGTCCTGGTTCAAAAAAAGGTAAGTTAGATCGACATCCTATTTGGTTGGTGCAGATAAAAATGCCGAAAAAATTAATTGCAGACGTTTATGGTGGGACTTCTAAAATTGAAGAACTAAGTTTAGAACCTGCTACTGATACTCCGCAAGCAGGAGAAGTAGCTCCACAACCTGCAGATATGGCAGCAGCACCTGCACCGGGAGAGGCACCAGCGGGCGGTGGAGAACTACCATTAGACGGAGCAATATAATATGGGACTTAGAGCAGGCGACTTAAAAGATCTAGTATATCACATCTTTGAAATTGATAGTTTTGCAAGCAAAATGGGTGATGATAAAAATATCATTACTATTAGCTTTAGTGTCAAAGATAAAGCACCCGCTGATGATCTTGTAAAGTTCTTAGAATCAGGATACAGTTTTGTTCTAGACGCAGATGCAACTACAGGAGAACAAAAAGACGGTACTTATAAAGTATTTGTAGAACTGCAAAGAGAACGTGGCGCAACTGAAAACATAATGGAAATCGTAGATGGTGTATCTAAGCTAGCAGATTTAGATGATATTAAATTCCGCTATTATAAGAATTGGCGCAGCCAATCGGCAACACAGATAGCACTTGACGAAGAGGTTCCATTAGACCCTGATAACTATGGTGTTAAAGTAAATGAATCAAATCTAGAAAACTATAAAAACTTCTTTAATAGAAGCTATCTAGAAAGTGTAGATATGTCAGATGACATTCTAACAATCAATAAAAAGTATGCAGATCCACTAAATTTCCGTTTTGTAGATTTTGGAGATACAGTCGAAACAATAGAATCACTCGCTGAAAGTATTAATGTAAATGAATTTGCCGAGATAATTTTTCTATCTAAATATATAGGTGATTATAACATAACCAAATACGGCCAAAAATTAACATTCGAAAACGCCGGAAAAACATTGGTAGTTGAAAGGCTGTAAATAAATATGGGTACAACATTCTGTGAAAATTGTGGTAGAGAATCACATTGTGGTACTGACGCTAAGATGAAAGTGCAAGCCGACGAACTTGGCATAAATGAAGTTGTAGTCTGCAAGTCTTGCAGATGTAAAAAATGTACAAACCTAAAGGATACAAAAGATGAGCTTTGAATTTGATTTTACAAAAGAACATCTAGCTGAAATTATTTCAGCAGATGCAGACGATTGGTATGATGCACTGTGTGACATTTTACCTAAATATGGTATTACTACAGAACGTAGAGTAGCACACTTTCTAAGCCAGTGCGCTCACGAATCAGGCGGATTTAAGCGCCTAGAAGAAAACTTGAACTATTCAGCAAAAGCACTTCGTGCAGTGTTTGGACGCTATTTTGGTGAAGCTCCGAAGCGTGATGCAGACGAGTATCACCGCAACCCAGAGATGATTGCAAACTATGTATACATGGACGAGTTCCGTAAGTACAAAATGGGCAACGTTGAAGAAGGTGATGGCTGGAGATTCCGCGGGCGTGGCTTAAAGCAATTGACTGGACGTGAAAACTACACACGCTTTGGCGCAAGTGTAGACATGACCGCAGAGGAAGCCGCAGAATATGTAGCAACTCCTGCAGGTGCAGTTGAATCAGCTTGCTGGTACTGGGAAAGCAGAAACCTAAACGACATTGCTGACGGTGATGATGTTGTGCGTATGACTAAAAAGATCAATGGCGGCACTATTGGACTAGAAGATCGTCAGAGACGCTATGCACATGCAATGGAAGTGCTAGGCATGAGTGTAGAAGACTTAGGCGAGGACGACAACAGTGCAGAAGATATCATTGATGACATCGGTGTACTACGCAAAGGTTCACGTGGCGAAGGTGTTAAGATCATGCAAGAAGCACTAGGCATTAGTGCAGACGGTGCATTTGGTCCTGGCACAGAACGTGCGTTAAAAGAATGGCAGGCAGCAAACGGTCTCACAGCAGACGGTATTGCAGGTCCGGCTACATTTGCGAAACTATTGGACGACTAAAATGGGAATGAAACTAGCAGGTGCAATGGCAATGATGATGCTAGTTTTATGCGGTGCGTTCTATTGGTATTATAACGATACACAAGAACGCATTGCTATCCTTAATCAAAACAATGCAAAGTTAGAAACAGCAGTAGCTATAAGTGAAGAGGCTGTTTCGACTTTGCAGGCTGATTTCGCAAAGGCAAACCAAGAGCTAAATCGTGTTAATCAAGAGTTTGCTGCTATACGTGCGCAAAACAACGTACTAGCAGATAAACTTGCAAAACACGACTTGGCTGTGCTAGGCGCAGGGAAACCTGGATTAGTAGAAAGACTAGTAAACAGAGGCACAGTTAACGCAGGCAGATGTTTTGAAATACTAGCAGGCGCAGAACTAACAGACAAAGAAAAGGAGGCAACAAGCGGTGACCAATTTAATAAAGAATGTCCTTGGCTTTGGACTGATCCTAGCAATCCTTAGCGGTTGTACCAGCATGCCTCAGAAGATTGAGGTTAGTGCTAAACCTGTAGACAAACCCGAACTTGTACTTCCAAATGCAGATGGCATTCGCATGAAGGATGTAGAATGGGTACTACTCACTCCTGAAAACTTCGAAGAAAAGGTAGCTGAAATTGAAGCTACAGGACGTCCAGTTGTGTTCTTTGCGCTAACAGACGAAGGCTACGAAAATATCTCATTAAACTTCTCTAGCATTAGAGCATACATTCAACAACAGCAAGCAATTATTGCTGCATACGAAAACTACTACAAGAACGCGAACGAAGCACTTGATGCTGCCAATGCCGGCATCGAAGACGCTCAAAAAGAGATCGAAGAACAAACAGAGACCAAAGACCAATCTTTTTTCAAGATATTCTAAACTTCCTCCTTCTCTGTCCATGTTCAGTGCTATTAGCATTGTAAGATAAATACACATAGTTAACAAGAGGGGTTAGTATGTGGGAAATGATACAACAGATGGCAGGCGACCGTCTGTGGATTTATACTAGTATTGCTGGTTCACTATTTGGTGCAGCATTTTTGTTCTGGTTCAAAGATACAAGAATGGCAATATGGGGCGTACAAAAGTTTGACAGTACACTAGAATATCTTGCAATGCGTTGGGGATGGACTTGGCTTCAAAACGATCCAACCGCATGGCGTATAAAGTATCCTAAAATAACTTCAAAGATTGATGAGCTAGAAGCTCGCATTGCTAAACTAGAGGGGAAAGACTAATGGCAGACGAAAAGAAAACAATTGACGCATCAGCTGTAGAGGGTATTGACACAAATGGTGACGGACATATTTCAAAAGAAGAAATGGAAATGCATCTAGAGTTCAAAAGAAAGGCTCTAGAAGATCAAGATGCACAGCGTGATGCAATGCGCAACATGACTTGGTTTGCACTATTTGGTATGCTACTATATCCATTTACTATTGTTGCAACATCTCTATTAGGAGCAGACAATGCTGCACAGATTATTGGTGATATTGCGCCTACATATTTTGTTGCTATCTCTGCGTTGGTTGCAGCATTCTTTGGCGCTGATGCAATTAAAGGTAAGAGCAAGCCTAAAGAATAATCAGTACTAACTTTACACAATGGTCCATGCGGTAAATAACTGTATGGACTATTATTCTATCCTAGGCGTAGGTAAAACCGCCTCTCAAGATGATATTAAAAAAGCTTACCGCAAGCTTGCGATGAAGCATCATCCCGATCGTGGCGGATCTGCAGAAAAATTGCAGCAAGTGAACGAAGCTTATGATGTCTTGAAAGATCCTACAAAACGTAAGCAATACGACAGTCCTAGTCATCAAGGAAATTTTAACACATCTAATATGCATAATATGCATAATTTTGAAGACGTATTTTCTCAAGTTTTTGGTTTTGGAGGACCGAGACATAATAGTATACGAAAAAATAAAGATATACAAATTCAATACAACTTAGATTTTATAGATATCTTTACAGGTAGAGGTGTAAGTATTGCTTATAAACTGCCTAGCGGTAAGCAACAATTTTTAGATGTTAAGATTCCTCCAGGAGTGAAAGACGGCGATGTGATAAATTTCGCAGGATACGGAGATGACACATTTTCAAATATACCAAAAGGCAACTTAAATTTAAAAATTCGGATACCTCCAAACTCAATATGGAAACGCACAGAAGACAATCTTACAACTACAAAAAAAATATCAGTCTTCGACTTACTATTAGGGACAGAGATAGTAATAGAATCGCCAGCAGGAAATTTGCTAAATTTAAATGTGCCCAAAGGAACAAAACCAGGAACTACCTTTAGTATCGCAGGTCACGGTGTTCCTAATGTAAATACAGGTAGGAAGGGAAATTTATACATAAAAATAGATGCAAATATTCCAAAAATCGAAGACAAAGACTTACTTGACAAAATAGAGGAAATAAAAAATGCAATTAGTTAAAGCACCCGATGAATGGCTTGATAAATCTGTTAAGCCTTTTAATTTTGATACTTTAGATGCTGTGGATATATCTGGAAAGATGTGTGAGATTATGATGGCACAAAACGGTATTGGGTTGAGTGCAAATCAAGTAGGTTTAGATGCACAAATCTTTGTGATGCGTCCGATCGAACACCCTGAAATTAAAAAGCCATTTGCTATCATTAATCCTGTGATTTTAGAAGTAGATGAAGAGACTGTTAACGGACCAGAAGGGTGTCTAAGTTATCCAGGATTAGTATTACATGTCAAGAGACCTAGTAAAATAATTGCACAATTTCTTGACTTAGACGCAAAAGAATGTATAATAGAATTTAGTGGAATAGATGCTAGATGCTTTTTGCATGAGTATGACCATCTTAACGGTGTCACTTTCACTGATAGAGTATCGAAATTAAAATTAGCAATGGCTAACAAAAAGCTAGAAAAACAAAAGAGGTTAATAAATGGTTGAACCGAGCAAAGAGCTACAATTAGTATTTGACAAAGCAGTTAAAGATGCACAAAAATTAAAACACGAATATGTTACATTAGAACATCTTTTGTTTAGCATGATGTGCAGTGAAAACTTTTTTAATATTTTAAAAGGTTATGGTGCGGACGTTGATTTTATCAAAGCTAATTTAGAACATTATTTGAAAAATAATTTAGACGATATAAAAATAGACACAACCAAATTTAAACCTAAAAAAACACAAACTGTAGAAAGAGTTTTAAATAGAGCATTTACTCAAGTATTGTTTGCCGGTAGAAATAATATAGAACTATGCGATGTTGCAATGAGTATGTTATCAGAAAAGAAAAGTCACTCTTACTACTTCTTACAAAAGGGTGGTGTCACCAAAGAACAATTTGCAGATTACTTAGATAATGAAGTAGAAGAGATTATTGAAGATGAAGAGATCAGCGGCGCTGCACAACGTGCTTTACGTTCATTCACAACTAACTTAAATGATGAAGTAAAACGTAATAGAATAGATCCTGTAATTGGAAGATCGGAAGAGCTTGATAGTATTGCGCTTGCACTAGGGCGCCGTAGTAAAAATAATGTACTACTAGTAGGCGAGCCAGGTGTTGGTAAAACAGCTATTGCTGAAGGTATGGCTTTTAACATCGTACAAGGAAATGTTCCTGAATTTTTAAACGAATATCAAGTTTACAATCTAGATATTGGTGCTATGTTAGCTGGTAGTAAATATCGCGGAGATTTTGAAGAACGGTTTAAACTTGTGCTTGCAGGACTTCGTAAAAAAGGTAAAACCATTATGTTCGTAGATGAAGCACACATGATGAACGGTGCCGGCGCTGGTGGACAAAATAGTTCAAACGATCTAGCAAATATGTTAAAGCCTGCTCTTACAAAAGGCGACTTAAAAGTTGTTGCTAGTACTACCTGGGAAGAATATCGCAAATACTTTGAAAAGGATCGTGCGCTGATGCGTCGCTTCCAGCGTGTGACCGTAGACGAGCCGAGCCCAGAAGTAGCTAACGATATTTTGCAAGGTATTAAAAAGTATTATGAAGACTACCATAATACAACAATTACTGACGATGCTATAGAAGCGGCTGTTAAGTTAAGTGTAAAATATCAATCTGATAAAAAACTTCCTGACAAAGCAATTGATCTAATTGACCAGGCGTGTTCAAGATTTAATCTAAAAGACCCTGTTGATGAAAAAATTGTTAGCGAAAAAGAAATTGAATTTGAACTTGCAAAGACTATAAATTTACCTGAGGAGCAAGTTGCAGAACGTGAAACAGAAAATCTTGTAAATCTTGAAAAGAATTTGAAAGGTGTTGTTTACGGTCAGGACACAGCTATCGAAAGTATTGTAGATAAAATTCTTGTAGCACAAGCTGGTTTGAAACCGGATGATAAACCAATTGGCAGTTTTGTGTTTATGGGTCCGACTGGTACAGGTAAAACGGAGACAGCTAAAGCTCTTGCTAATAACTTAGGTGTAAAACTTGTACGTTTTGATATGAGCGAATATCAAGAAAAGCATGCTGTTGCTAAACTAATCGGATCTCCTCCGGGCTATGTAGGGTATGAAGAAAACAACGGATTGCTTATAACTAAACTACAAGAAAATCCTAACTGTGTATTATTGCTGGACGAAATCGAGAAAGCACACCCTGATGTTTCACAAATTTTACTACAAGTTATGGACAATGGTAAAATTACTGGATCTAATGGCAAGGAAGCAGATGCCCGTAATTGTGTTCTTATCCTAACAACTAATTTAGGCGCACAGGAAGCAGAAAAGAATACTATTGGCTTTACAGACGAAACTGATAAAGAATACGAAGATACTGAACTGAAAAAATTCTTTGCACCTGAATTCCGTAATCGATTAGACGGAACAATAACCTTTGCTAAACTTGGCAAGGAAGTTATGATTAAGATTGTGGGCAAGTTCCTAGTTGAACTTAAAGAAATGGTAGTTGGAAAAGGTGTTAGTATTACTGTATCAGACGAAGCACTTGATTATCTAGTCGATAAGGGTTTTAACAAGAAAATGGGTGCAAGACCACTACAACGTGTTATCGACAACGAAATTAAGCGTCCTCTTTCTAGACAACTTTTGTTTGGCAATCTTAAGCACGGTGGCAGTGTAAAAATAGATGTTGCTGATGGCGAACTACGCCTCGAAAGTGTTGGAGAGGAAGTTGTTGCGAACTCTTGAAACCAAAAAGCTATTCTATAATGAATATCCATATAAGCTAGGGTTATATAATTCTCTAGCTTATATTTTCCGTGAAAAAAAGTTTAGATTTGCTCGAGAAGAACTGTCTAGACTCGAAGTCATGGTGGAAATGAATAAACCTCTAGTGTTAGGAACGTATCGTAAGAAGGAATATGATTTAGCTACTTTTACTGAGTGTAAATGGTTATACAAAGAATTAATTAAAAGGAATGACTATAAGATCCGCGTAGAATATCCTATGCTACAATTATATAGTCAAGACAAAGATTGGCTTCTGTATATAGCATCTCAAGTCAACGCACCAACGGAGTTTTATGAACCTCCTGTAATACTAGCAAAAAATACCATACTTGTAGAAAAACCTAGTGATTATCAATATAGAATAACACTAAACTCTAAGCCTGATCCTAGTTTAGCTAAATGGATACAAAATAATCCAAAACTTTCAAAAGCAGGCCCTGTGTTTCTTAACGAAGTGGCAAATAGTGGATATTCTAAAGGTTTATACTTTTATGTAAGAGATGAAAAAATCCTTAACATTGTAGGACTTATGCTCGGCAGTCTTGGTCGTGTAGACAAAATTGTCTGTAAGCAAGATCTTGATAAATAATAGTATGCCAAATAACAGTGAAATAATCTTAAGTCAAAATACACACCCAAGTGATAGCTCAGTTGCTACAATCACAGGTGACAAATATAAAGGAGACGGATACTACGGTCGTAGTGACGGTCTCCATACTATTCAATACGATATCTCAGGATTCATTGGCACTGTGAATATACAAGGTACTCTAGCTATTGATCCGGTCGAAGCTGACTGGTTTGCTGTTTACACGCAAGCTCACCCTGTAAGTGCAGATGAAGGCACTACTTCGAGTGTTATTGCAAATTTTACAGGAAATTATGTTTGGGTACGGGCATATATAGAGTACACTGACGGCGTAATTAACTTTATCAAACTAAATCACTAAGGTAAAATCATGGAATATTTTGTAAGAGTAGTAATGGAAAAACAAGAGTCAACTAAATTGGACGAAAGTATTTTTCCTGTTTTTGAATCATATGATACAGAACAAGATACCACAGTCATTCAAATACCTCTTGCAAGAGCTCTTACATTAGATGAATCTGACGAATATGCACAAAAGCTTGCTAATTATATGTTTGAACAAGGTTATGAAGATTTTGATATATATGTAGGCGAAGAAGATGAAGACATAGAGGAAGTCACGTTTGATGATGACGATGACTTTTACGAAGAATTCGGAGTAATGTGGTTTAACGAGGACAATGACTTAGACGAAGCAGAGTATCAAGGTCGCAAAGTCAAATTGGGCAAGCCTATGGCGGGCGATGTTAAAAAGTTCAAAGTATATGTAAAAAATCCAAAAGGTAATGTAGTTAAAGTAAACTTTGGCCAAAAGGGTGCTAAGATAAAAAAATCTAATCCAGAAAGACGTAGAAGCTTTAGAGCAAGACACAATTGTGACAATCCGGGACCTCGTCATAAAGCTCGCTATTGGAGTTGCAGAAAATGGTAAAGATTTATGAAGTCACAGAAAATAGCTTACCTTTTGATCTTGTAGACGATGCTAGCTACTACATGCGCAACGACCCTAATTTCTATCGCAAACAGTATTTTCCGTGTATGGCTAAATTAGCTGATAATCATAGCGAGGGTAAAAAAGTTGATCGTACTATGATAATGGATATGATTGAACAGGGTATCAATGGTTATGTTAAAAAGTATAACCTAGGTCGTTCTGCTGAAGATGTTTTTAAACAGCCAGACCGCGATGCGCTAATTGATAAACTATTCTCCGAAGAAATGGAACAAATCAAGCGAGGTGACTACAAGTGAGACTACGTCAACTATTTGAAGCAGCACCTGCACAAAAAGTAATAGCAGTTATGCCTGGTGGATTTCATCCTTTTCATCCCGGGCACAAAAGTCTGTATGACTGGGCTGTAGAAACATTTGGTAAAGATAATGTATATGTTGCAGCAACTAATGATACAAAATCAAGGCCTTTTCCATTCGATGTAAAGATAAAACTTGCACAAATGGCTGGTGTTCCTGCTAACAGATTTATACAGGTCAAGTCACCTTTTAATGCGTTATCCTATAACGATATTATAAGTGACGCATCACAGACAGCACTTGTATTTGTGCGTAGCGAAAAAGATAAAACAAGTCATCCTTTACCTGATCAAGTGCGTAAAAGTGATGGCAACATGGGATACTTAATTTCTTATAATGACGGTGAATTAGAAACAGCAGATACCCACGGTTATCTAGCATACGGTCCTACAATTGACTTTAATTTTAGCGGCATGAGCATTAAAAGTGCTAGTGAGCTACGAGCAGCATGGCCAGAAATGTCAGACGAAGACAAATTACAGGCCGCCGAACTAATGTATCCAGGGAATGCACAAACAGCTACGCAACTGCTTAACAAAGCATTAGGCGATCCAGAAGCACCTGTAAGCGAAAATGTAGCAGAAAATAGTAATAATATATTTGCTAGAATAAAACAGAAGATGATTGACAATGGTATAGATCCAAAAAGAGCAGAAGAATTAATAATGGCAGACTATGCTAAAAAATCTCAGGAAATGTCAAGATCGGAGTTAAGACAATACTACGAAAAGTTAGGGTTAATACCGGACGAAAAGACAAGAATGTCACAGCGTAGTTGGTTAGGAAGCGGTCCAGGCTACTCCGATGATTCATTGAATGATTTGTTTAAAAAAGAAGATGTATCACCTAAAGACGAAGATAAATTTCACAACGAATTAGATGATTTAGTACACAAATATTTTGGTGATTCTCCAGATGAGGAGAAGATGCTAAAGAAATATAAAAAGACTGATGAAGAAGCACCTCCAGGAAGAGAAGATCAAGTAAAAGCTCTTAAAAAAGAATTTCCGGATGACGAAGGTGCGCCATATGCTATAGCTTGGGCACAACATAATAAGAAGAAAAAGAAAACCAACGAAAGCGATGTTGTGATCGACCCTGTACAACTACGTCAATATCTACGTATGCTAATTGACGATGCTATTGATAAAGAACAAGATATTGCCAAACTTTCTAAAGTTCTTAAAATACTTGTTGGCAAAGAAATTAAGAGCCGCGGCAAGCGTTATCAAATTACAAGCGAAGATGTTATAACCGCGTTTGAAGCAAGTTGTAAAAATCGTAAAAAGAAAATGCGTGAATCTTCTAATCCTAATTTAGAAAGAGCAATTGCACTAGCTATGGGGGCACAAAATTTATTACAAGGTAGCCTCACTGGCGGAGATGAAATGGATACAACTGTAATTTTATCACCTTCAGCAAAGAAAAAAGCAAATCAAATGATAACACAAGCACAAAAATTGAGCGGATTATCAGTAGAAAAATTAATTGATTTAGGCCAAAGACAATTAGATAAAGACACAGCAGACGTGAGTGCAGAATTTAACGAAGAAAGATCTGAAGAATTACCAGACGGGAGCACAAAAGACTATGCCGCAGACGGAAGCTATACACACAGTGGAGCATGGGGTAAAAAGTTTTATGATGCTAATGGAAAACTAATCAAAACGCAAACTCCCGTTGTTAATGGCCTGTCTACAATAAAGTATGCAGATGGTAAAGCTCGTTATATTTTTAGCGGTGGTGGATTAGAAGCAAGAGGACCATTAGAAGGAAACAAACCGAGTGAGGCTGATTATTTGTCATATGCGTTCGGCGGTGCTAGATTTATTTTCGATGCAAGAAAAGGTCAACCTGTAATTAAAGGTAGTATAACAATAGGCAGACTTAAAGTAGCACTTACCGGTAAAGTCTTAGATCGTCCAGCATTTCACAAAAATCCTAGAACAATGATGACACAGATACTAGGCGGAGATCCTCTTGCTATTCTCAAGGATCCTATGGCCGTAAAGCCCTTGCTAGACAAAGGTACAGCAAAAATTTACTTAGACGGTAAAGAAGTAGGTGCGGAGCAACTAGCTCAAGCAGTTGAACAGGGGCTATAATGGATCTAGATGAGCTTCGCAAACTTGCTGGAATAAATGAATTCAAAGGCTACACAGAATATGTGTTAGACGAAAATCCTAGCGAGACAGCGGCAGCTATCAAGAAAAAAGAACGTGAAATGAATATACGCCCAGGTGATCCAGAATGGTTTCAGTTATGGTTTAGTAAACCTTATATGACAGGGCAGGTACAATTTAGGGGTCGTAAAAAGAAATGAAGGTTTACGAGTTATACGAAGGCGTAGGCAGAATTGTAAAAGGTGTAAACACAACGCCTGACGTAGGCCCTGATGAAATCACTAAACAAGCAAAGAAATTTGGCAATACAGTAGACCGAGACGGACGTCCGCCTACACTAAGCAAAAAAGTCAAAGGTAAAAGCACTAATGTTCTTTTTAATTTAGGCCTGACAGAAGGCATTAAGCTTCGTTTAGAAAGAGACGACGAAATAGATGTTTTACATATCATGGATACTAACAATAAACATCGTATAGAAGTTCGTGGTAAAAAAGGTTATGAACGTGGCAACTATGATGCACAAGACAAATTACATCAAGTGCTAGATAGCGTAGGCAAAGCGGCTAACATTTCAGAACTCATAAATGGTGAAGTAGTAAGTATTAATCCGAAACATCCTCAAGGACCTGATGCTATTAAGACTGCACGAGATGTGCTACAAACTGAAGCAGCACCAGCAACTGCTCCAGTACCTCAACTACGTCCTAAGAATTTTGATCAAATAGTAGCTAGATATAAAAATAAAAAACCTAGTGCATTAGCTGAACTAATAAAAAAGTTTGCACCAAATATCCTTATAATGATTGCAGCAGCTATTGGTTTGGCACACTTAACCTTCTTACAAAAATTTCTTGTTAGACAAGGTATAAAGTTTAGTCAAAAGCAAATGCAAAAAGCAATGTCACAGGTTGAGAGTATAGAAGAAAAATGGAGTAAAAAATATAAAGACAGTATTAATTGCTCTAATCCAAAAGGCTTCAGTCAAAAAGCACATTGTCAAGGACGTAAAAAATGAAAATTTATGAAGTGCTAACGACACAATGTCCTAGAACCAAAGCCAGTGCATGTCAATGCGAAAGCGTAAACAAGATCACAGAAGCACAAGAAACCGTCACAGCGGTATGTGTGCTAGAACATTCAGACACAGTTGAAGGCACAATCTTATTCAAGCAACAAGCAAACGGTCCTACTCTCATAGTAGGCAAGATAACTGGACTAACTCCAGGTGAACACGGATTCCATATTCACGAGTTTGGTGATTTAAGTCAAGGTTGTGAGAGTGCAGGCGGACACTATAATCCGGATGGAGTTGATCATGGGGATTTGGACGAAGGACACGTAGGCGATCTGGGTAATATAACAGCAGACGAAGACGGTGTTGCTAACATCAGTATAGCAGCAAAACGTGTGGACCTCACAGGTGAACGCAGTGTAGTAGGTCGTGCTGTTGTAGTACACAGTGACGAAGATGATCTAGGCCAAGGCAGGGACGACGAAAGTTTAAAAACAGGCAATGCTGGAGATAGATTAGCCTGTGGTGTTATTACATTAAAGGAAAACGCAGATGCGAGTACATGAGATTTTTGAAAATCTTGGCGAGATTGCAAGTGCGAGTGAAATATATGTGGATATGGATGGTGTACTTGCTGACTTCTTTGGCGAGTGGGCAAGACTAATGGATGTAGATCATTTTACACAAATTAACAAACAGCATGACATTGACGATGCATTACAAAAAATACGTGATACAGACGACTTTTGGTTAAGACTTCCCGTACTACCTCAGGCAAAAGAATTACTAAATTTAATCAAACAAGTCAAAGGTGAATACTATATTTGTACCAGTCCTTTAGCAGACGACCCTAATTCAGAAAGACACAAGCGTACTTGGGTAGAAGAAAATCTAGCATTTTTCCCGCCCAAAGAAGTATATGTCACTCACAACAAACCACAATATGCTAAACACGAAGACGGCACACCTAACATACTGATTGACGACTATGGTGTTAACATCAACAACTGGGAAGCAGCTGGTGGTATAGGATTTAAGTACAAAGATCATAAATTTGAAAGAACAGCAAAAGCAATCAAACAGCATATGCAAGAGCCTGTAGAAGAAAACTCTGCAGGAGATTCAACTACAGAAGAACAATACAAAAATTTAATAAACAAATATTTTAAAAAAGGTGCTGGCTTTAAACTTCAGGGTGGTGCTACATACAAAATGATGTGGAATGAACTAAAGGCTGCAAGAAGATGGTTAGCACAAGCAGTGAAAGCAGGAGAAGTTGAAGTAGGTGCTGATGTTGCGCAGGACCTTACTATAAGAGATAAAGATGGTCTTGAGATTGGTCTAGCAGGATCAATGACTATTAAGGCTGCTGCGGCATTAGACAAGGCTCGTTCAATGGTCAAAGAAAACTTTGCTGACGGTAAGGAAAAAGGCAAAAGCAGACCAGGGCGTGTAAAACGTTCAGGTGCTAGTTGCAATGGATCAGTGACAGCACTTCGCAAACGTGCTAAGAACGCAAGTGGTGAGAAGGCTAAAATGTATCACTGGTGTGCTAATATGAAATCAGGTAGAAAGAAATAATGGATATTGCATATTACGTTAAAAAGTATAAAGAACACGAAGCGCAAAGACTAAGTACTAATGAGCGTAATGCATTTTGGAGACAGCACTATGAGAGTAAATGAAATTTTAAGCGAAGAATCGATTGAAACAGAAGGTCGTTTAAAATCAAAAAGCTATAAGAAAAGCTATAAAGCCGCAAAAGCAAGTGGTCGTCGTCGCAAGAAAAAATTAAGAGACAACACAGCCGATAGCCAAGCAACTTTAGTAATTGTAATGGATAATGGTAAAGAATTTGACCTTACAGATTTCGAAGGAAATACAGCAAAAGAAAAATGGACGAATTTTGGCAAAGCAATTGAAAATGTGTATTCAAAGCACGATACTCCAGTTCCAAGTTATGTACTTAAACGTGGAGATAAAATAATTGCACAAAGCCGAAGTGTAGGAAATGTATATAACGAAACTGCAACTAGCGGTGCAACAAGTGTAGGGGGCGGCGCAATTGCCACAGTATCCAATCCAAGTGTCACTCGTAATGCTAAAAAGCCTAAAAAGCGCAAGGGTGTTGCGCCAAATGCACTAGACAGCGGTGCTAATTTAATGTCAGGTCAAACGCTCAAACGATAAATACATTATACGTATATTGGAGTGCTTCAATGAGAATGAAAAAAATACAAGAAGGTCTAGGTGAATTAGCCGATCGTGCAGAACGTGATCACGAAGTTCAGATGGCTCGTTCAGACCTATATAAAATTGCAAAGTATGCTGTAAAGCTACACGAGATGTTAAAAACTGTTTCAGAAGCAGAGGGCATCGAGGGCTGGCAGCAGAGCAAAATTACTAAAGCAGCAGATTATATGTCAAGTGTATACCATGCACTAGATTATGATATGAAGTTTGCAAACGGTGGGCAAGCAATGCCTGCAGAAATGCCTGTAGAATCTAAAAACTATGTCGATGCCCTGCGTTCAAAACTAGCAGAAAAAACTGAAGGTGTTTGTTCAGACTGTGGTAAGCCTAGTTATACTACCCTACCTGAAGAAAAGCAAAAAGGTGTAGACGGCAAAGTATGCTGGAAAGGCTACAAGCGTATGGGCACTAAGAAAAAGGGCGGCAAAACTGTAGACAACTGTGTGAAGATGTAATATGGATTATCACGACTTACAACGTAAACTATTTGAATTAGACCCCACGGATCCTAGAGAAGATCTAGCAAAGTTGCAGTCTCAAGCACAAGGCGGTGCGGTAGCTGATGTTCCGCCTACCAAAGACTATGTAAATGAGTCAGTACAAGTACCGCAAGGATCTATGCCTTTAGGCCTAGATAGTGTTGCAGATTTTGCTGCGCTTGCAGGGGTACAAGTAAATGAAGCACAAAAACACGGAGACTATGCAAGAGGAAAAGATCCTATGCCCGCAACAAGCACTCCTAGCACAAGCGGCGAACAACCACATCCTTTGAAAGACAAGCTCGTGGGAGAAGATGAAAACACAGAACAAAATCCAGAGCTAGACAAATTAATTGAAAAATTTGTGAACAAAGGCATGCCGAAAAAAGCTGCAAGAATGTTTGCACAAATTGCCTATATGCATTTTAACGACGATAGAAAAGCAATCGGTGCAAGTCCGGAACAAATGCAAGATACTGACTTCCAAGATCTAATGCGTCAAGCTAAAGGTATGGATGACCTTGAAAGATCTGCTCCTAGAGAATCAACAACCGAATCAATTAAAGATCGTTTGTATGCAGCACTAAAGGATTATAAATGAGATCTTACATCAATCTTGTAGAAGCAGCTAACAAAGGCTGTCCTGTTGCTACACAAGACATTGATGTAAATCTTAAAAATCGTCAACGTGCAATCCACGATTATATGTACGGTCCTGCAAATCCTGAAAAGCCAGGCACTTACTGGAAAGACTATGCTAAGAAATGGGGCATAGATGAAACAACTGCTAAGACCATGCAGTGCAACAACTGTGCAGCATTTGATGTATCAGATAAAATGTGGAACTGTATAGAAGGTGGAATTCAAGGTGATGAAAAAGAAGCTGATGCAATGGCTACAATCCATAAAGCAGATTTGGGATACTGCAACTTCCTCCACTTCAAGTGTGCAGGTACACGTAGTTGCACTGCCTGGGTTAGTGGTGGTGCAATCGATGATAAGGACAGAACACAATGAAGCGACTAGACATTGAACAAGCTGAACCTATTCGTAGAAAGTTTGCTTCCGACTGGGAAATTCGCAAGGGTAAGTATCTATACAAGAAAGTAGCGTTCGATGACTACAACAGTGTGCTACGCTTCCTTTTGTACATCGAAAAGCCACAAGTAAAACTAGACCATTTTGCAGACATAGGATTCTTTTATAACGAAGTAGTGTTAATGGTGTATACCCACGATGTAGGCGGTTTGACACAGTTAGACTTTGAACTTGCATTATACATAGACGAAGCTATTCGTAAAATGGGAGCCCAGGAGATAGGATGAATCTAGTAAACTTACATCCCAAGTTTACAAACAATCCATTCCTTACTAAACCAATAGAGCGATCTTTAGTAGAAACACTTCCTTTCAAAGACTTTGATAAGGATGGATACGAAGTTCCTACTCCTCTAGAACACTTGCATTACGAAGCAAACGGTGTCGAACTTAATCGAGAAATACAGTTCCATATAGCGCCTGTACAAGAGTGGTATCGTGACACAGAGCAAACTGAACAGAATCTAGTATTAGATCACTGTATGCTGCTAACACGATATGCATTTGCAGGAGAAGCAAGAGAACAGATTGAAGAAATTTGTCGCAGTCGTCCTATACTACAAAAGCTGCTCAACATCAAACCTAAATGGGGGATAGACTTTAGTCTGGACTTTGTAAGTCACGATCTAGTAATGGAAGTAATACACATCGAACAAGACTTTGATCGAATAGAAGATGCATATGATGCTAAAGAAAAACTAGAAAACATTATCGACAATACCGATTGGTATGAAGGCGCTGTCAAACTATGGCAACGCAAAGACGAATGGATCAATCTTTCAAGTGACGACCATTCGGACTATAAGGCACAGTTCTTTGGATGGGATCGTGCGTTCGACAACAAAAAAGTATTTTAAATACTTGACATCTACCTAAATATATCATATACTAGTTATAAATTAACGGAGGAGTATCCTAATGAGTGACCGTACCTACGGACCAGAAGAAAAAGCAAAATTAGAACGTCTTGTGCGTGAAGGAGTAACTGTCATGCAAGAAGTAGAAGACTTGCAGGGCGGCCTTAAAGAAACTGTAAAAGCTGTTGCAGAAGAACTCGATATCAAACCTGCACTTATTAACAAAGCAATTAAAATTGCTAAGAATCGTGACTGGGACAATCATGCAGATGCACACGAAGATCTCGAAACACTTGTTGCTACACTCGGATACGATAAGTGATACGCTACCAAGAGACTGCCAAGTGGACCGGCACAATATTATTTTTCATTGCGGCTATACTACTAAGTTCGAACTTTGAATACAGTCGCTATGGATTTATTGTATTTGCACTAGGACATGTGGTTTTGAGTAGTTTGTTCTTTTATTTAAAAGACAAGCCCATGTTTATACAAAACTTTGTGTTTCTATTTGTAGATGCATACGGAATATACAATTATTTTATTAGGTGATGGATGGAATACACTTATGAATGGAGCGACTTTGTAGGCAACGTAGGTGTTGTCATACTAGTTGGAACGTTTGCCTTACTACAGTTTGGCAAACTAGATGCCAAGGGCTTTTGGTATAGCTTCAATAACATGGTTGTTGCTGTACTGCTTGGCATTAACTTATACTTCAAACCTAACCTATCCAGTATTATTATTGAGATATTTTGGTTTGCGCTAAGTATTTACGGACTGGTACAATGGTACAAGTCTCGCTCAAAAGAGCATGTAGATGGTTAAGTTGGCCATAATCAACAAGGAGAAATAAATGCCATATGTAGACGCGATGTTCGATCGCGATCAAGATATTATCCGTGTCGTAGAACGACGAGACGGCAAAAGACACTTCCAAGAATATCAAGCAAAATATACTTTTTATTACAAGGACGAACGCGGCAAGTACAAGAGTGTGTACGGCGATCCGTTATCTCGCATTGTGTGTAAGAACACAAAAGACTTTCGCAAAGAAGTTGCTATCAACAAAGATAAAACACTTTTTGAAAGCGATGTAAATCCAATCTTTCAGTGTTTAAGCGAACACTATCTCAATCAAGATGCACCCAAACTAAACATTGCGTTCTTCGATATCGAGACGGACTTTGATCCGGAACGAGGCTTTGCTGATCCTGCGGATCCGTTTATGCCCATTACATCAATATCTGTATATTTGCAGTGGATGGAAACAATGGTGTGTCTTGCTGTTCCGCCTAAGACACTTACTATGGAGCAAGCAAAGGTAGAACTTGAAGGCATTGACAATGTAATGTTGTTTGAAAAAGAAAGTGAGATGATTGACACTTTCTTGACACTAATTGAAGATGCTGATATTTTAAGTGGCTGGAACAGTGAAGGTTATGATATTCCCTACACTGTTAATAGAACAATGCGTGTATTAAGCAAAGATGATACACGTAGATTCTGCTTATGGGGACAATTGCCCAAGAAGCGTGAATATGAAAAATATGGGAAGCAAGCTGTCACGTTTGATCTAGTAGGTCGTGTACACTTGGACAGTCTTGAACTGTATCGCAAGTACACCTATGAAGAACGTCACACATATCGACTGGATGCTATCGGCGAGATTGAAGTAGGTGAAAACAAAGTACCATATGAAGGTACACTGGATCAACTGTACAACAACGATTTCCGTAAGTTTATTGAATATAATATTCAGGATACTGCACTACTTGACAAGCTAGACAAGAAACTGCGCTTCATTGACCTGAGTAATACAGTTGCACACGAAAATACAGTACTATTACAAACTACAATGGGCGCTGTTGCTGTCACAGAGCAAGGCATTATCAACGAAGCACACAATCGTGGGCTACAAGTACCCAATCGCAAACAACGTGACGACGAGAACACACAGGCAGCGGGTGCGTATGTTGCGTTTCCTAAGAAGGGCTTACACAAGTGGGTGGCGTCAATGGACTTGAATTCACTGTATCCTAGTGTGATTCGTGCGTTGAACATGGCGCCAGAAACTATTGTAGGACAGATTCGAGCAGAGATCAGCGATGCTCGTGTGCATGAAGACATGACACTAAAGAAAAAGAGCTTTGCAGGCAGTTGGGAAGGTAGATTTGCGACAGAAGAATACGAAGCAGTTATGGATCAACGAAAGGATGTTGCACTTACAGTTGATTGGGAGGATGGTAGGTCGGATGTACTATCAGGTGCGGAGATTTATCAACTTATATTCGACTCACATATGCCTTGGATGCTTAGTGCTAACGGTACTATATTTACAACTGAGTTTGAAGGTGTAATTCCAGGTATTCTAAAGCGTTGGTATGCTGAACGTAAAGACATGCAGAAGATGCTGAAAAAAGCAAAGGATGCTAAGAACGATGCTGAGATTGAATACTGGGACAAACGACAGTTAGTTAAGAAGATTAACTTGAACAGTTTGTATGGTGCGATTCTCAATCCTGGTTGTAGATTCTTCGATAAACGTATCGGACAGTCAACTACACTTACAGGTAGACAGATTGTTAAGCACATGAGTGCAGAAGCAAACAAGACTATTGCAGGCGAGTATGATCATGTAGGCAAGGCTGTTATTTACGGTGATACTGACTCTGTGTATTTTAGTGCATGGCCTATTCTAAAAGATGACGTAGAGTCTGGTAAACTAGAATGGTCGACTGAAAAGGCTATTGCGCTGTATGATCAAATCTGTGAGCAAGTAGACACAACGTTTGTTGACTTTATGGGTCGTGCGTTTCACTGTCCTAAAAGTCGTGCAGACGTAATTGCAGCAGGACGTGAGATTGTTGCTGTAAGCGGTTTGTATATTACTAAGAAGCGTTATGCGGCACTAGTAGTAGATAACGAAGGCTTTAGAACAGACCAAGAAGGAAGTCCGGGTAAGGTAAAGGCCATGGGCTTGGACTTGCGCCGTTCGGATACACCTGTGTTTATGCAGGACTTCTTGAAAGAACTATTGCTAATGGTGCTAACAGATGTTCCGCAGGCAGATGTACTAGAGCGTATTACACAGTTCCGCAAAGAGTTTCAAGAAATGCCGGGTTGGGAAAAAGGTTCGCCCAAACGTGCAAACAAGATCGGACACTATCAGCGACTGGAGCAAAAGCAAGGCAAAGCGAATATGCCCGGACACGTTAGAGCAAGTATTAATTGGAATACACTCAAGCGCATGAATGGAGACAAATACTCTCAAGAGATTGTAGATGGTATGAAAGTTATTGTTTGCAAGCTCAAGCAAAATCCGCTAGGCTATACAAGTGTTGCGTATCCTACAGATGAGTTGCGTTTGCCCGATTGGTTCAAAGAGTTGCCATTTGATGATGCGGCAATGGCAGAAACTATTATTGATAATAAGTTAGACAACTTGATTGGTGTGTTGAACTATCCACTAGAAGATACAAAGCAGCACACTACATTTAACAGTTTGTTTGACTTTGGAGAGTAATATGAAAATTAAAATTGAAGTGGAACTAGACACAGAAAGCGATCAAGATGTAGCACTTATTGAGAAAGTTGCTGATCTTGTAAACGAACTAAAAGAACAATTAAACTACGAGGAGGACGAGTAATGGCTTGTGGATGTGGACGTTCACCAGACGGATGCCGTGGGTGGCACTCTCTTAGCGAAGAAGAATATCAAATTGAATATAAAAAGTATCTTGAAGAAGAACAAGGACAACTTACAGTCACAGAAGTAGAACACTACACAGATAGTTTGTTCCGCTTTAGGTTGACTAAGCCTAATAACTTCAAGTTCCGTGCAGGCGAGTTTACTATGATTAGTGTAGAAGACGCTCCTAAACGTGCTTACAGTATTACAAGCGGACCAGAAGACGACTTTGTTGAGTTTTACAGCATCAAAGTACCGGACGGTCCTCTTACAAGTAAACTGCAAAAGATTCAACCAGGTGATACTGTTAGTGTAGGCAATAAACCCACAGGTACATTGCTGATTGACAATCTAACAGAAGGTGACAATCTATGGCTGTTAGCAACTGGTACAGGCATTGCTCCGTTTATCAGTTTGTTGCGTGATCCTGCTACACGATCTAAATACAAGCGTATACACGTTGTATGGAGTGTGAGAACAGAAGCAGAAATACTAGCATACAATGAGTTTTTACAGGAACAAGACATTGACTATACTCCTGTGGTTACTCGAGGCGATGGGTGGAACGGCACAAGTGATCGTATAACAGATTTAGTCAAAAACGGTGCGATTATGACAAATGCTACTCCTGAAACAGATAAAGTTATGCTTTGTGGTAATATGGAGTTTAATTTGGACATCAAAGAAATGTTAGACAAGAACGGATGGTCCGAAGGCACTAAAAAAGAGCAAGGGTCATATGTATTAGAAAAGGCATTTGTAGGATGAGAGTAGGATTTACCGCATCAACCTTCGATTTACTTCACGCAGGACATGTACAAATGTTGCGTGAAGCAAAGCAACAGTGTGATTACCTAATATGTGGATTACAAATTGATCCTAGTGTGGACAGGAAAGAAAAAAACTCTCCAGTTCAGACTATTGTAGAACGCTACACACAACTCAAAGCAGTTGGCTATGTAGACGAAATTATTCCGTATAGCACAGAACAAGATCTAGAAGATATCTTGACAATGTATCATATTGATGTTAGAGTAATAGGAGAAGAGTATAGAGACGGAAAGTTCACAGGAAGAGCAATCTGTGCAAAACGTGATATCGAACTGTACTTTAACAAACGTGATCATCGCTTTAGTAGCAGCGATCTTAGAGCTAGAGTAGCAGAAAGACAAAACAATGGCTGAACAAACAAATTATTGCACACTAAAAGGTCTTGGTTGGGCAATTTTAATCGTTACATTTTTTATGGTAGGCGTACCGTTGCTAATGAACATTGCTATTATGGGACCAGAAGAGTATGCTCGAAAATGTCATATGTCACTTGCTACGCCTTGCTTTGGTTTAGGCAATGATAGATAAAATTATGCCGTGGATATTAGGTACTCTTGCTATCGTAGCGATAGTATCATTAGTTGCAGGAGTTTTATTAGTATGATTAGATGGTATGATTATCCAGCAGCATTGCTAGCCGCAGACATAATGCTAACTATGGCGTTTACTATTCCGTATGTAGGCTTTGTTGCAGCATACGCACTTTATGAGTTTGGTTGGGAGGCTTACTGCCAATGGAGATTAAAACAAGAGAATGAATAAGTTTATATTTGACGTAGACGGCACACTAACACCCAGTAGAGGTCGCATGAACAAACACTTTGCTTCGTGGTTTAGTAAGTTTTGTGAAGACAACGATGTATACTTAGTAACCGGATCAGATCGTGCAAAGACTGTAGAGCAAGTTGGCGAGTTTATATATCATAAGTGCAAGCGTGTATACAATTGCAGTGGCAGTGATGTTTATGAAGGTGATGTAAATGTGCGTAGAAACAATTGGACATTGCCAGAGTCTGCACACGAATGGTTAACTACGCAGTTAACTAAATGTGATTTTAACATTCGCACAGGCTCGCATTTTGAACATCGACCGGGCATGGTAAACTTTAGTATCGTAGGACGCAATGCTACACTAGAACAGCGTCGATCTTGGGTTGACTATGAAGCGTGGAATGGCGATAGGCGTAGGATAGCAGACGAGTTTAATCAACTATTCCCAGATATTACTGCAACTGTAGGCGGCGAAACTGGTATTGATATTGCTCCTAAGGGTGCAGATAAAAGTCAAATACTCCAAGACTTCAGCAAGGATGATTTTATCGTATTCTTTGGAGATCGAATGGATGAAGGCGGCAATGATTATCCATTAGCAAATACTTTAAATAAAAACTCTTATCAAGGAAAGAACCATTGGACAACAGATTGGAAAGAAACATGGGAGATATTACAAAATGAATATACTAATAACAGGAAATAAAGGATTTGTTGGAAGCGCATTACAAAAACGCTTAGAGAAATTGGGACATAATATACATGGAATTGATATTAAGGACGGTCCTCAATTCGATTTAGTAAACTATACAGATTGGCCTACAAAAGTTGACTTAGTCATACATCTTGCAGGTAAAAGTGGTGTTAGAGAGAGCCATAAAGACCCTGCATCCTATTGGTTTAGTAATGTAGAAGCAAGTAGACGACTTTTCGAACGCTATGCTGATACACGTATTATCTATGCCAGTAGTAGCACAGCCTACGAACCAGATTTAAATCCTTATGCTGCAAGTAAATATATTCTAGAAGAACTTGCCGTACGTCACTCAAATACGCTAGGTATGCGTTTTCATACAGTTTATTCAGCAGATTGTCCTAGAGAAAATATGTTCTTTAAAAAACTTTTTAATGGTACACTAGAATATACAACTAAACACTATAGAGACTTTGTACATCTAGAAGATGTATTAGATGCTATAGAAATACTTATTGTCAAAGATCATGTAAAAGGTGTATTAGACATTGGTACGGGGAATCCTGTTAGGATCCAAGATTTGGCGCCTGATCTACCGGTTCGTCTAAATACCCCAGGAGAGAGAGAATATACTTGTGCTAACATAGAGCAAATGAGAGCACTAGGATGGGAACCGAAGATTACGGTAGAAAAGTTCTTGACAAACAACAACTTAGGCAATATACTTAAACTATTCAACGGAGAAACTAAATGAAAGACATCTTACAAGACGTAGTAGCACATACTCACGCACTAGGCTTCCTGTCGCTTGTTAAAGTAAGCAACGAAGACGGCACAGCAATTGACTCAATGGCAGAGGATCGTAGTGTTATTCTTTCAGCGGAAACACACTCGCCTGTTAACGAATTTGTAGGCACATTTGGTATGCCTAACTTAGACAAACTTGCATTGCATTTGAAGAATCCAGAGTACAAGGATGATGCAAAGATTGACGTTGTGCAAGCAGAACGCAACGGTGAAACTATTCCTACACACATTCACTTTGAGAATGCCGCAGGTGACTTCCAGAATGACTATCGCTTTATGAACAAAGCAATTATTGAGGAGAAGTTAAAAACTGTTAAGTTTAAAGGTGCTAGCTGGAATGTAGAGTTTACTCCAAGCATGGCTGCTATTGCACGTATGAAGTTGATGAGTGCAGCACACAGCGAAGAGCCTACGTTTAATGTAAGCACAAAAGACGGCAACTTGGTATTCTCGTTTGGTGATGCAAGCACACACGCAGGTGAGTTTGTATTTGAAGCAGGCGTAGCAGGCACACTACAGCACACATGGAGTTGGCCTGTAGCACAAACGCAAGCTATTCTAAACTTAGATGGTGACTTGACTATGAGTATTTCGGATCAAGGCGCTATGAAGATTAGTGTAGATTCAGGTATGGTAAAATACGATTATATTCTTCCAGCGCAGAGTAAGTAATGAAAAAAGACTTAACCGCAGAACAAAAGGATTACGCTAGATTCCTACCTGCACTGAGTGGCTTCTATGCAACTTATGTGGGCAAACAGCGTTATGACGAATATGTGGATAAGTCTCGTGTTCCTAGCAACTTTACACACGGTGTTGAAAGTCTAAACTATCTTAATCAACAAGAAGGACAGTTCCAGTATCAATGGACACTGTACTCAGCAGGACATGCTGAACTTGATGTAAACAAACACGCACCTAAAGAAGACATGGTGCGTAATAGAGATAGACAGAATAGCTGGATCTTGGGTGACTCAGGTGGCTTCCAGATTGGTAAAGGCGTATGGGAAGGAGACTGGAAAAATCCTAACTGTCCTAAAGCACAAAAGAAAAGAGAACAAGTTCTCCGTTGGATGGATGCTTATATGGACTATGGTATGATCCTTGATATTCCTGCTTGGGTATGTCGCTCGCCAGCAGGACGTGAAGCTACTGGCATTACATCATATATGGAAGCTGTTGAAGGCACATACATCAACAATGACTATTGGATTGCCAATCGCACAGGTGCTTGTAAGTTCTTAAACGTGCTACAAGGTGAGAATCACGCAGAAGCAGATGATTGGTATGATCGCATGAAGAAGTACTGCGATCCTAAGCAGTATCCAGACAATCACTTTAATGGGTGGGCAATGGGTGGACAGAACATGTGTGACGTACACTTGGTACTAAAACGTATTGTGACTATGCACTTTGACGGCTTATTAGAAAAAGGCATACACGATGTAATGCACTTCCTAGGAACATCAAAGTTAGAGTGGGCTTGTTTGCTTACTGATATTCAACGTGCTGTACGGAAAAACTATAATGAGAACTTTACTATTACTTTTGACTGTGCAAGTCCTTTCCTCGCAACCGCAAACGGACAGATTTACATCCAGAATGAAACTGAGGATCGGTCGAAATGGACATATCGAATGGTGCCAAGTGTTGACGATAAAAAATATGCTACAGACAACAGACTGTTCAGAGATGCTGTTATATCAGATGGGATATTTAAAAACTTTGAAGACAGTCCGCTCACTGCCGAACTCAAAGTATCTGACGTTTGCACTTATGCTCCCGGAGATCTAAACAAAATCGGCAAAGAAGGTAAAACGTCTTGGGATAGCTTTAGCTATGCTATTCAGATGGGCCATAACGTATGGAGTCATATCAATGCTGTACAAGAAGCAAACAGACAATACGATGCAGGAGTTATTCCACGGATGCTTGTGCAAGAACAGTTTGACAGGATTCTATTTAGAGATGTTGTGGAAGAAATATTTGCAATCACAGACAGAGACGAAGCACTAGCTAAGATAGATGACTATTCAAAGTTTTGGATGGCAATACCTGGTACTAGAGGTGCAATTGGTAAAAAGACTGTAAACGCTAGTACACACTTTAACGCACTCTTTGATGTAGAAGAACCTGAGCCTGAAGACGAGCACGAAGACGGTGTTTTCTCTGAAGAGGAAGAAACTAAGTTGGAGAAACTAGATGAGCAACTGGACTGAAACTAAAGACAAACTTCTAGCACATTATGAAGAATTGGAGCGCAAGCATAGAGAACTTGACAAGGACTTACTAGAGCGTTATAATAACGAGTCAGCTACAGAAGAAGCTAGACGTATGAAGACTATGAAGTTATACTTAAAAGACGAAATGCACCGAATCAATGCATATCTTGTACAAAAAGGTTTAGAATGAAACGAGATTACGAAACAGGTACAGCGGACAATATTACATTCTTTACGGGTGTAGAAGTTGAAAAGACTCCTGCATTTGGAATGAAGACGCTGTTTGTGACAGGCGTACAACCTTGTGATGTTGTACAAAAACATTACGACGAAGAACAGTGCGAACACATCTTCTTCGGTGCTAATCACTCATACAATCCAGTTGTTAACGATGACTGGGAAGCGTGGGAAGACATGATCGAACACTTCCTTAAGAAAGACTATCTTTGTACTCTTGATCTTCCGTTAGATACTTGTCGCGAGTTCCATGACGGCGGACTTGCTGAATACGATAACTTTATTCCGCAAATTCGTGTTCCGTTGCCTTACACGAAGCTTTGGAACTACAACACAATGGTTAAGATTGATGATGTAGATTTCAAGGCAACTAATCCTGGCGTATGGTGTCACAGTCTGCATGATCTAATGGATCGTGATAAATTCACAGATTGGAGCAAATATGGCCTTGACAATGTTATTACATGAAAGTATACTATAAAGAATGCAAGAACGCTATCACGATTATATGCAACGTAGAATGAGAGAAGAAGACTACAAAATGAGTAATCTTATGACAAAAGCAGAAAGAAGTATCTGGGTCACTTTTTCGAAAGAAGGGGTACATATGTACCCAGGTGCAGATACTGATCCTAAACTAGCAACAGGCGATTGGGATGACGTATCGTTCCTTGGTGTTCCACATCGTCATATCTTTCACTTTCGTGTGCGTATTGAAGTATTTCATAACGATCGCGATATTGAGTTCATTCAGTTTAAACGCTGGATGCAACGACTCTATGACGTCGAAGGCGTACTAGAGTTAAACCACAAGAGCTGTGAGATGATCGCAGATGACTTGTATAAAGAAATTTCTGCAAAATATCCCGGCCGATTTGTAGAGATTAGTGTCGCTGAAGACAACGAAAATGGCTGTTCTATTTTTTACCCTAAGTCATAACAAGAGGAATTATAAATTATGACAATCGCAAATCCCACTGTAAACAAAGTATTCAATGACTTGGATGCATATCGTGATTTTTGTCGTTTCGAAGGCAAAGTGTTTGACGAACGAGCACTTTATAACAAGCAAGATCCTAACTGGATTGCTTATCAAAAATATCAAGGATGGCTACGTGCGAAGGCTCGCAATGCAAGTCGTAATGTGAATCAGCGGAGAAACTAATGACTATTTACATCGTTGATATCGAAGCAGTGGACACACGCTATACTAAGCAATGGAAGGACTATTTGCCTAGACAAGTGCGTAATGCTACAAACAACGATGTGGTTGTTATCAGTGGCGGGGAAACGCCTCAGGCAACTACGCCTGGGGCTTTCCTTAACTTTGGCGGTACTAACGTTTATAAATCGAAACAGCTGGAACAGATTGGTGAGAGGTTTTGCAACGGAGAAATTAAAGATGGAGATTATTTCCTATATACAGATGCGTGGAACCCAACTGTTATCCAGTTGCGCTACATGGCTGAACTCCTTGGGGTCGACATTGGAATCGGTGGCCTTTGGCATGCTGGTAGTTATGATCCTCACGATTTCCTGGGTCGTCTCATAGGAGATGCACCTTGGGTAAGACATGCTGAAAAGAGCATGTACTACACATATGATGACAATTTCTTTGCAACAAACTTTCATATTGAGATGTTTGTACGCACACTGTTTGCAGACGATCCGTATGTTGAAGACATGGTAGAAGAAGCACTCAACGGTGAAGAAGATCGTATTTCTCGTGTAGGTTGGCCTATGGAGTATTTGCGTGATAGCCTTGTATCCTACAGTGGTATGGACAAGCGTGATGTTATTTTATTCCCACATCGTATTGCTCCTGAGAAACAAGTAGACATCTTCCGTGACCTTGCACAACATCTACCCGAGTATGAGTTTGTTGTGTGTCAAGAACGTGAACTTACTAAGAACGAGTATCACAACTTGCTTGGTGAAGCAAAGTTGGTGTTCAGTGCTAACTTGCAGGAAACACTTGGTATTAGTTGGTACGAAGGATCTCTTGTAAATGCTATTCCTATGGTTCCGGATAGACTCAGCTATACAGAAATGGCACTGCCTGAGTTTAAGTATCCTAGCAAATGGACAGAAGACTGGTCTAGTTATGTAAAATATCGCGGAGAGCTTGTTGCTAAGATTCGCGACTATATGGAAAACTACAACGACTATCTAGTAAGTTTAGACAAGCAACGTACTCGATTAAACAAAGAATTTTTTAGCGGAGCGGCACTGTATGACGCAATCAAAGAAGACTGACTTTGAAAGTACAATTAATATTGATGAATTAGATTTGAGTGATCTAGGTTTATCGAACGATGATACTATTACTATCAATCTAGATGATACCTATGGAGCAACTACAACAATGTGGTCAAACGATACTATAACTGTATCTGATCCTACATTTACTGTTGGTATAGATACAGCGAATACTATCGATATTAATTGGATCTACAATAATATGAATATAGATCCTAATGAAGTTGAACGTATGTGTAAAGAGTATCCTAGTTTAGAAAAAACTTGGCGCAACTTTAAAAGCGTATACGACATGGTTAAACAAGACTGGGAAGGTAAAAAGAAAGCAGGTGAAGTAGACGATGACTTTTCTTTCTAACATTATGGACAAACTTGGCAGACGTCGAGTTATTACAGAACGTGATAGTGACGTACCTTATCTAATCCGCTACTACGTGTTCTTGAAAGACAGAAAGCGTTTTCCTTTTAACATCACACTGCACAAAGTGTTGGTAAGTGATGAACCTACGCTACACGATCATCCTTGGTCGTATGCTACATTTATTATCGCAGGCGGCTATTGGGAGAACACTCCTCAAGGACGCTACTGGAGAGGTCCAGGACACTTTCGCTATCGCAAGGCAAGTGACTTACATTGGTTGGAGTTAGAACGAGATGCGGAAGGTAATGAAAAACCTTGTTGGAGTCTTTTCTTTATGGGGCGTAAGGCAGGTTCTTGGGGTTTCCTCAAAGACGGAGAATGGATACACAATGAACAATACCTTGCTAGGGGCGCCAAAGATGATTAGTATGCAGGACTACACATATGCTCCTAACGATATCACTATTAGAGAAGATACTGTTAACCCTACACTAATAGTAGATGGCAGAGACGTTATGAAAGAACTTGACGAAATGCGTGATGCTCTGTTATTATTAAAGCGTGACGTAGACATGGAATCAAAGTATCCTAAACTGAAAAAACTAAAGGATGCTTACGAGGCACAACTTGAAAAATACAAAACTTGGGAAGCAATAAAATGATTAAAAAACATTATTATTCGTGGCAAGACGTTGAGAACGCTTGTACTAACATTGCTCTACAGATGTACAAGGATGCGTGGTGTCCTGACTATATTGTAGGCATTACACGCGGCGGCAATGTTCCTGCTACTATCCTCAGCAACATGTTAGGCATACGTTGTGAAGCACTTAAGGTTAGTTTGCGTGATGATAGTATGGGTCCAGAAACTAACTGCTGGATGAGCGAGGATGCGTTTGGTTATAACTATCCTGAAGAAACTGGTGTCACTGGTGCTCGTTGGGACATTAAGCAACGTAAGAACATTTTGATAGTAGATGATATCAATGATACTGGTGCTACGTTTAACTGGATCAAGCAAGACTGGCAGAGCAGTTGTTTGCCCAACGAAGAAAATGCATGGAATGCTGTATGGGAAGGCGATCGAGCAAATGTTCGTTTTGCTGTTATTACAGAAAACTTGTCAAGCGAATTTGGTGGTGTACGATATTATACACACGAAGTTAACAAAGCTGAAGATCCTGTTTGGCTTGTATATCCTTGGGAGAACGTAGGTAGTTGAATTTTACTATTTTTAATATCTTTCCTGTTCCAGTTGTGTTAGGAGATTTTGAAAATTTTTCCAATACAAAAGATACGCTAGTTCCTTTATTCAAAGAATATGAAAAAAATAACCCGTGTGAAAACTACTGTTACGGAGGATACACCTCATATGGAAATAATGAAAATATACTTTTTTGGAAAGAATGTAGTGAGTTATTAGATTTTATTGGAATCAATGTGGCTAATTTCCATGCACATAATGGATTAGCAGGGAATGTAGTATTACAGGATAGTTGGTTTAGTATTAATAGAAAATATGCATTTCACGGTAAGCACAATCATTTACCGTGTACATGGAGTGGTGTGTACTATGTTCAATGCGACGAACAAGATTCAGAAATTACATTTATAAACAAAAATCTAGATAACGCTTGGCCGTATTGTAATAGGATAGAAGCAAACGAATTAAATTCTACTTTATTCAGACTACAGCCAAAAACAGGTAGTCTTATTATTTTCCCAAGTTATCTAGATCACGAAGTAGAACAACAAACTTCTGACAATGAAAGAATAACAATTGCTTTTAACTTCACAGTGCAGGATGATTATTCATGAAAGAACATAAAAAAATGAGAGACGATCTAATGGTGCAACAGCAGGTATCTACAGTATGGCAACACATGGTAGGTGTTATTTGTTTAAACTTAACCAATCGTAAACAGGTAAAAAGGGTTTTACCACAACTATTTTTAGTTTGTCCAACACCTGAATTGTTTTTGCAAGCACCAGAAGATATCATCAAGGATATTATAGAATCTTTAGGTATGGTAAATGTTAGAGCAAACCGTTTACGGAGAATGACCGAAGATTACCTCAAATGGGACGGAGAAGATGCTACTAAATTATATGGTATTGGTAAGTACGGCTCGGATAGTTATGAATTATTTTATAAAAAACGTGTTCCTAATAATGTAGGGGACCACGAACTTAAACGATATATCGAGGAAGAATTTTATGGAGTTTAACGAAATACCTTGGACTGATGTAGTTTTAGATTGTAGAGAATTTACTGTGTTTGAAGATGGATACCCTGTGACAGAAGGCCATGTCCTTTTTGTTCCTAAAGTAGAAGACTGGGAACATCTTGCAAAGTGTTATAAGGCAGCATATGCATGGGGTTATGACTGGGTGCAATCAGGCTACTGTGATGCTTATAATGTCGGGCAGAATGTAGGCACAGAAGCAGGGCAAACTGTTGACTATCCTCATGTACACCTTATTCCAAGACGCAAAGGCGATATGGATGATCCGCGCGGTGGAGTAAGACATGTAATTCCAGAAAAAGGAAATTACAAAAAAGATAATCTAAATATAGATGAAGTTGTAGACATTGTTTACGGCGACGGTTGTTAGAAAGGAAAAAAATATGAGAGAACAACTATTACAAGCGTTTGTGTCACACGCAAAGGGACACATCGAAAAGCATCGAGCAAATGTAGAAGTATATCTACATAATCCAGCAGGTATCGGCGAGCACCCAGACATCATTGAAGCAATCGAAACAGAAATGAAACAGATTGCAGAATATGATGATATGCTAGAAATGGCAAAAAAATATTTTAATGCTTGACAAAAGCCTAAATATATGGTATACTTAATAATATGAGTATACCATTTTTTATGACATCCTCGTCTTTAACTCGGAGAACTAAATGAAAAAATACGAAGAAATTATCGAACGCTGTAAGAACGCAGACAAGCGTTATTGGGCGGGCGACAACATTGCTCGCTTGCTACAGAGTGGCGACAAAGAACAATTGATTGAAGAAGCTACAGAAGCATTTGAAACTGTACTAGACACGCTAGTGATTGATCGACATACTGATCCTAACAGCAAGGGTACAGCACGTCGACTGGCTAAGATGTACTTCAATGAGATTATGGCAGGACGTTATGATTATCGTCCAGATGCAACTGCATTTCCTAATGATTCAGAAGACCGCTACGAAGGCATGCTTGTGGTACGCTCAGAGCTAAAGAGTATGTGTTCGCACCATCACCAGCCAGTAAGCGGTGTTGCATATATTGGTATTATTGCCGCAGACAAACTTATCGGACTATCTAAGTACACACGCATTGCACAGTGGTGCGCTCGACGCGGCACACTGCAAGAAGAACTTGCAAATGATATTGCACGTGAGATTGCATACTCAACTGGTGCAGAACACTTGGGTGTATACATTCAAGCAACACACGGCTGTTGCGAGAATCGTGGTATTATGGCACATAGCAGTCTTACACAGACAACTGTGCTAAAGGGTTCATTCAAAGACGATCCTGGTACAAAGAAAGAGTTCTTTGACAACATTAAACTACAGCAGGAGTTTAGTTGCTAATGAGTGATTATATTGCAGTGCGTATGGCACAAGTGTTTATTGTAGCAGTGTTTATAATGGGCATGATCAGTTTAGGTATCGAACTTTATACAGGAAGGTTGCCGCTATGATTTGGGCGGTATTTGTAGCATTGTTTGCAGCAGACAATGCAGAATTTTTTGAGATGGTAGAAGAGCGTCAAGCACAAGGACACAGTTGGCACTATGTAGGACGCACTGAAGTAGACGATAATTATATTGCTTTGCCAGCTGTAGAAGAACGCACAGGTAAAAAAGTGTTCTATTGGGAGATTAAAGATGAAACTACATTACACTGAGGCGTTTTATTCAGTACAAGGCGAAGGCAAGTTTGTAGGAGTGCCTAGCGTATTCCTACGTACATTTGGTTGTAATTTCCGCTGTATGAACTTTGGATTACCTAAAGAAGATGGCAACCGTTGGGACAAACATGCACGAGGCGAAAAGTATAACCCAGAAGTAGCAGATTTGATTGCTAAAGATGTACATAATACAGCAAAACGATTTGAGGACTTGCCTATTGTACACACAGGTTGTGATACATATGCAAGCATCTACGCAGAGTTTAAGCACCTAAATAGACAAGCAGAAGTGGACGAAGTAGTAGATCACTTGCTTAGTTTGTTGCCCGAAGGCAAGTGGACTATGGATAATGGGCAAGATGTTCACCTTATCCTAACTGGCGGCGAGCCTTTGTTAGCTTGGCAACGGCTATATGTAGAATTGTTTGAACATCCTAAAATGAAGGACTTAAAAAATGTCACTATTGAAACAAATACAACACAGCCGCTACATAGCGATTTTGCGGAATACCTCAGCACTCAAGGACGCTTCACGGTCACATTTTCATGCTCTCCAAAGCTCTCCGTTTCGGGAGAATCTTGGGAAGATGCTATTAAGCCTGAAGTTGCTCGCCAATACGCTGGTGTACGTGGTGGTGACATTTACTTTAAGTTTGTGGTTGCCGATCAAGATGACGTTGACGAAGTTACTCGAGCTGTTCAGTTATACAGGGATGCCGGGGTGGAATGTCCAGTATATCTTATGCCGATGGGCGGACGCAGTGAAGAATATACCCTCAATGTTCAAGAAGTCGCAGACCTCTGTATGCAACGAGGATGGCGATTCAGTCCCCGACTCCACATATCACTATTCGGAAATGCCTGGGGAACTTAATAAAAAATTAAAAGAAATGCCACGTGGCATTCAATCACAAGAAGAATTTGAACGTATTAGGAGAAATATATAATGGGTTGGTGGAACAAACTCGTAAGAGATAAGAAGACGCAAGAGCAAGTTGAAGAACCTATTGAGAAGACTTCAGAACAAATTCGTCGCGAGGCACTAGATGCAGACAAAGCGGCTGCTACTGAAGCAGGTGAACCATGGGTTGCTGTATTAGACACACAGGTAAATCCTGATAATATCCGAAACGGCTTCTTTGAACTCGACTGGAACAATGAGTTTATTGAACAGCTATTAGATGCAGGTTATAGCGGAGAAAGCAACGAAGAAATTGTAGATGCTTGGTTCCGCACCATTGTCGTTCAGATGTTGGAAGAAGAAGGACTTGACACACAGCGGGAAATGGGTTATATTAATGTAGTACCAATAGACAAAGGACGTAGTTCAGTATCATGAGCACATATGTTATAGTAGACACACTTAATACTTTCTTTAGAGCACGGCATGTAGTACGCGGCGACATTGACACAAAAGTAGGTATGGCAATTCATATTACACTTAATAGTATTAAGAAAGCGTGGACAGACTTTGATGCAGATCATGTTGTTTTCTGCTTAGAAGGACGTAGCTGGCGTAAGGACTATTACGAGCCATACAAGCGTAATCGTAAAGAAACACGCGATGCAATGAGTCCTAAAGAAGCTGAAGAAGATGCTGTGTTCTTTGAAATTTTTGATGAGTTTAAAAATTTTGTTGCAGAAAAAACTAATTGCACTGTAATTCAACATCCGCAACTAGAAGCAGATGATCTTATTGCCGGATGGGTACAGAACCATCCTAAGGACAATCATGTGATTATTAGTACAGACGGGGACTTTGCACAGCTGATTGCTCCTAATGTAAAGCAATATAATGGTGTTAGCAATACTACAATTACACACGAAGGCTACTTTGACGACAAAGGTGCTCCTGTAATTGACAAGAAGACTAAAGAAGCAAAGCCTGCTCCTGATCCTGCGTTTATGCTGTTTGAGAAGTGTATGCGTGGCGATACTAGTGATAACGTATTCAGTGCTTATCCTGGTGTACGCAAGAAAGGCACTAAGAACAAAGTTGGTTTGATCGAAGCATTTGAAGATAAAGGCACAAAAGGCTTCAACTGGAACAACATGATGCTACAGCGTTGGACAGATCACGAAGGTGTAGAACATCGTGTGTTAGATGATTACAGTCGCAATGTGACATTATGTGACTTAACAGCACAGCCTACAGATATTAGAGAGATAATTAATAATACCATTAGAGAAGTACAACCTAAGGACATTACACAAGTCGGAATGCGTCTTATGAAATTTTGTGCTAAATGGGATATGCAGAGAATTGCAGATCAAGCGGCAAGTTTTGCGGAACCACTACAAGCGAGGTACTCGAATGACAATTAATGCAAAAGAAATCGTAAAAGATAAATTTTGGATCGTAGAAGATAACGGTGTGCGCATAGGTACATTAAGTATTTCAGAAGATCAATATATGCTTAGTGATGTTCAAGGGACTAAGTTTTTTCAGAACACAAAACAATTGCAAAAATCTTTTAAAAGCAGTATTAAATGGACACAATTAAATATAACAGAAACACTACCCAAGGAAGTTCACGGATTTCCTACGAGCTGTGAGCCATATAATAATATGTACGATGTAAAGCGTAAACTGCCGCTTTTTACAAAAAGCGAAAAGTCTAAAAGCTTATATTGTGCAGGGTATTATATCATACACTTTGATAAAGGTTGGGTTAAAAGTTTTTGCCCTAAGTTAATTACGGTAGAGCGATATGAAACACGCGGACCGTTCAAAACTGATATCGAAATGCGTCAGGAGTTAAGTCGTGTCAACAAATGAACCTTTGAATACAGCACCAATTCAACAGTTCATCGCACAGGTAAAAAGTGCTGATTTGAGTAATTCTAGAGAATTGAAACTAGATATACAAAATGCTAAACGCCTTGCTTTTACACTAGGAGAAGTAATGAGCAGATTAAATGGAGATCTAGAAAAAATATTAGCAAAGCAAGGCTCTAATGAAGACCAAATTATTCAAATTAATATGGATTCAGGTAGTGGTTGGTAATAATGTGCGTAGATAATTAAACAAAAGAGATAAATATATGCGTAGTTAATTTAAAGGAATTACGCATATGAGCAGGCCTAAACCTACGGTACTCGTAGAATACGTAGATAAAAAAACATATAAAACTGAACAAATCTTAGAAGCAGAAGCTATCTGGGCTGTATTTTTTAAAAACAAACCTTTCAATTTAAAGTCTGCAAATGTACTTACTAATTATCCAGGACCTAAATATAAAAAAGTTTCATTTTCAAATCCAGGTCACGCTCATAATCTAGCAAAAAAATTGAACGACATGTTCAAATGCGAAGATTTTGTGGTAGTAAAACTTACCGCAGGCGAAATAGTTGAAGAAGAATGAACTGGAAAGAAGTATATACTAAGATATTTCTGAAACAGGCAAATAAAGCTGTCACAGAAGCTACTATAAAAGAACATATGCCGGTATGGTGGCAAAACATAAGATTAAAAGACAGTGGAGGCTTGCGACTCACTGAGGAGGGGTTTCGTTTTGTATCAGAAGAATTAAACCTTGCTACTTATGATATTCCGTATCCTGCAAACTTTGACATAACTACTCAAGTAATAATCTTCTTAGATAAATTTATCGATTGTCCTTACTTTATGGGACGCAACGGTATCACAGTCACAGACGAAAAGAAAGCTATGGAATTGCATCTTTTTTCTGGTGACATACGTAAATACGGCTTGTTAAAAGCAATGAATCGGCACAAGAAAGATTCAGATAACGGTTGACAGAGTAGCAATCATTTGCTATATTAAATACATAGTTAGAAATAAGCACTGATCCAACTAAGAGGAATATACTATGGATACTGCACGTACTGTAAGCCCAAATGCCGCAAAGGCTTCTATTAAACACGCTATTGCTAAAAAACGTCCTATCTTTCTTTGGGGACCTCCGGGTATTGGTAAATCTGACATTGTTCATCAGATTGCCGACACTATTAATGCACATGTTATCGACATTCGCTTGTCACTTTGGGAGCCTACTGACATTAAAGGCATTCCTTACTTTGATAGTAATGCTAACAAAATGGTATGGGGTGCTCCTGCAGAACTGCCCGACACAGAAATGGCAACACAACATGAAGCTATTGTGCTTTTCCTTGACGAAATGAACTCAGCGGCACCTGCTGTACAAGCGGCAGCATATCAGTTGATTCTTAACCGCAAGGTAGGACAGTATCACTTGCCAGACAATGTTTATATTGTTGCGGCAGGTAATCGCGAAGCTGACAAAGGAGTCACATATCGTATGCCTGCTCCGTTGGCTAACCGCTTTGTACACTTGGAAATGCGTGTTGACTTTGACGACTGGTTCCAGTGGGCAGTTAATAATAATATTCACAAAGATGTAGTAGGGTTCCTTACTTTTAGTAAGAAGGATTTGTACGATTTTGATCCTAAGAGCCCAAGTCGTTCGTTTGCAACACCTCGTTCCTGGTCTTTTGTAAGCGAATTAGTCGAGGACGAGCTAGACGAAAATACTACTACTGATCTTGTGTCCGGTTCGGTTGGCGAGGGTTTGGCTGTGAAGTTTATGGCTCACCGTAAAGTAGCGGCGAGTATGCCTAATCCAACTGATATTCTTGCAGGCAAAGTAAAAGAGATGAAGGCAAAAGAAATCAGTGCTATGTATTCCTTAACTGTCTCACTCTGCTACGAACTTAAAGAAGCCTGCGATAACGGCGACAAGAAGTTCGACGATAAAGTTAATAACTTCTTGCGCTTTGCAATGGACAATTTTGATACTGAACTAGTAGTTATGGGCATTAAACTTGCACTTACCCAGTATCAATTGCCCATTGATCCAGACGAAGTGGAGTGTTTTGACGAGTTCCACGAGCGTTATGGCAAATACATTAAGGCAGCACAGTCTGCATAATGTTCCAAAAGTGGGCTCTTATGGGCCCACTTTTTCTTTTCTCGGTTGACAAACCCTGTAAATAATGTTATAGTTATACTATAGAAACTAGCAATAAAGGTGCAACATGGCAGCTAAAGATACCGCAAGTAAACTTAAAAACTGGCAACCTGATCCTAACATTACAGAAGAACAGCTAGAAGAAATGCGTGTAGAAGTACTCGATCGTATTATTGTTGCACGAGTAGGCTTACTATTGCGTCATCCCTTCTTCGGTAATATGGCCACACGCTTACGTATTTTGGCAGCAGACGATTGGTTGCCTACTGCCGCTGTAGACGGACGCAATTTGTATTATAACACACAGTTCTTTAATGCAATGTCTAACAAAGAAATTGAATTTGTTGTTGCTCACGAAATTCTGCATATGGTGTTTGATCACTTAGGACGTAGAGATGACCGGAGTCCCATGCTGTACAATATTGCGGCGGACTATATTGTAAACAACACACTTGTACGCGATCGTATTGGAGAAACACCTAAGATTGTAGACTGTTTCCAAGATTTTAAATACGAAGGATGGACTTCAGAGGAAGTGTACGACGAACTATTTAAGCAGGTCGAAGAGCAAGGAAAAGAACTTGCCGACTTGTTAAAAGAACTAGATAAAGAAGGCGAAATGCTGGACGAGCACCTCGACAACGAAGGCGATGATGGTGAAGGCGAAGATGGTGAAGAAGGCCAAGACAGCAACGGCAATAATGTCAGCAAAAAGCCTGCTAAATATTCTAAAGAAGAATTGAAAAAGATCAAAGACGAGATCAAAGAAGCTACAATTAATGCCGCACAAGCCGCTGGCGCAGGCAATGTTCCTGCAGGCGTTCAGCGTATGATCAAAGAGCTTACTGAGCCTAAAATGAACTGGCGTGAACTGTTGCGTCAACAAATCCAGAGTACTATCAAAAGCGACTATACGTTTAGTCGCCCTAGTCGAAAGGGTCAGATGAGCGGTGCAGTACTGCCTGGTATGAATTTTGACGAAACTATTGATATTTGCATTGCACTTGACATGAGTGGCAGTATTGGTAATGCACAAGCCGAAGACTTCTTGGGAGAAGTAAAAGGCATTATGGACGAGTACAAAGACTACAAGATTAAGATTTGGTGCTTTGACACAGAAGTATATGGTGAAGATGACTTTAGTGCTGACGACGGACGCGACTTGATGGAATATGAAATCAAAGGCGGTGGTGGCACTGACTTTATGGCGAACTGGAAGTATATGCGTGAGAACGACATCCAGCCTAAGAAGTTCCTTATGTTTACAGACGGGTATGCTTGGGATAGCTGGGGAGAAGATGACTACTGCGATACAGTATTTGTTATTCACAGTCACCATGATAAGAACTTGCAGGCACCATTTGGACAGACAGCACACTATGACGAGGCGTGATGCAGAGACATAAAGACCCAAACCCTTTAAACTTTTTTGAGATAAGGCGCCAAGAGGTGCCTTGCTCTCATTTTGAATATATTCACATACCTATTACATATAATTTAGAGCAAAGCCTAGTTAAATGGATTACTGAGAATTTAAAGGGTAGGTATTATTTAGGCAAAGCTGTACACTTGTCAAATGACGGTAATATAGATACAGTAATGAAGGTTGGATTTGAAGAGCCAAAAGAATGTTCTTATTTCACTTTGGCATGTCCACACTTAAAATACAATTAAATACACATGACACTTAAAAAGGAGTATAATAAATGAGTGAAGAACAAGCAGTTGAGACACAATCAGTTGAACAGTCTGCATCTCAAACCGAGCAAGCACCTGAACTTACTGTGACAGATCTTAGTGCTATTAAGCAAATTATTGATGTTGCAAGTAGCAGAGGTGCGTTTAAGCCAAACGAAATGGCTGTGATAGGAACAACTTATAACAAGCTAGAACTATTCCTAAACGCTGTTGCATCTCAACAAGGACAAGCACAAGGAGAATAAAAAATGGCACTAAAACATGTAGGCCGCATTGCGGCTAATCAAAGAAAAGTAATTGTAGCATATAGAGTAGTACCTGGTGAGCCAGAGCACTGCTTAGTTGTACAAACAGAAAATCTAGATGCAGGAGAACACGATGCTTTGATTAAAGCTGTAGAATCAGCGGCAGGTCAAGAAGCATATGAGTTTGGTGAAGCAATGGCAAGAGCTACACTTCCTGATGGTAGAAATATGCTAGCAGGATTCCATACAACAGGCAAGCTTAGAAAGTTTCCAACTAATACAATTGAGATGACTCCTGACAACAAAACAAAGGTTATGTTATCTGAGTTGAATAACTTAATTGCAGAACAGCGAGGTCTTACTGTTGACGAGTTAGCAATCAAAGGTCCAGATGGACAAACAGTAAAAGCGCCTGTAGAAGAACCTACAGCCGATCCGGTTGCTGACTACACTAAATCACCTACCGAAGCTAGTGCCGATGGAGTTATTACCGACGAAGCACTTGCGGCTCAATATCGTTCACAAGCAGATGCTATGTTTAAGGAAGCAAAAAGACTAAGAGAAGAAGCCGAAACTCTTAGCCCGACCAAGAAAAAAACAACAAAGAAAACAGAGAGTGCCTAAAAATAAAAAACTGCCACCAGATGTAATAGATCACTGGCCGGAGGTATTCGATGAAATTAATATTGATGTTATACCTATTGAGTATTTAGATTCTGTTCGTATAGAATTTGAAGATGGCAAGGTTTGGGATGTAGATGTAAAATCTTCTAGAGAAAAACCTGAAGTAGATATAGAATCTGCTATAGAGGACTTGTTGGAAGTTTATGAAGATGTAATTGTAAATATAGATTTTCGATTGGACACTGAAAAGGTAAAGCAAGATATCAAAAGCAGAACGCATATCTTTATGAAAAAACGCAAATGATTTTGTAGCAAAAGGCATAAATACTGTTGTAGAATATTTTACCAGGAGTTCATAAATGGCCCTACAAATTAGACGTGGTTTAGAAGCAGATAGATCAAGTATAACGCCTATAGAAGGCGAATTATTATATGTTACCGATACTAAAGAAGTTTATATCGGCGATGGTACTACAGCAGGTGGTACATTAATTAGTGGCGACCTTGTCGACGATACATCACCGCAACTAGGCGGCAACTTAGATCTAAATGGCAATAATATTACAGGCACTGGTAATATTAATATCGATGGAACTATAACAGCAACAGGTAATATCAATTTAGGCGACGGTGTAGAAGATAATATTATTGTAAGCGGTCAAATTGGGTCCAATCTTACACCTACTAATGATTCTGCGTTCGACTTAGGAAGTCTATCTAGAAGATGGGGCAATGTATATGCTCACAGTATAGTAGCCGACGGTCAAATAAATGCACTTTCTATAAATGCAAATTTAATAGGTGACGATAGCACTGTTGTTTTTGATTCTAGCACTGGTAATTTAAGAGCAGAATCTCTTACAGGAACATTTACAGGAAATGTCGTAGGAAACACATCTGGGATTCATACAGGCGATGTACTTGGATCTGTGTTTGGTGACGACAGCACACTACTTGTTGACGCAGTGAGTAATACGTTAAACGGTACTTTAACTGGTAATGTAGTGGGAGAACTAGTAGGTAGTGTTTTTGGTGACGACAGCACGTTATTAGTAGACGGTGTTGATAATAAATTAAATGCCCCTTTACATGCTAATATATTTGATCAAAGTGGTGTAAAAGTATTTGATTTTCCAACAGGAGAATATAGAGGAAATGTTAATGGATTTATATATCACCAGGATGATGCGCTATTATTAGATACCGCAAATAGTAGTCTTAATATACTTGAAATACTTCCAAAAAATTCAGATACAGCTAGAGTCACAATTACACGCCCCGATAACGGAGATATTTTAGACCTTAGAATCGAAAGTAAACAAACAAGATCTAGGGTCAATATCAACACAGTCGATCTAACAGGAGACCTTTCATCTTATAGCGGCTACTATGGGTCAATTAATTTTGGATACGAAGATTCAACAACAGATAGGTCAGATTGTACAATTCGTGGTCGTTCAGCAGATATGCGTATGGCTCATGATACTCAAACTGCACTTATCAGTGACGAATCAAAATACTTTACACTCAAAGAAGGTAATTTTGGATTCGGTACATATACCCCAACTGCTAAACTAGATGTTCGAGGAAATGCAATATTTACCGGGTCTATCCAAGCAGAAGAAATACTTATAGATGATAACTATATTTCTACAACATCTTCAAATGCGAATTTAGAATTACGTACTAGCGGCACCGGCACTGTCCAGCTAAATGTACCTACACAATCTACTGTTGGTGCAGCTGGAGGAGCAAATGCACTTCCTGCTACTCCTTCAACATATTTTAAAATTAATGTAGACGGTACAGATTATGTAGTGCCTGCTTATGCTGTTAGCTAAAATAAATCAAATAATAAATGAAGCCGCATAAAACTGTGATTAGCATTAAGAGCAGTGTGCGGCTTTGTTGTATCTGTTAAATAAGCATTGCCGTTGGCAGGCATATGATACACTTTATTGTCTATTATCATTAGACAGTTTTCATTGGTTATTATAGGTATATGTATACGCTTGCTTGTATCAGTGTGTATGCTCATGCATTTTTTATGCGGCATTGCCATTAGTCTCATTCGTCCAAACTTGTATTCTTGAGCAACCGTATCATGTACTTCTTCTAGATATGTACCTGTGAGTACTTTATTTAATCTAGTAAAATCACTCTGTTCTAGTTTGGCTTCAGATTCTTTGAGATTACCATTTTGGTCTATAAAGTCCTCGCCAAATTTATATTTTAAACTGCCGCAGCCTTGGTACCATGGATTATCTAATAGTTCATCAGCGGTGTGTTTGAGACTGATTTGATTATGATGTTTGTGTAATCCAACAGTGCTGATTAAATTTTCACATTCATCTTTTAATTGTTGTATGTCAAAATTATATTCTAAAGGTTCTACATTCACGTCATCTTCCTTTCCATAGCAATATGATCTTCTGTCCACTCCGCATCTAAATCTGTAAATCCATGTGCTAGAGCCCAATCATAATGTGTGTCTCTTATCCATCCAAACAAATTTCCTTTGCCTAGCCAATCCTGTTCATATGCTGATTGTAAAAGTTTCCAACCTAGTCCTTGTCCTCTATATTCTTTTCTAATATTTAATGTTCTATATCGTATATGTGTAGCACTCCACTGTACTAGCTGTGTAGCACCTATGAGTTTGTGATCGTCATAAAGCCCATAGGCTATGCGTCGAGGGTCGCTGTAGGTCGTTGTATGCGGTCCTAGACGCCTTATAACTTCCACAATGCGCTTGTTAGGATCTTTAAAATGATCTACTTCGATCCAATAATTTTTAAGTGTTTCGAACTCAATCTGTCTGACTATCATTTTGTTTCCCAAGGCACTGCTGTTATATCTATATCTGTGTTGAATATATTACTGAAACATATTCTGTTGGCTGTGCCTTCTCTATTGAAGCCTTTGTATTTGCCATCAAATGTATATCCTAGAAACACAGTGTCACTGGCCGTAATATCCAACTTTTTACAATAATCCAATTGCGCATCTCGATAGGTATTGTGTATGTAAAACTTGTGAAACTTTTCCATTAACACCTTGTGAAGTCCTAGCCCAACACTGTTTACATAAGCATATTCATTCAATACCCGCATAGGAGATACTGTGTGTTGTTTGGTAAAGCATATGCCTGTTTTTACACGCCCTGTGTAAAATGCTTTGCTGAAACTGTAGGCAATGTGCGTGACACATTCGTCTATGTACAATTCAGTGGTAGCTGCTCCATAAAATGCCCTATCTAGGAAAACAGGTATTTGTTTTTGATTACACACACGATATATATCTGCGAGCTGTTCATGCCTTGATCCTGTGGCCGCCCATGGATCGCTTATGACCAACTTCATGCCTTTTTGTAGTTGTTCTAGGTTAACGCATTCAGCACCTAAACTGCGATGATATGGATACTCGCCTTTGAATGTCACTGTTTGAAGATGGGGATATTCTCTTTCAAAGTTATCATAAGCACCTGTGACTCCGTCTGTGACAAAAGCCTGCCAGTCATTGAGCGGTTCATCTAACCATGATCTATATTGTTCTACAAATGCGCCTAGATCCGGCTTACTATATATGAAATTGTGTAGATCAACAGACTCTATAGTTAGTTTGACTTCTGGATCATTTACTGCTATTGCTCTGTATGTTATCATAGTAGATCCAACAATTTCTGTTCAACAGTGGGATCAGCCTTGTTGAGCCATTGTGAATAACTTTTAAGTTCCATGTTAATACCCACTGGTCGGGGCCTTGCCCATTTAAAATCAAACGCAATCAACTTATCTCCGTTAAGGGTAAGATTGCTTAAACTGCCGTTGCGTTTAAATACTTTTTGTGTTTTAAAGAACTTGTACATTTCTACAATTTGATCTGTGATGTCTGGCATATTTACATGTAGGTCATCTAACACACATGATCTATAATATTTTTGAATGGTATAGTTTTCGCCTATTTCAATTAACTCTGGCACCCATTCACTGTGTTTAAACATGTTTAGCCAATAGCACTCCCATTCAAAAAATTCTTTAACCTGAGATTGGTTAAAACGATTGGGCTTACCGTCGCAGGTAATTGAGTCAGCATCAAATATTCGTTTGATGTATTGCTGATCCTCGTCGATGTAGACATCTACTAGTGTGCCTACACCTGGGTGTGTTGTTTGAAATTTATTCCACATATCTGCTAGTAAAAAGACTAAGTCCTAGTTTATTGTTTATTCCGTGGTGTCTAAAGTTGCTTCCGCAATGTATGTTTTGGCAATCAAATATCAATGCTTGCCCTATTTTCCAAGGGTATGCTCCCAGTATGCTGAACCCTTGTAAACTTTCATATGGTAGGTGAGTAAGATACTTCATATAATCTTCTACAGGAAAAGGTTCATCGCATACATTTTCTACACCAATTAGATCTGTTTTCCTTTCATTGTACAGCGGATCTGGAAGATATCCGAACAGACTGCCCTGCCAAAAATGACTGGCTGGTCCTGTCCATCTTTGTTCAAAAATCACTGTGTATATATTTGGGTTTTCTGTTAGAGGTATTACAACATTCTTATATGGTTGGCTATTTGGAAACTCTGATTGTTTGGTAGTGTCTGTGTGCGGATGAAAGGGATTGGGTGTTTCAAAATAGTTCCCACCATGTCTAAAGCACTTGCCTATGTATGGATCAAGTTTTTCTAATAGGAAATGACAGACTTCGTCATGCGATTTCCATTGCCAGTTGCGAGTCCCGCTCATTTTTTCTTTCAGCGGATACTTGTGCCTAACTTCTGCTAGATAGGTAATCTCTTCGCTGTCGAATAAATCTATTACTTGTGGTTCAGACATATTGTGGATTAAACTGTTGCCAGTTATACTTTCTGTTGTTATCTATAGGAGTGATCCAATCTACAAAGCTATTCCAGTCGCCTTGTTCTTTGTACATGTGTTCTATCACATGCGCAAGCTCATCATAGTCTTTCAATCTCTCTGCCACAAGATCCTTGTGTTCGGGCTTGAGATTGACAATGCTCAATGGTTGCGGATAATCTAAAATGCGCCATAGCACACTGCCTTTGTGTTTCCACCACTCCAGTATTTCGGGCAAATGGTATACATTCAAAATGTTAACCACACTGTTGGCACTGATTTGAATGCCCATTTCTGTGGCGCGAATAATATTTGTGCTTACGGTATTCCAATCACTGTGATATCTAATATAGTCACTGAGCTCGCCAACACCGTCTAGGCTTACTATAAATTCTATGTTTTTAAATTTGCTCCACAAATTTTCAAACTTTCTAGGATCTTGTGTGCTGTTGACAATATAAACTAGGGTGATATTTTTTGCCACATCAAAGTCAATCAACTGTTGTAAAAATGGTTCGTGATGGGGCATGAGTGTGACTTCCCCTCCAGCTAGTTTGATTCGTTTTAAATCCTTTACCAACTCCCAGTTGAGATTGATGTCTATGTCGTCTTGCTTGTCTTTGAAGCTGGATCCATAAATTTGTTTTTCTTCAGCGATCCATTTAGAACTGTTGTGACTGCTACAGGTCACACAAGCAAGATTACAAAGATTGCCCATGTAGATATCTAAATCAGTCAGCTTGACATCTCCGTTATCCTTTTCGCGCTTATTCCATAGCATCCTATGACTAACGCCGCCATTGTCTTCATGCATCTGACACTTCCAACATCCGCTGGGTTTATTGCTGGGGTTGTTTCTTATCGCATCAAATTCATTGCTGTTGAATACATCAACAACTTCAATAAGATTGTCTACTTTGTTAGTGAGTTCTCTGCGTTCATACCAACAGCAGGGCCGTGCTTTGCCGTTGTTGATGTAGACATTTCTGAAAGGTGCCATGCAGTAAGCCATTATTTGAAAAATCCTGTAAGGCTAGTGCGTCTGTGATTACAACGGTTTACTTTGTGTAGACAGTCTTTTATAATCACAAGTCTATTAGGAATAGGTTCATAGTATTGTCCTACACCGGGTGTCATAACATCTTGCCTGTGGTCAAAAACATTGCCGTTATTTCCGTGGCGGTCTGAAGAATCTGTGACCATTAACTGTCCTCCCCACTCACTGCGCCATTCGTCGTGTATATAAAAAGAATATGAAGCAAGTGAGGCATAATCTCTGTGCCAACTGATTTCTGCTCCTGGTTCGTAAACATGAACCATAATAGAAAATACATCAGATGGAAGAAAATCTTGTTGTGCCATAGCATCAAAAAACACCTGTAGTGCTGTTGGGTTATCTGACCACTGTTTGTGTTTGGTTTTATAAATTGTACCGCTGTCTAGTTTATATGCTACATCGTCGCCGTGTTGTATAGGCTCATAGCTCAAACCAAGAACTTCTTGTTGAACTTGTTTAAAGACTTTTTCATCCAAAAAGTTGTCATAGATTTCTATCATTCGTATACCGTCCTGTTATCTCGTAAATTTAATTTACATTTGGTATAGCATCTTGGATTACAGCTAGGAGTATCCCAACCATCTTGTAGATCATGTAAAAATTTACTATTACTAAAATAATTATCTATGGTGTTGTGGTTTAAATTATCTTCTGGATCGTCACTGCGTTCGTCATATCCAAAGTAGCAACAAGGCTGTAAAACACCATCATAGTGAACATACAACCATTTGTCGTCAAATGCTCTACATTTAACACTGTCGTTGGATTTAAAATCAAAAGGTGTATTTATTTCCTTGCTAGAAGGCCTAGCACTGTCAACGGTCACAAACTGTTTAAAGCCTAGCTTCTTACTAAGTTCTAGTGCTTGATCCACTTGATGTTCATTGTGTTTGAATTTAATAAACTTCCAGCTGGCATAGCCGCCTGCTTGTATGTATGCGTTAACATTGTTTATAATTCTGTGCCAATTACTGCCTTGTCTGTAGATATGATTTGAGTCTTCCAATCCGTCTATGCTAAATTCTACTCTAAAAATATGACCTGACTCTCTACTAAGATTGCCTAGTTCGGTCCAAAAGTTTTCGGTTCGTATGCTTCCGTGACTCTGCATGATTAGAACTTTAAGGCTCCAATTGTCAAGAAAATATTCTGTGATTTCTTTTATTTCTGGATTAGCAGCAGGCTCATCAATCTGCCCGCTATATATTACTTTGTTTACTGACGGTAATACATTGGGTTGAAACCATGTGGATACTTTTTTGTATGTAAGAAAATTAGTATTTAGGTGCGATTGTGCGGTGTTATCAAATGTGCGAAGACAACCTGGACACTCTAGATTACAAAAGGTGCCAGTTTCAAGATGTAGTTTTTCAACTTGATCTGCGCTGTAAGGCCACATTAGGTCTTGTCACCTTCCCTGTTGCGGCTGCTGTCCTCCTTGCCGCTAAAAACCATGAGGTTTTGCGCATTTTGAAACTTGTTTTCAATAAAGTCTAGCACAGTGTGTAGTCTGCGTTCTCGCACTTCCTCGTCAATGATTTCACCGTTAGGCAGAGTCACACTCCACGGTCTACTCATTTTTTCTTCTGCGCTGCCATAGGCATCTCTAATGCCCAACTCATCTATCTGCTCACTTATGCGTGTACCAGTGCTGATATATAGTTCGTTTACAACTGCTCTGTCAACAACACTGTCTAACCCTGTATCCACCATCATCTGAAGCATGTCGAGTGTTTCTTGGAAATCTTTTTCTGTTTCGGTAGGGTATCCAACAATAATTAATAAGTTAGCGTTGATGCCATACTTCTTCATCATTCTAAGGGTGTATTCTATGTCCTCGTTGGTTTCTTGTTTACCTATGTGACTTCTAACTTGATCGCTTCCGCTTTCCACACCTATTTTAAATCTGTAAAATCCTGCTTCAGCTGCGGCTTTGAAGTCTTCTTCAGGACTTTGTGCTTCTGGTCTAATTCTATAGAAACTGACTATCTTTGGTTTGTTAACAGGATCTTGTTTGTTTAATTCTGCTAGCGTATATATAAGTTTTTTATATTCTCTAAGACTTCCATTAATTAAGCTGTCGCCAAATTCAATATTGGTAGGCGTGTATAGATTCTGCATGTGGCGTATTTCATGAGCAAATTTTGCTCCGTCTTTGAAACGATATTTCATCATTGTAGGCACATTACAAAAACTACAGTTATACACACAACCTCTGCTGCCTATGAGATATATTCTGTTTTCTTTAGGGTTTTTTGCTTTGTGCCAATCTACCCTTAAATCACTAAAATCTGGATATGGTAAATTATTAAATTCTTCCGGACTTAGAGAATGAGAAACCTTTGTGTTAAGTCCTTCAAAATCAAATTTGCCTTCCAAACAATTTAAAAATGCTTTTTCGCCATCGCCTACCACAATATAATCTATATCATTGTGTTTTCTCACAGTATCAAAAAGTTCCATGGCTGCGGCACCGCCTAATACTAGTTTTAGGTCAGGACGAACTTCTTTGAATCGTTTTGAAATTTTCAATAAAAAATATTCACTGCTCCAGGTATGCGATGACAGTCCTATGAATTTTGGATTAGGAGCCAAAGCGTTATCAACTATCTCTGCTACCCAAGCATCTACATCGTATTTTTCTTCAAACTCTTTTGTAAAGCGTGTATATGGCCAAGTTCTTTTCTCATTCTTTTCTAGTTTTTCCCAGACGTCAATACTCGGATTAAAGCATTGGCACTTATAGCCATTTTCTTCAGCAAGTGCTTTGAGTAAGGCAATTCCAATAGGAGGTCCATTTAGAACAAGGGGAGGAATTGCTACTAGACTACAATCTATCATCAAACATATACCTATTAAGTGGAAAAACTTCTAAAAAGTTCTGATTGGTTTTAATATCATATGTATTTAGCCAGTCTTTTCCTTGCTCAATTACATCAGTCTGTGGTTCTAAATGAACCATGCTACCTAGTAGATCCAATACATGAGTTTTATATTTGTCATAGATTCTATAGTCTTGGGATTTGATAATATCTATAGCTTGTTGTAAACGAGTGCCATATGTTTGAACATAAAAGTATTTAGGATTACTAACATAATTATAATGCGGTTCTACATTATCTAAACCTCTATCATTGAGATAGTGCATGATTGTATCTAAGTACATTATGTTTGTGGCATTTAAAGCAATATTACATCTAAGCCTACCAAAGTTGGGCCAGTCGTGGAACTTGTCCATGAAACTGTCTAGATTCTTTTCAAATACGCTCCAGTCAATTCCTTGTCTTAGATATTTTCCTTGATTGTATACACCGTCTATGCTCATTCGCATATAGATCTTATGACCTTTATCTAGGCAACCTTTTATGTTATCTTCGAATTTTTTCCTGTATGTGTCGTTGTAATATAGATTGGTACTGAAACTAATTTCTTTTTGCCCGTCACTTTCTGGCTTTTTAAGAATAATGTCAAATATATCGTTGAACTCTTTGTGTAGTACTGGTTCGCCGCCAAACAACTGAAACATCTCAAGATTTTTATAGTTTTCGTTAATGTACTTTAATAGGGCTGTATTAACTTCAGCACCTTTTTTAGAACCTAACATATCCTCGGTAATAGGCTGTTCATCTTCCCATAGACTGCTACATTTACTGCTACAAAAAATACATCTTAAATTACAAAGATTGCTAAACTTTACTTCTAATATTCTAGGATGTGCGACATAATCTTGATCGCTGTTTTTGTAGGCGTAATTAGTTTTTAAAACTTGTTTGTAGCTCTTTGCGCCGTTGTCTTCGGCATACCAGCAATCTTTACAAAGGTCGTGTTTTACACCGTCTCGCAACCCTTGTCTTAAATCAACAATTTTACCATGATTGTGAAAGTCCAAGTCTTCTAGTTTTTGATAGGGTATTCTAGGACAGGAACGATACCACCCAAAGCCCGTGTCTATGCTATACATCTCCCACGGAAATGTACAAATAGTATCTTTATTTTTGCTGGTTATTTTTGCTTTACCCATATTTTCTCTTTGGTATTTTGCTATCGGCACTGCTTACACAACTAGGTGTTATACATTTCTTGGGTTCTTTAAACAAAGTAAATCCAGTCTCAATATGACCCAAGGGTTCGTCGTGACAGCTATAGGACCTTTTGATATTTCCGTCAGGCTCTCTTATAATTATGCCTTGATATCCAGCATTACAACTCCAGTCAGTAAACTTGTTAAAATTAAAGGCATTGAATCGTTCTGCTTGATCCATATACCATTTTTCTCCTTGAGAGTCTTCAAGCTCAACCTGCATGTTCCACGGAACACTAGCATCATTTTTTCCCATTATTCCTTTGGGTATTTGAAAGTTTGGTTTGGGTCTATTTGCCCACTTGCGTTTTACGTCAGTATATCCTCGCTGTGGCATTCCGTTGTAGAGTGTTTGTAGCTGTTCTTCTGTGTAGCCCTCTACGACTCTGGACGCTGTAGGATCGCTCTGTGGTTTAAGGGTGACGTTTATTCCTTGCTCGTGGAAGAAAAGAGCGTTTTCCCAATCTCGATCAAACCATTCTGGGACCATGACCATGTTAATAGTAATTTGTACATCATTTTCCTGACAGAGAATAAGTTTATCCGCAAACTCCTGCATTTTTTCTTTGTTGTCTACATGTTCGGTATGTAGACTTGCTGTAATACTAGCTCTGTGAAAGGACTTTGCTATCTCTACATACTCTTCAAACCATTTCATTTTACGACTACAGTTAGAAGTCATGTGAATACTGGTGTAGTTTGTGTTTTCGATATCTTGAGCTAGATGTTTTAAAATGTCGAAGTAGCCAGGATGGAAAGTAGGTTCTCCTCCTGACAGGGAGAAGTGGAAAGAATTGAAGCCGTTGAGTCTGGCTTGACGTTTAATTTCATCCACTGTGCGCAAGCAGAGCTCGGTAGGTCTATGGTCTTTACGGTCGGAACGGGCATATGGCCAACAGTAGGAGCATCTGTAATTACAGAATCTTCCAAGCAACCACGATACAGTAAAAAGATCACGATAAAGCAAAGTGCGTTGACCAACACTGACAATGTCATCAAGTGGTATTTTAGTGAAGTCATAGTTGGACCATTTTAAATTTTCATTCATACTATTAATATAACATATTCTTTATAGTTTGTCAATATCTATTGAATCCGTAGAATCTTTCCACTCTATCATGTCTTTAACTAGATGGTAATATTCCCAATCTCGAATCTTTGGTACTTTGAGATCTAGGTTATCAGTACAGCGCCATTTAGGGCAACGAATCGGTTCAGTTGGCAAATCAATGCTGCCGCTATCATATATATTACCACGCTTGCCTCCCACATGACAACTTCCTATATAGATATCTCCTGTGGGTGTCACTTTCAAATGTTTTACCCCAGCCCAGCATAACCAACCTTCATAGTTGTTTTTCTTGTCAAAATTTAGTTCATTGTAATGAAAATCTTGATCAACTAGATCACCGTCGTTGTCGAACCAAAACTTTAATTTGCGTTTGTCTGGAGTTATCTTGTTTTCGTACAATTGTTTGATTTTTTCTTGTTCACCTTCTCGATAAAACTTTTTCTCTCTGGTTTCGATAGCTTTGATATCTGTCTGGTCAGCATTGCTCAACAGTTTGTATTTTGATTCTGTATCATTGTTGGTTTTAAAATCTAGTTTCTTATCAGGCAATAATTCGTTAGAGTTGCCGCCTGGCGGACGAATATAACGGTGTTCTATGTTAGTGATGCCGTGATCGCGAAATGCCTGTTCCATGCGTTCAACATTTTCAAACTGTCCTGGATAAACCATGAATCTAAGTATCAGTGTTTTTTTGATATAACCTGTGTCCCAGTCTGGAAACTTGTTGTTGCTTGCTTCCTGCTCCGCATTCCACTGCCTGCGCCAATCTTCTAGTTGAATACATTTGTCTATGAATTCATCAATACGATGTTTCATGTGTTCAAAGTGAAAGCTAAGTGTTATACCGTCTAAATACTGATATAGCTCTTTGAGATAGGCTGCTGTTCTGCTGCCGTTGGTGGTTAGACTAACATGTTTTGCGCCCCGCTCATGTTTGATATACTTACACAGTTTCATGAAATCTGGATTGATAGTGGGTTCACCGCCCGTGAGGCTCCAAAAAACATTTATGCCGTGGGCGTCTATGATAGTGTCAGCAAGGGCCCGCATGTTTTCATAGGGAACATGAGGGGAATGATTGTCATGCAGATAGTCAACACAGTAAGAACAACTGAAATTACAGCGTTTCCCTATGTACCAATCAACACTAAATGCCCCGGTTGGATTGTGCTTAAAATAACTTGCTACAGGTTTCAATGTGATATCTCATTATTAAGTGCGTATATAAATATATTTATGGCAAAAGATACCTTATGTTCGATGATTTGGAATCATCAGTTTATTGATGGTTCTGGGAGAGTAAAACCCTGTTGCCGTTTTCAAGGCAATCTCGGACAGTTAGAAGGCGACATTGATCTTAATTTTAACAACGAAAAAATGTCTGCTGTAAGAAAATCAATGATTGCCGGTGAGCGGCATCCTGGCTGTACACGCTGTTGGCAAGAGGAAGATTCAGGCAAGAAAAGTCTGCGACAAAGATATAATCAACATGCTAAACTAGGGATAGAAACTATAGCAAAAGATGCTCCTAGAATAGAATGGTTGGAACTTGCTATATCTAACGATTGTAATCTTGCCTGTAGAATGTGCGACAGTCGCTACAGTCACAAAATATTCGCAGAAGAATTTGAATACTACGGCAAAACATTTACACAAACAGCACGGACAAAAATGCCCGTTGAAAGTGTATTTCCACATGTGCCCAATCTCAAACATCTAAAGATAACAGGCGGCGAACCTCTTATTACTCCAGATCATTGGCGACTGTTGGATTACATTATTGACGAAGGACATGCTCATCACATATATCTAAACTACAGCACCAACTGTACTGTATACCCAAAACAACACATAGTAGATCGCTGGCGTAAGTTTGAATATATTGAACTAGCGATTAGTTTAGACAGCATTGTACCACAAGAAAATGAGTATCTGCGTCACGGAACAAAGCAAGAAGAAGTTGTTGCTAATATCCAGAGATTTGTTGAGCTACAAAAAGAAATTGATCTACATGTGATTGCTAGGCCCACCGTGACACTACTCAATGTATATCACCTACCCGAAACATTGGAATGGCTGGACGACATGAACATACGACATAATGCCACGCACTTGGCATATCCAGAACACTTGAGCGTGACTGTGCTGCCACAATCTGCTAAACAACTAGTAAGCGAAAAGTTTGCCAACTATGATTTTAAAAACGACCTCACACGCAAGAGCTGTGAATACATTGCCAACTACATGAACAGTGAAGACAACAGTAGTAAACTACCGGAGTTTAAACGTCACACAGAGTTTCTAGACAGCAGTCGCGGACAGAGTTTTAAAGAGTCGTATCCGTACTTTGACTTTTGATAGGTGAGTATCCTTTCCCACAGGTTCTAGCACATCTCATTAATTTACCACCCTCTAGATCTTTATCCCAACTGGCTTCTAGCTCGCTAGCAAACCAAGGATGATTTAAAATATCGTTCCAAGAATTTGTTCTAAGGCTATTGAACTCTGTGCCGTATTTTTTGAACAGCTTTTCGTGAGTGTCATCCATTATTTTATTTTTATTGGGATAGATATCATTAGAAATATAGCAACAAGGAAACACCTGAGCATATGCGTTTACATACAATCTCTTAAACTCATTTTTATATAGGCAATCGATAGGAGCAACATTGTAATACTTTTCTATGCTGCCGTATTGTTGTGTAAGTTCTTGGATTTTCTTACTCTGCGGATTGCGATATTCTTCACCGGGTGGTTCTAGATAATATTCGATATCGCCTTGCTTGTTTTTAACACGCCATTTATCAGGACCGTCTGGTGAATAATCAAACCGACTGGTTTTACGAACACGAAATTGTTTGAAGCCCATCTTCTTGGCTAGTGCTTCTGCGGCTTCGACTTGATGTTCGTTGTGTTTGAATACAATGTAGTCCCAACGAGCAATACCACCTGCGGCAAGATATGCTTGTGCGTTTGCTATAATCTTTTCAAAATCTGTGTTTCTTCTATACAGATGATTTGTGTCGGCTAGACCGTCTATGCTAAAAATAGCTAAGTCGTTTTTTCTATAGTGTTCATGGTCAGGTTTTTTATCCTGCATGAGTTTGCCTAGTTCTGCCCACCAGTTGGGTGTGCGTAGGCTAGCATTTGAATAAAACTCTACCGTGGCATCTGTGGTTTCTTTGATCCGTTCTATAGCGTATAAACTTTCTTTAGCAACAACAGGATCACCGTGGGTGCCGCAGAACATAACATTTTCTAGATCTGGAAACTGTCTATCAAAAATACGATCAACGTCTTCCCGTGTCCATTCATCTAATACTAGATCCTCTTTGGTTTTGCCGCCAAAGTCATTCCTAGCACACATAGGACAGGCCGCATTACAACGATTTGTAATTTCTACATGTAGGTCTCTAACACTGTCAAAACTATGATACATTATTATCCAATAATTGCTCTATCTTATTTTTTATTGTATTGTTGACTTTACTTCTTAAGACATTATTTTGTGGGAAGCCCACTATAGATAAATCTATCTTCCATTCTTGTGAATTATTCCAAACTCCATGAAGTTTTTTATGATTAAAGCAGACTAACTCTTGATGATAAAAATCTACTATACCACCTTCTTCCATTATCAAAAAACAATCTTTAGGATAGAATACAGATAATCTTTTTTTTGTTAGTTGTTTATTTGGATTTCCTTTATCAAAATGTATAGGAATTTTACTTCCGGGGGGGTTGGCACTTATCCAAGCACCGGTGTTTATACAGTTATATTTTTCGATACAATCCTTAAGCGCAGGATATTTTTTATCGTACACAAAAGAATAATTTTCGTATTCTATACCTTTATGTCTTTGTTTATCTCTACCTCCACTTTCAGACTTGTATAAGTGATAAATTCTCCATCCATCGGGGTTGTGTCCTGAAATGTGCGTAGACTCATATTCTGAATTACGGAAAATTTCAAAACATTCATTTTGAATTTCCTTGATATCAACATCCGGAAGGGGATAACTAAACCAGGGCAAACTTGTTTTATGTTCTAAAAAAACAACAGGATTTTCATGTTTATATACTGCTTCTAAATCTTTTCTATAATCAAAAAAATTTATTTTTTTATTCCCCCATTTATTTAAAAAATCTTGTTCATTATAAATCATATTGTTATTTTCCGATCTAGACATAGCTCACTAATGTTAACATCTTTTGGTTGTTCAATCAACCACTGTATAACGCCTGCTACATAGTCTGTATCCAGTTTAGGTGTGTTGGGCATTTTTTCATCTTGTTTGGGAGTGTGTAGATTACCGGGACTGAGATAAGTCATCTTAATTGGATTATCATTTTCTCCGGCACTGGCTTGACTGATTTGTCTACAATATGCTCTAAGTGCTTTCTTTTCAGCAGGATACATCCACGCTGTGCCTTTCACAGGCGTGTCGGCACTGCTGCCTACGACTATAAGGTATCCGTCTTTTTTATGCTCAAACCATTTTTTAGCAACTTCTTGTACTAAGTTAGTTTGATGATGTTTCCAAAGGCAACTAACGCTAATTACCACATCATAGTCTAAACTTTTTTCAGCAAAATCTCTCTGCGTTTGATATTGTGTTAAGTCCCTATCGCTGTGACTTCTACTACAAAACTCCGCATCAGGATAGATAGTTTTTATAGATTTTGCTAATCCGTAATCTGGATTTCCTGCTATTAATATTTTCATAAATCAATCAACCTATTATTGCTTCCGTAAACCGAACTAAATTCGTAATCAGTACCGCAAGTTCTCCCACATGCGAATAATTTGGGCACTGTGTCGTCCATTGTTCCTTTCCAACTAGCACAAAAATCTCTACCAAAATAATCATTATCTAATATTTCAGCAAGACTGTGATGTCGTAAACTGTTGAAATTCTTTCCATATACATCAAAAATTTGATTTATCTGTTTCTTTTGTGTGTTTTCACCATAATGATAAACACCGCTGGCTGTCCAGGTGCAACTCCATACTCTTGATTCGAAATCGATAAACAGTTGTCCGTTAGGTTGCCATTTACATTGTATCGGAGTCTTATTCACATAGTTTTCCCAAGATCCGTAATTTTCAAGTATTTGTTCGTTCTGACTTTTGCCCGAACCTTGGAAGTTTGGATTGCGAGGCATGTTCAGTATGTATTCTGATTTCTTTGTAGACACTGTTTGATCTTTAACAGCATTGCCTTTTTTGTATTGTTCGTCATTCACAAAACGATTGGTAAGTTTTAATTGAAATTGCTCAAACCCCATCTGTCTTGCAATATCAACAGCTTGATCTACTTGATGTTCATTATGTCCAAACACCAGATAGTCCCATCGTGCTCTGCCTCCTGCATCTATAAATGCTTGTGCATTACGCATAATTCTTTGCCATTTTGCGTTAACACGATATACATGATTTGTATCTTCTAATCCATCTATACTAAAATTAACTTTTCCTCGTCCCTTGAGTATTTTAGCGACCTCTTTCCACCACTTTTCGTCTCTGACACTAGCATTTGTGGTTATGATGCACTTTGCACTGGTATTTTCCACAACATATTGTAGGCAATCTAACCAAGTCTCAGAAACGGCTATTTCGCCATAATTCCCGCACCACATTACATCCTTAAGGTTTTTAAGGTCATTTAAGAACCATTTATAATCATCCACAGTTAATTCAGTAAGAGGTAGGCCTGGCACTGTTCCGCCCTCGTGTGTTCTAGCACACTGCGGACATCTTAGATTGCAGGTAGAGTTATGATCTATCTGTAGATATTTAACATCTTGCGGATTAAGATACTTCATATTCTTTTAGGATCTCATATAATTCTGGGATGTAATCTTCAATGCTGTGTTGTCGTATTTCGTCTAACCTTCTTGTGGCTTTCCAAAACTGTGGTACAGCATCTGAAAAATCTTTGGCATACATGTATTTGCTGTATTGATCCAAAAGTCTTACAACTTCTTTTTTGCTCGCAACCTTTCTGTCTGCTTCCCAGTTTTGCTTGTCTATTAAATCTATAAGTATAGGCTTGTAATCTTGATATTTTTGATGAACTATATCCTTCACCTTTTGGGGGAACATTCTTGTGTTATAGAATCTCGGGCCATGCAGAGGATGAGGTGTTATGATTGGTTTGAAATTATCATCGTTAATTCGAGGTAGTTTGTTTTTGATTATCCATTCCATGAACTCTGGAAAATGTAATGCATTAAAAACATTTATAGTTGCAGCAATCCATACTTTGAAATTGCCTTCTGCTTGGCTTAGTTTTACAAGGTTTTCATATATCTTATCGAAATTACTTGGATACCTCATGTAATAATTAATGTCACCTACACCGTCGATGCTAGCTCCAATATTAACCTGTTTAAAATGTTTCCATATATCCCAAGCTCGTTGAGGTATATTAGTCAAGTTGGTGTTATACTCTACAATAATATTTTGTGCATGTCCTTGATCAACACACTTTTGTAAAAACTCATAGTGTCTGTCAATTAGTAATGGTTCGCCGCCAACTATATAGAGTTTGCGTATTTCTTCAATACTGTTATCCATTTGCACCCAGTAGTTGTCGCTTTCATGCCAATTATATAAATCGGTCTCTGGCTCGTATTTGCCTTTGGCATTTTTAACAAGTTTTACTTTTCCGTGACTGTCTCTATACGAGTCTCCCCATAGTTTTACTTGATCCTCATACCATTGACTGCTGTCAGTTGGACCGCACATACGACATTTTAGATTGCAGAGATTTCCAAATCTAACATCGTAAAAACTACAGTTGATTTCGTCTTCTCTAATAGTGCCATCTTCGTCTGTTTTTGCAAGTAAATCGTCCCAGTCAAACTCGCCTCGACTAACCCATATGTCATTCTCATAATCGATACGGGCATTCATTCCTGCTTCGCTTTCAGTTTGACAGCGTATACATTCAGGATGCCATTTTCCCTGCATCATAAATTGACGTATTTCTTTGCTGAGATTGCTGTTGCGAACTTTTTTTAAATCCGCTGTTTTAGCATTATATGCATTGCCTGCTTCGTCTTTGAGTATTCCACCGGTAGGGCCGTGCTGTGCTTGACAGCACACACGAATATCGCCGTTAGCTCTAAGGCTTTGACTCATCCATGGTATTGGACATAAAATATTTTTATTACATTCGTTCATTTATAGTTCCAATATTTTTTTAATTCAGGCACAACTTTTTGCCAACTGTTGTTTCTCATTATATCAAAGGGTAATATTTTTTCTGGACCTTCTTTAAATATATTTTCGTTAGGTGTACTATTTAATAGATACTGTTTAATTTTTTCCATATGATGATTCGCAAATGGATAGTTTTTACTTTCTATATTTTTTATAACTTCAAGAGCCTGTTGTTTTGCTTCCTCAGGAAGATTAGCTATACTCATCCAGTTAGGAGTATACAAAAGTGTATGGGCTGAAAAAACAATAGGTTTGTTATATGTCGTTCTTACATAATATATATATTCAGCTAGTTTATCAAGATTCCATATAGAGAAGATACTTATAACTGGTATTGTTTTCATTTCAACATTATCTTTTGTTTCCCTAGCAAGAGTTTCAAAATTTTTCGATATAGCAGCCCATTTGGAAGGATATCTTATGTAATCGTTCACTTCTTTATATCCGTCAATACTACAATAGATGCTTGTTTTTTTAAAACTATTATAAATTTCTATATGTCTAGGTTGAACATTTGTTAGATTGGTGCTCACGCCTAGATGTATTTTATCTGCGTAGCCTAGGTCAATAATCCTTTCTAAAAAATTCCAGTTTTCTGGTATAATAGTAGGTTCTCCGCCTGCCAAATAAAGATACTCTAGATTGCTAATGTGCGTCTCTATGCTGTCCCAAAAATCTTTATTTTGATACCAATTTAAGTTTTTATCTTTAAAATTAAAATATTTTGAACTAAATTTTTTTTCGAACTGATTAGCATCTGTGTTAGTTTTGTTGATTTCTCTAATAAAAAAATTACTGCTGGAAGCATCGCAACTTATACATCCTATATTACACATATTACCCAATCTAAATTCTAATTCTTTTATAGGTACATCGAGTCCTGCTAGAATTTGTTCGGCACTACTTTTTTGTATTGTATATGTTTCCATAGTCCTTTTACTGCTACCACATGCTTTTTCTTGCTCGTAGCATCTCACACACATGGGAGATTTAACACCATTTAACATATTTTGTTTAAGTTGTTTCACACTTTCAACTTGTTGGTGCTTGGATATATCGTGATCATTAGCATTGTACCAACCGTTATCAACTCTAAAATCATGAGATGCCCAACTACAGGGACGTATTATGCCGTCTGGCTTAATGCCTATGTGTGTCCAGGGCATTACACAGAATACACCGTTGTCTTGTTTTTCAATACCCATCGATCATAATCTCGTGAAGATTCCAGTTTTTTGGAGCACAAGCAATCCAGTTGATCATATTGCTTATATCGTTATGCTGTAGACAGTTGTTTCTATAGTCATCTAGCTGTTTCATTTTTTTATTGGCTAACATGCCTACATGTAGTTGTGTAAATTTAAAATCATGTTTAGTAAAATCCCTACTGATTTCGTATCCATAATCCCTTATAGCTTTTTTCTTTGTGCGGTATATATTTACTTGCCAAGGATCTAACGTCTTGTCTTTGGTTCCTTTAGGGTGTAGCACAATCGTGCTTCCTATATTAATAAAATGTCCGCCCCACTTGTTTATTTTGAGGGTTTTGAATATATCATGCACCAGTTCGAGTTGAGATCCGGAAGCATATGTAAACAAAACAATTACATCACTATCAAGTGCTTCTTTACATATTTTTTTATTTTCTTCAGGTACAGCGTGTCCAGTAGTTCTGCCTACGCCAATTACCTCATGTCCGTAAATAGTATCTAAATCTTCAACAATTTTTGAACTAAACTCGCCGGTTCCGCCTATAAAATAAATTTTCATTTTGGTTCTACGCTCTCTTTTAGATGTTTAAAAGAATCGAAATAGTCAATACCTCTATTTGCGTTAAGACTTTCAAAATAATATTTTGCTTTGTATCTTAAGTCATTATTATTATATTCTTGGGTTTTAAGTGTGTTTATAAGCATATCTAAACTTTTTAGATAAATCTCTTTGTTTTTATGTTTTGTAAAAATATATAATTTTGTTTTTAATAATTCTAATTTTTTTATCTGTTGATTTCTTAATTCATTAGTGACCATTTCATGTCTAAGATAATCTTTACCCCTTACCGTAGTAAATCCTAGCCAAAATCTATCTAGATTATTTTTCTCAATGTATTCGTTTAAAAACACAATTAGCTTGTCCATAGAAAGACAATTTAACATTTGTAGTGTAGTTTGAGTTAAAAATCTCCAATCGTTATGAAGATTTAAACAAGTATCCATGCTAGCAATAACATCAGTCCACTTTGTATGATATCTTATAAGCTCATCTTCTTTGTGGAATGAGTCAATACTATAGCGGAGAGTACCTCCGGCGAATCTATTTAATATTTCTACTATTTTATTATCTAACAAAGTAGCATTTGTGCTGATATCTAGTTGTATATTTTTTGCTTGGGGTGTTTTACTAATTTCTTCAATAAATCTTATACTGTCTACATCGGAAAAAACTTCGCCGCCTCGAAATTCCATAAAGAGACAATGGTCTAAATTATCTAAAATTTGGTTGCGGAAAAATTCACTTTTTGACAGATACTCTTCTCCGCTTTCTTTTGCTATATCTAGACTTCCTTTCATTATATCAGCAATGGTTCCTTGCTTTTCCCATTTATTGTATTCTTTATACATCATACTGCTTAATCCAGGAGTACACATAATACAACTTAGATTACACTTAGTTGAAAGTCTAATTTCCCACCATTGTGGCATAACATCAACATAACCATTCTTTTCTTTATATTTTTCAAGCAGTGGTAGAGTTCTTTCAAGGAATCTACTATTTTTTCCTATTCTTTTTGACGTGAGTCCGCCTGCTTCCATTCTATGGCAGAATTCGCAATTGGGTATGTTTTCTCCATTGAGCATTTTCATACGAAAATCTTTCATAAACTTGGAATTCCACAAATCTGTAATATTGTCAGATCCTAAGTTAAAAACTTCTGTGTTTGAATTATATGTGTCTGGGTTGATTTCGTCAAGCACTAGATCTTTTGGTATGCCATGGTCAATGCCTCCTATACTACAGCAAACTCTGGCATCACCTTTGCCGCGAGTATTAAGTTGTACAAAAGGAACTACACAGAATTTATCTTTGTCTATCATAGATATCCTTTGAATATAGGAAATATTTTTTCGAAATCGTCAAAACCTCTAGTGTGATTGAGCTTGTTTACCCATTCTTTAAATTCAGGCATTCTGGCGCTCCAGTCTTCGGCATTCATAAAATTTATGATACCTTTGTATCTAGGAATTCCATAATCTGCTTTTAAGAAAGTTTCTTTATCAATACCAGCTTCCTTCACTCCTGTAAACTTTTCCCAATTATCTTCTACCCACGGATAAAAATCATTTTCATACTTTTCTGTAATCTGTTGTTTGATATCCTGTGGCAGGACTTTTACATTTAGTTGTGGTGGCCAATAGGCAAAATGCATGTTTACACCGCCTGCTCCTAGAGGCCATTTGTTTATTTTACGGAAGTTTTGTCCAACTTTCCAACGAATAAACTCAGGTATATAAGCAATATTCAATGCCATAAGTGTTGTTGCTGTTGTTATCTCTACATTGTCAGTTGTGTTATCTAAAATATGAAAAACTTCTTCTTGATGTTCCCAACGACTAGGATATCTAATGTAATCATTTTGTCTTCCATGGGCATCTATACTGTAGTGAAATCTTACACGCTTAAACTCTGCCCATAAATCAAATAAGTCATCACGCCATTCTACAGCATTTGAATTATATCTTAGTTCTATATTTTTAGCATGTCCTCGTTTTATACATTCCTCTAACAAGTCGTAGTGTTCGTCTATTATTAGACTTTCTCCACCAGCAAAATATAATTGATACATATGAGGCACTTGATCCATTAGCTCATTCCAGAATCGAGGATTGTTTTTGTGCCAATTATAACTTGCGCCGTGATTGCGACCTTTATTATCCCATCCGCTTGTTTGTTTTAATTTTTCGTTTTGTAGATTAGGATAAATTTCATTCCATTCTTTAACCCACCCCGAACTATCGTGAGGTGAGCACATAACACATGCTAGTTGGCACTTTGTTCCCATTCTAAGATCAATATAGCGTATCTTAGGAGGAGTGCTTCCGTCTTCTTGTGTTTCGTCCACTAACTGTTGTAGATCATATCTTTTACCCCAGTACTCCGTTTCCCAATTTCTCTTACTGCGATGTCCTGCTTCTTCTTCTTTGTAGCATTTTAAACAACTAGCTGGTTTTTCACCACGCAACATCATCTTGCGAACATTACGCATATAGGCACTGTTCCAAGCATCTTCGAGACTGGTGTGATTAAAGTTCGCCGGAATACCGTCATCGTTTTTTACTACGCCAACTTCTCCTCCGCCTACTTTTTTGTTAGAGTCTGGATCTTGGACCGAGCTTGCGTTTGATGTACAACAGGTTCTCATTTTTCCATCAGGTCGACTGGAAAGATGTAGCCACGGCAATGCGCAGAATGTGGGTGATATTTCTTTCATATAGTATTTATAAAGTGCGTAGTTTATTTAGAACCACTCTGGTGATATCATACCAAGGACTTGTTCGTATGTATATTGCTGATAGCTTATGCTAGCAATAATTCTTCGTGTTGGACAATCAGTATTTACGCCTCCGTGGGGTACTTTTGTATCAAAAATTACAGGTGTTCTAAGATTATATTTTTCCATTAATTTTTCGTCATATTTATAAAATACAGGTTGTCCTAGTTTATTTGATTTGTTACCTTGCGTAACTACTTTGGGTCCAAAATCTCTTGAATATTCTGCCAAATCAAAATATTTTCCTATATAAAAAAAACTATTCGCATAATCTACTTCAACAGGTATATTTATAGCAGCAAATCTACCTCGGTCTGAATGAGGTCTATTCTTTACTCCGGGTATTTGTTCGTAGAATTCTATTTTATCACATTCCGGAAAATGTTCATAAACCTTTTTTGATCTATCTAAACGATAGTGGAAAAATTGACTTTTATAAGTATCTATGATAATCTTCCAGTCGTTATCTATCCAGCTTTGCTTGATATCTTGAATAATTTTTTCTGGAAAATTATTTAATTTATAATAAGTCTCCATTATTTAAGATCCTCTATTTTATGGAGAATTCCTCTTTTATAACCACATACCCTGTGACATTTTTTATATGGAGTAGAAGTCCAAGTTTTTTCAAATCCTCTAAAAAAATCGCCATTTATGATTTCTGATACTTTGCTATTAGTTAGACTGTAGGGAGTTTGTGTTTCTTGTGCTATTTCCATTTCTATTCGATTAGGTCCACTATAATGATATCCTGTATTACAGCAAGGATACACTCGGCCGTCTGCTGCGATGTACATGCTAGATTCTTTTTTAGCATAGCAATCTATTTTTACTCTAGCAGGGTCTTTATTAGCTACTGCTCTGTAAGGGTTTTTATCCAAAAATCCTTTTTTTGAAATATTTGGCTCATATATATTATACAGATTGTTTCCGTTTTTATCCAGTACAGGCAAAACTCCTCTATCAAATCTATTAGTTTTTAATTTTTCAAAACTTTCGAACTTCATTTTTTTGGCTAATATTTTAGCATCTTCTATTTGATGTTGATTATGTTTAAAAACTATAAACTTCCACCATGCTCTGCCGCCAGCGTCTATAAAAGCCTTAGCATTTTCCATTAGTTTGTTCCATTTTACATTTCTACGATAAAGATGGTTGGTATCTTCTAATCCGTCGATACCAAATACAACCTTACACCTGTTATCTAATATCTCAGCCAATTCTTTCCACCAATCAGTATTTCTTGCTCCCCCGTTAGTCATTATTGTAATAGGAGTGTTAAACTTTTCTTTCCATGCTTTAATAAAATCAAATAAATGGGGATAGACTATTGGATCTCCATAATTACCGCATAACTGTACTTTTTTTCCAACTGGAATATCTATTTTATCTAACCATTTGATATCAAAGTCATCTAACTTCAAATATGGATTTTTCATGTCTCCGTTTATATTTCTAAGACACATTGGACATGCCGCATTACATCTAGTAGTAAGTTCAATATGAATATAGCTTAACGGTAATTTGTAAAAACTCATTCAAACCACTCGTTAGGTAAGTTATTCAATACTTGCTCGTATGTGTCATTAGGAAATCCGACACTTGCTATTACCCTAGGAGTCTTGCCAGCAATGTTGTTTCCTCCGTGCGGTATTTTAGTGGAAAATATAACAGGATCTTCTAGATTATATGTTTCAAACATTTTATCTTGATAGACATAAAATCCGTTTCGTCCTTTATATTTTGCTTTGTGACCATATGATGTTGTTTGTAATACATCTTCTTTGTATAATCCTAGTCTCATATATTTTCCGCAAAAGAAAAAACTATTTTCATAGTCTACTTCAATTGGAACATTAATAGCACACAATCTACCTCGATCTAAATGAGGCCTATTCGAACATCCACTACTGACAACATAATATTCTATATAACATTCTGCCTCAAAATATGTAGAAAGTTTATGATCATAATTTAAACAATAATGCCACATCCTGTTAGTGAGCACTTCTTTTATTTCTTGCCATTTATTTTCCGACCAGGCTTCGCATAATTCTTGTTTTATATCCTTTGGAAAGTTTTTTATTTTATAAAAAGTTTCAGCCATGTTATTCCTTTGTAAATTGTTCGCTAAATGGGTCCCATTCTGTTCCGCATTTAGTAGCACAAACTTTTAATTTTCCTTCACTACAATTTGACATGTTCCAACTAGATTCTATACTGTCAAAAATACCTGTAGCAAATACTTGATCTAATCCTTGCCTAGCATCAATACTAGATTTATCGCCTATATGGTCCCATATTTGTTCTACACGAGGATCCTTGTGCCACCACTTATACATACGACCAGCTGTCCAACAGCAAGGTAATGCTAGTCCTTCGGCTGTTATAAAAAGACTGCCTTCCTCTTTTACTTTACATCGGATAGGAGCAGCATCGTAGTAAGCATCCATAGACCCATACTTCTCAATAAGTTTATCTTGTTTAGTAAGAGCGCGGTTTTGATATTTAAGATCGGGTTTTTTAAGTTCTGTAGTCTCCTTACCCTTTCTATCTTTTGCTTGGTGTTTTTCTTTAGCATCTGTTTTTGCCGTGACAAATCTTCCTGTCTTTTTAGCAATAAACTTTTCAAAGCCCCATTCATCGGCTAGTCGTTCTGCTTGTTCTATTTGATGCTGATTATGTTCAAATACTAGGAAATCCCAACGAGCTCTACCCCCGGCGCTGGTAAATGCTCGCATAGATGTTTCAACTCTGTCCCAGTTCACACCTTGACGATATATATGATTAGTATCCCGTAGGCCATCAACGCTGAAAATAACAGCACCCATCTTGCCGAAAACTTCTGCAAGTTCTCTCCACCATTCTTCATCTCTTGCTCCTGCGTTTGTGTTCATGCTCAACCACATGCTTGGATTGTGTTCTCTAAAGTATCGAAATATTTCTAATGTATCTCGTGCTACAATAGGATCACCTAGGTTTCCACACATATACATTGTTTTCAACTGTGCGATAAACTCCGGAGGAAATATCAGTTTACAATCGTCTAGCGAAAGTTCATCGAGGTTGATATGAGGATTGACACCTTCGCCATTCATGTTCCTATCGCACATAGGACAGCTAGCCTGACAATTTTGCGTAATTTCTAAATGAATTGTTTTTATATCTTCTAGTTTATACATTATAATCCATTAGGTCTTTAAATCTCGGATGGAGCTTTGTAATATCTGTTTTTCTATAAGCATCTGTTTTAGGAGTTATGTCCTGCCATATTTTTAAATTATCCTTATTGAACGCATAGTTATCCAATCCAAATTTCATAGCTTGAAACATTTTTAAATATTTAGGATATTTAAGTTTTAGATCTTCAATATCTTTATATATCTCACTTCTAAATTCATTAGGAATAATACTAAGATTCTGCCAAGCAGGTTTTTGGCACTGGTTCATATGAATGAGGATTTTTTCTTCAAAATTCTCATCAATAAAATCTAGCAGTTCTGGTACCCAGTCTTTTATAGTAAACGCAGTGGCACTAAACCATACTGAATTAACAGCAAATCGATTATCAAAATGTTTTCTGTCTTGTACAAATTTTAAAATATTTTCTGTAATTTTTTTCCATTTAGCAGGACTTCTGATATATTCATAAGTATCACTTGTACCGTCTAAACTAGCAGATACTCTTACAGTCTTAAATTCCTTTAATAACTCGAATGTTTTGTTATAGTTTGTAAAATTTGTAGTAAATTGTAATTCGATATTTTTTGAATAACCTTTATGTATTAAATAATCAAAAATTTTATGTATTTTTTTACTTATTGTAGGTTCGCCACCATTTAGTTTTATGCGTCGAGTATTCTTTGAAATAGTTTTAATAAATTCTTCAGCATTATAATCAGCATCTTCGCCAGATAGATCCCATAGATTTAAATCTAAATCTTTGGCCATTTTTTCTATTTTATTAGCATTATCAGGATTACACATAGTACAAGATAAATTACACATATTATCAGGTCTATAATCTAAATATATAGGTTCTTTATACGGGTTACCGTATTCTATATCGATATCCTCTTCAGTAGCTCCAATACGAGTCATAAAATTATCGTTCCACTGTTGTCTATAACTAAGTACGCCGCTTTGTTCTTGTTTTTTACATATAGAACAACTGTCAGGCCATTCTCCTTTTATAAACATTTTTCGTATCTTTTGTTGTTCTTCACTTTTCCAAAAACTAGCAATACTGTCTTTTTTTAAACTAGATGTAAGAGGTTTTTGTAGACAACACGAGCCCATTTTTCCATGACGACCACTAAAATAAATGGCATAGAAAGGTAACAGACATACTATCGATTTGTTTTTATTTTCTTCCAATTCTCATAAACCTCGTGTATTTGGATAATTTTAACTCTCTTTGATATATATGATTAGTGTCCCGTAGGCCGTCAACGCTGAAAATAACAGCACCCATCTTGCCGAAAACTTCTTCTAGTTTATACATTATAATTCATTAGGTCTTTAAATCTAGGGTGAAGTGTAGTAATATCAACTTTTTTATAAGCGTCCATTTTAGGATTTAATTCTTGCCAAGTGCGCAAATTTTCTGGATTGAACTGGAAATTATCTAGTCCAAAAATTAATTGATCCATACATCTTTCTCGTTGATGTGCGTATCTATCTTGCGATCGATATCGTTCTATGTTTTCATAAATATCGTCTCTGTATTCGGGAGGAATAATAGAAAGATTTTGCCATATAGGATTCTGTGCTTGGTTTACATGAATATACTGATTTTTCGATCCTGCTTTATGAGGAAAATGTTTATTGAAAAAATCCAACAATTCAGGAAGCCAATCATCTACCGTAAAAGCTGTGGCGACATACCATACAGTGTTTACACCAAAATTAAATATATCACGTCTAGCATCCATTTGTTCTTTGAATTTAATTATATTTTTTTTAGTAGTGTTCCATTTAGCAGGGGTTCGAATATAATTGTATGTGTCTCTGGTTCCATCTAAACTAGCTGTCACAATTACACTTTTAAAATTATCAAGCATCTGAAAAGTTTTATTATAATTAGTAAAATTAGTTGTAAACTGCAATTCAATATTTTTTGCAAAGTCGTTGTCAATAGAGTACTGATATAGACTTTTAATTTTGTTATTTATAGTAGGTTCGCCGCCATTAAGTTTTAATCTTTTAGTGTGCTTAGTAATAGCTGTTTTGAGTGTATTGATAGCTGTAAATTCTTGCTTGCGTTCTGGGTCACCCCACACGCTTATATCTAGATCTTTTACCATTTGTTCAATTTTACTACTTGCCCCTGGATTACACATAGAACAGCTTAAATTACAAAAGTTGTCAGGTCTAAGATCTGTAAAAAAAGCATGACCTGTACTATTGCCTTTTTCTACATCCAAATCATCATAGCATGCTCCTGCTTTAAACAAATTATGTTCCCAGCGTTGTCTGTAGCTTTTGACGTTAGAATTTTCCGCGTTCATACAAATTTTACAACTATCTGGCCATTCACCGTCCATAAATTGTTGTCTTATCTTGATTGCGTCATCACTTGTAAACCAAGTGTAAATATCATCTCCTTTCATCTTGCTTGGCAAAGGGGTTTGCAAACAACAACTTCCTATTTTTTGATCGTCTCCCCTATAATATAATGCGTAAAACGGAAATAAACAAATAGGAGCTTTTTTATTTTCTTCCAATTCTCATAAACCTCGTATATTTGGGTAATTCTAGGGCACCTTGATATAGGACCCGGGCCATGGGCGACTGTTCTGCAAACTCTAGAGGTCCTGCCACACAATTTACATGATCCTCTATGTCATAGTAGTTATTGCTTTGTAGAATTACTAACTTGCCATCTGGAATTTTATCATACCATTCTGCGAAATTTTCTATGTGTTCACAGCTGGTGTTAATAATCGTATCAGGTATGTCTTCAATAGGATAGCTCAATCTATTGTTGGCTTTGCTCCATGTTTGCCAAATATGTTTTTTATAATCAATGTCGTGTATATTCTGTGTAATTGCTTTAAATTTCCATCCGTCTTTTACTTGTAGACGATTAATACAATCGGCTATTTCTAAACAATTATTGTCTATGTCAAAACTTCTTATTTTTTCTATATTGCACTTACTATTAAACAGCATAGCAGCAAGTGTACCGTACCACCCTGCACATATATAAACAGTACCCAAAGAAATATCTAATTTTTCCAATTCGTCGATTATCCATCGTTTGCTTTTGAGCTGTCCCCACGATAGTGCATCGGATAAATCAGCATTATGGTTATCTACAGCATTGCGTAAATTATTGAATAACGGATTGCCAGTTAAAATAAGCAGCCGGCCGTAGATATCTTTATCGTCTTGCCATTCAATATTGTTCATTAAACTTCTCCTCTAGCCAATCAAAGTCGTTAATTAGCCCCAGATTATCCCGCTGAGAAAGGCCAAACTCCATACCAGCCCTAGCACCTCGTATCGCATACTCACCAAAGTTTCTATCGTGTCCCACGGTTGTCCAAGTTTCGAGTCTTGCATTTGTTTCATCTTCCTTTTGTCTGTCAATTACTTTACTACTTAATTTAGCACATTCCCTAAATGCGCTTTTCCAAGTGTTAAATGGATCAGTGTTGAATGCTGTTATATTTGATATTTGTGGCATGGCATTAAACTTTGAACTGATACTTGTGGTCATATCAGGTTTTGAAGTATCCATGTTGAGAGTTTCTTTTCTTGGAAACAGTTTTATTCCACCATAGCCATACACCAAGTCGTTGATTGGATTTATACTTCTCCACACATACACATTATCTCTCTGCCACGTTGGAGATTGAAAATCAAAATTAAAACCATCTGCTATTTGCGCATCTCCATCTACAATCCAAAACATATCGGTATCACAGAGCTCGGCAGCGGCGATATGTGCTTGGTGTATTCCTTTTACTCCGTGTATACGCTTTGCTCTTGGAAAATGCTGTTGTAAAGCAGCATAGTTAGCATCTGCGTTTGGCTCGTTATAGCTAATGAATACAATGTCGTAAGGTTTAGGCGTACTAGCAATTGTATCTACTTCTTTCTTATTAGTTAAAAATTTGTAATCAAACTCTTTTTTAGATATTTCTGCTGTTTTACTGCACAAGATAATTCCGTCATGATATTTGCCATTTAGGAATACGTGATTAATATTTCTATCGTATTTGTTATCGTGGCTGAAATACAAGTCAAACTTAAAATTATCTTTTGTTTGTACATGAGAAGGTACTAACCAGAACATTTCTGTCGAACTATTTTTTAATGCATACTCATAATCTTCATATGTATCTATTGTAAATATGTCATACTGTCTTGGGCCGCTAACTACGTCGTTCCACTGTTTTGCATTTACAAGAAATCTATATTCTATCTCTTTTTTGTTTAGCGGCTTGTTTCTCGAACACAGGAATACTCCATTATATAATTTCTTTCCATTAACTTCATGTACAAATGCATGATTTTCCTTTCTGTCGTAGCTATTGTGGTGACTAAAATAAAAATTGTTTATGTATGACATGCTGTATTTTAGATTATGCGAAACTGCCCAAAACATTTCTGTTGAGCTGTTCTCAAGTGCATATTCGTAGTCTTCCCAGGTGTCTACGTAGTACAAGTCAAACGGCTTAGGTGTACTTGCTACTATGTCTACTTCTTTTTTGTTTATAAAGAATCTATGACGTAATTCACGTTCTGCTATTTCAGCACGTTTAGGTACAAGTATTATGCCATCATGAGTGTCGCCGTTTAAAAATGTGTGAATGTAATCTTGACTCCATTCATCTGCACGATAATCAAACTTAAAGTTATCACAAACATCAACGTCGGGCCATATAACCCAAAACATTTTTGTAAAAACAATGGATCGTGCCTGTTCAAACGATTCAGCATGTTTTGCTGTGATAAATCGACTTTTAAGTTTTATCCATTCGTCGTTCTTAGGACCAATAAAAACAATATCATACATTTTTATATAATAGCACCTTTTATTTTATTTGTCTAGTATTGCCGTAATGAATTACAGTGCTAACTGAGCTAGTTATTTTTCGCCACGGGTCAACTATTACACTTCCGGCAGGTATAGAATAATATAACTCGTCTTTGGTTTCTTTACCTGTGTATTCATAAGTAGTGCTAGAACTATGTGCCATTAACATTACACACGGTTCGGTTGGATATAAAGTATCTCCTGTAAGAGGATCAATATATTCTGGTGCAAATCCGTGATGTTCGCAATAATGCCCTACTAGTAAACTGTAACTACCGTCCGTATAAGGAACGTCCGGCTTATATGCTTTACCGTGTATATAAATAGGAAGATTTTTTTCGTTAGCGATGTCTACTAAAAACATAGCAAGATTTTCTGCTTGGATTTCTCTTGCGTTCATTATGCTGTCAAACAGATCATAACCTAGATTTAGTTCTTGTGCCATGTATCTAAGTGCAATGTTGTCTCTTGGATGACAGGCTCCTCCGTCGCCCATTCCAGCCTTCATATACTGTGAGCTCATAATACGCATCGTAGACTGCGCTAAAGCGTCTGTAACGACATCTACATTAATATTACCCTGTTGTACTGCTACGTCTTGAATCATATTAACAAGACTTATTTTAGCACTAATAAAGGTGTTGTAAAATACTTTAATGCATTCGCATTCATCCCATGTTCCTATAACATAGCGAGGATCGTTTTCCATGATGGTTTTATAAAATTCTACAAGTTTTTTAGCATCGCCTGTTTCTGAGCCGTCTTCTGTTCCGATCATTACCATTTCAGGATTAACCATATCCCAAGCAACACTGCCCATAGCAATAAGATAAGGATTGTAAACAAATCTAGCATTAGGTACTAGATCTACAAATTCTCTGCGAACAGTACCAGGAAGCACTGTTGATATAAGAACTAGCAGTTGATCTTTGTTCATATACTTGTTTGCTTCTACTAATACATCTTTTACAATAGTATAGTCAAAGTCTTTAGGTTCTAAGTGTGCTGTAGGCGAACTACCGTCATAATCAGGATCGTGCGGAGTTGGTACTGCAACAAATACAATATCTCTGTTTTTAACTGCTCCTTCTATAGTAGGAAACTGATAGACCCTAGTAGTTTTACATTTTTTAATATCATAACCAGTTACATCGTGCCCTTTGCTTGCTATAACTTCTGCACACGGTAATCCTAATTTACCTAATCCTATAAAACATATCTTCATAACATCACCTGCCATACTCCGTACTTATACGTATCTACTAAAGGAACAGTGTAGTCTCTACTTATAGATCTTGTTAACTGAACAGCAATAGAAACTTGCTCTAGATTTTTGTTTGATTCTAAATTATAACTACTTAATTCTCTTTCACCATTTGTACAGATAGGATAATGGAACCCTGTATAAATCAAATGTTTAATTCCGCTTCTTTTTATGTACTCCTCAAGTTCCTTCAAATTAAGAGTCCTTAGATCAAACTCTGTGTCTATCAATGGATGTGTACTATCTAGAGAAATATAGTTGATTTCTATAATTTTAGCACCTTGTTTTTTAAGATCGTGTAATCGTTGATTTAAATAAGACACAAACGCATCATTTGTGGATTTTTCTTCGTTATATCTATAAGAATTTTGAGGTAGGCCTACATCCATGACAACAATACCAAGTTTTTGATAATCTAATTTCATAATTTAAATGTTTAATTCCTATAAATAACTACAAGGTATTTATAATGTACGCATACATAGACACAAACATTTTGACTATTCCTATTGAGTTAGTTGATACTCCGTATAGACAAAATTTTGTAGATTAGATACATTTAGTATCAGACTAATTAACAATTTGTTTTATAAAAATTCTTCTAGCTGATTTTTTATACGGTTTCTAGTATTTAATTTAAGAAAATTATTTTGATTGTGTTTGATCTTTTCTATAGTAAGGGCACTTAACTTAAAATTACAATCTAAATTTTTAATAATTTTTTCTAGTTGTTTTTTAGGATCTTTTTCTAAATCATAAGTTTCATCAAAAATGTTTTGAAAAGTTTCGTAACCTAGGCTCTGTAAATAACTTAAAGTTCCTGTAGTACCATGTATTAGAAAAGGATGTCCCATCATTATAGGCTTATAAGTTTTTTCCGTTATGAATCTAACAGTAGAACCTGTAAATGTTTCACTAACTAGACTAAAATTTGATTTTTTATATAGATCAGCCGGTGATGACTGATTTGCAACAAAGTTTCCTTCTTGTATTTCATTTCGAACAGGCACTAGAGGCGTTAACTCATTATAATCAGAGTTATCAAAATTATAAATTTCAAACTCTTCTTTAGATATTAGTTTGTCTTCTTCCTCCCAAAGATTACTGACTAAACCTTTATCAAAATGATTATATTTTTTAAGATAAAAAATTAAAGACTGCTTATTAGGTCGCGGACGTCTGTTAAAGCATAAAAAGTTCTTTTTAGTTTTTTGTTTCAAATAACCCTTTAAAGTTTTTCTAATATCTGTAGGGTTACTATCAAGATAATGTCTATAGTTATGTACTAACTCGAAAATATCTATTCCTATAACATCTACAAATGACCAATAATCATCTACATTTATTTTATGATTAGCAGTAGCATCTACATCTCCGCAAATAAACTTAACTTTTTGTGGCGGTATATTCTTACATTGTAAGAAATCTTTTAATATACTCCATCTATAATTCCAAAAATAAAATGGAGTAGCTTCTGTTGCCTGATACAATAACAAATATACATTGTGTTGGTTTTTTATTTTTTTCCATGTAGTATCTGGAATATTATCTAAATCAGTATATTCTGTAGGAAAGTTTAAATTAAATTTTACATAACATGTTTCTAAAGTTTCTTGTGTTATATTTTTATACGGAATTCCTATTTGGGTCAATAACCATTCCATTGACCAGCAATCTTCAGCATCCGAAGAAGAAAACGTAGTTTCTGTCTTATTATAAATGTCAAAACTAAAATCATCGGTAGGATATAAAAAGTGGATCAACCTAATTTCCTTTAATTAAATTAGTAAGTTTATTTGCTAACTTAATATGTTCTTTTTCTTGAGGATGTCCAAAACCGCAATGTTCGTCTCCTAATTCTAAGTGTAATTTAAGGTCTAAAAATTTGTGTCCTAATTTTTGCATTGTTTGGTCATAAAAGAATTTATTTTCGTGACTTACTTTATAGTTTTCAGATTCTACAGGATTGCATATAGGACGAATAAAAAGAAAGTATACATTTTCTTGCATCATAGCTATAGTGTTAATTGTTTTTAGCCAATTGTAAATAAGCTGGCTGTCTGACCAAATATTTGTCAAACACCAGTCCTTGACTTTTGCAGGAATTTGCGTTGTTGTTCCTAATACATAGCTACTAGGAGATTCTCCGTCTTTCCACATAAATGATCTAGCTGGAGTAGTAATTCCTACTATTATTAAATCTTTACTACTTAATAGTCCATTTCCAGTATCTTTCACAATGTTATATAAAATCTGATCCATACTGCTACCGCCTTGAGCTCTATTTTTAAACTTAAGATCTAAATTTTTAGCCAAATATGAAGTCCAAGATGCGTTACTATTAATATGCTTATTTTTATCTAGTAAAGTGCTGTATCTATCTCCTGCTTTTGTCTTTAAATTTCCAAAATTTGTAAAACCTAAATCAAGTTTTAGCTTTCTACACTTTTGATACGGTAAGTCTAATATTATATGATCTCTTATTTCATCTCCTGCTGTCCAACTACAACCATAAGACACTAGTCTATCATATTTTTTATAATCAATCATCTCTATCGTAAATCCTATCTATCTCACTATTATTTCCACAGGTCATTGCACAATAAGAAAGTTTACCGTTAGTATATGACTCTTTATCCCAACTGTCCGTATACACACTGTCTAAATAGCCCCGTTTTATAATTTTTTTAATAGAAGTCTTTTTTAAATCAAATTTATCTTTACCAAACTGTTTTATATGATGTCTTAATTGTGTATCTTCGTACAAATCTATTGCACTATCAACTCGTGTTCCTATAAAACAACAAGGAAATACAATACCGTCACAGCTTACATAAATTTCTGACGATTTTGACTTAACACAGCTTTTACAATTTATAGCACTGTTTTCAAACTGTTTAATATAAGTGTTCCAATGTGGTATTTTTGCCTCGTCAAAATTAGCTACTTTGCTTTCGACAATAGGATTTACTCCGGGTTTAAAGTCTTTTAAGTATGTTATGTCTTTTGAGGTCTTAACATTTTTATCTACACTGTTTGGCACACACGACGAGTTTATCATTGACTGGTCACTAGGCGGACTTATGATGTACTCTAGATCGCCATTTTTATCATACACTCCTCTAGCTTTTAATTGCCCTGACTTATTAGGATCAAAACCTAATGCTTTTTTAAATTTTATATCATAAAACCCTAATTCTTCTGATAATTGTTTGGCTTCTTCTAATTGATGCTCGTTGTGTTCAAAAATAAGATATTCCCACAGACCCCGAGCACCGGTACTGTTAAAAGCTATTGCGTTTTCTATAAGTTTTTCCCACTTTACATTTCTTCTGTATAAATGATTTGTATCTTTTAACCCGTCTATACTAAAAACTACTTTATGATTAGTTCCATGCTCAACTAATTTTTTTCCTAATGCTCTAAAAAATTCAGGAGATCGCATGCCTCCATTAGTGTTCACTTGTATGGTACACTTTGGTGATGACGTTTGTATATAATCTATAATTTCTATAACATCCTTTGCCATCAGTGGATCGCCGTGTGTTCCACAAAATAAAATACGCTCTACACTTTTCATAAAATTTAAAGGAAACCATTTTTTAAATTGTTCTAGTGTTATAGAATTCAATTGTAACTCTGGTCTAACTCTTGCAGTGCTATCTACATACCTAGGACAAAACGGACATGCTGCATTACAAAAATTAGATAACTCTATGTGCATATGTGTTACTTTAGATTCTTTCCAGGTAAAATTCTTCATAGGCTAAATCCGTTCTTTTTTATAATATCGTAAAATTCAGGAAATATTTCTTTAAATGATTGTCCTCTGTACTCGTCGTGTTTTTTAGTTATTTTTAAAAATCTTTCCCATTCTTTAGGATTGTCTTTATTACCATTCATAAAATTAAGAATACTAGTTGTCCAATAACGCTCTTCACTGTTTTCTAAATGTTGAGTAATTTCTTTTTTTATAGGCTTAGGTATATTTTTTATACAGTAATAATCAGGACCGAATACTAAATTTAAATACATAGAATTACCTAACTCGGCAAATACTTCATACATTTCTGGAATATAATAGACATTTAAAATACTAATTGTATTACAAATATTAATTTTAAACTTAGTATCTTTATCCGATACTTCCTTTAGTTTGAGAAGATTATTGTAAACTGTATCCCATTTTGCAGGATACCTAATGTATGTTAATTTATCGTATACTCCGTCAATACTAAAATCTATATAAACAGCTTTAAATTCTTTAAGAATATCATATACACTGTCATTCCATATAGTACCATTTGTATTATAATGAACTGCAATATCTTTACTATATCCGTGTTCTATAGCATATTCTAACATATTCCATTGCTTTTTGACTAAAAAAGGCTCGCCTCCATAAAAATCAATGTGTAACGTATTTTTTAAATTTTGTTTAAATTGATCCCAAAAACTACTATCATCGTCAAAAGCACAATTTAGACGCTTTAAATAGGACTTGTACTCTTCTTTAGTTCCGCCAAAGTAGCCTGTATCAAACCATTCATTATTCCAAAAACTGCTGTTAAAAGGACCACAAGTTCTACACTTAATGTTACATTGTGTACCCATACTAACATCAATAATCTGTACAGTACCAGGCTTAGTATCTATAAATGTTTCATTATCTCTTAGACGTTTACTTTTCTTGCCAGTTGCTTCTTCGTCCCAGCAACGCTGACACGCAGGGTGTTTTTCGCCTTTTTCTAATGCCTTTACTATTTTACGTCTTGCTTTAGATTTCATTATATCATCGAATGTATCTGAATACAAATTATATTTTTCTCTTTTGGTTTTCCAAAATTTATCTTTCATCATGCAACACGATTTACATGTTCCATCGTTTTCAATTCTTAATCCAGATTCTAAATTAACACATCTAAGATTCATAATATTTCCTTAATTCCGGAAAGACATCAACTAATGATTCTTTTCTAATATTATCTAAGTTCTTAGAGTATTTAACAAATTTTTTCCATTGTAACTGTGAACTTTCTTCTTTAAGGTTATTAAGCACCGACTCAAATTTATTAGGGTATATATTAAACCATTTACTTGTTTCTATTTTTTTTATTGCTGTTTTTTTAAGCTCAGCAGGTAAAACTTTAGGTTGTAGATATTCAGGATTAATTAATAATTGTGTATAATTATTATTATTTAACACCCATTTGTAAGTATCTACTTCGTCAAAAAACTCAGTCATATAATAAGAGTTGTATAACTGCCATGTACTGTTTATTAAAATACTATGATTACTTCCCATAAAATCTAGTATTCTATTCATATTGTCTTTAACAACATTATCAATATATCCAGTTCTGATATATTCCCCAAGAGCACCAAACGCATCTAAACTAAGACTAAAAGCAACATTTGGAAAATGATTCCAAAGTTCAAATATATTCCATTTACCGTATTTTAACTTACTTCCATTTGATTGATAATGAAGACTAGGATAAATGTTATTTTTTATACACCATTCTAAAAATTCGTAATGCTGCTTCTGAACTAGAGGTTCGCCGCCTGCAAAATAAATTTCTTTTAAAGTTTTTAAATATTCTTTATTTTGATCGCACCAGCTTTTAATATCGGATATATTAGTTAATGTATGATTCCATCCTTCTACATCTTCGTACCATTTTGTGCTAAGTGCAGGGCCGCACATTCGACATTTAAAGTTACAAACATTACTGTATCTAATGTCCCAGTATAAAAGACCTTGACTATTATATCTACCTTTAGAATCTGTATTTGTTAGTATAGTAGATTCAAGATCTGTAGTTAACCATTTTTCATTCATATTATTGCGTAAACTGTTTGAACCATATTTTTCAGTCTCATAACAATTTTCACAAACTTGAATAGGCTTTCCTTTTAACATATTCTTGCGAACACGCATATAAGATTTACTATTCCATGCTTCTTGTACTGTGGTGTTGTTTAAATAACCAAACTTATACTGGTCAGTTTTTGCTATACAACAAGGTCTAATTTCGCTATCAGGATTCGAATGTAAATGAATCCAAGGTAATACACAAAATGTTTTATTATTTCTTAGACTCATTTACTAATCTTTCACAATCTTTCATAAACTTCTTATATAAAGGAAAGGTTTTTTTGAAATCTAAATTACTACGTTTATCATATTCAGTAAAAAATTTATAAAAATCCTTTCTGCCTCTCTCAATTAACTCAGAAGTAATTTTTTGTCCACCTTGATAAAAATAGTCACGTACACGCTTAAATTTTTCATATTCGTGTTTACTAAATTTAAATGTATCATTACCATTATTTCTTAGGTTTTCTTTAATAAACTTTAAATCGTTATCTAAGTAATGTCCAAACTCGTCAACCGGAAGCAGATTAATCATCCAATGAGGTGGTTCTTTTAAATACGGTGTATCAAATCCTAACATTTGCTGACTATTATCTTTAGAATTATATTTTTCTCTAAGTTCTAGTATTTTAACAAGTAAATCTCTAAAGTTTGCTACTGCTAAGATGTTATATGTGATCATAATATTTACAGGCGACTCAGTAATCGTAATAAACGTATCAAGATTTTTCTCCCATAAATCGCATTTTAATCCTCTACGCATATATTCAGCCTGCTCTCCCCAACCGTCAATGCTTGTATAGAGTTTAAATGTTTTAATTTTATTTTCTTTTATTAACTTCTTTATTTTATTACTTAATTTTTTAACACGAGCATTAGTTACACCTAGATTACTATTCATATTGATTTCTAAATCCGGAGCAGGAGTTTCATCTAGCATGTCTAACATTTTAAACGTATTAGAATTCATCAAAGGTTCGCCTCCGGTAATTCTCAAAATTTTAAGATCTTTAACTAGATCAGGCCACCATTTCCAAAAGGCTTCTACGTAAGGGTTGTATTCTTTGTCATTATAAAAATTACCATTAAGAAATTCTATACCATATTGATTATAAGATATATCATAATTTCCGTATTTTTTAATTTCATCTACCCAAAGACTACTTGCTTGCGGGCAACAATAACCGCAAGAAAAATTGCAGCCATTGCCAAAACTTAATTCTAAATATCTTGGATTAATGTTATCGTTCCAATGAGATCTTTTTATAAGATTTAAATCTTCTTTTGAAACCCAATTACTTGCACTATGAAACATTCTATCAGAATAGTGTTCTCCGTCTAAGTCTTCTACATTCCAACAATAATAACATTCTTCAGGACGCTTACCTTCGAGCATTTCTTTACGCACTGATTTTTTAAATTTAGTATTGTGCAATGCATTTGGATTTTCTTCTATTTCCTGCAAAGGAATATGATGAGGACGTGGATGATAGCAACTATGGTTGTCCCCTGTTTGCAAGTAAAGTGTTTCGTTTAACCATTTCATTGCACAGAACCCTGGACCTACTTCATTTAATGAGTCTCGGGTTTCTTTAACACGATTCATATAATTATCGCTCATTATATAATACCTCACATTCTTCTATGAAAGTTATTAGTTCAGGAAATGTTTTTTGTATATCAGTATCTCTACGAATATCATGCTGTTTAAAAAACAAATCAAAATTCTTCTTTGCTGTTAGTTCTTGTGTGGTATTTAACGGTTCTGACGCCCACTCATACAGTCGTCTGACTTTATCTACTTCAAAGTCCTTAAATCCTTTGAACCTGTTATGTATAGTTTCTTTATTTTCTTCCATGTAATCGATACTGTCTTGTAAAGGCTTCAACAGTTCGGGTGTCGCTAATTTCATACTCATCCATTTGGGATCATGTAGCATAGGTGTATCAAACCAGATCAATTGTCGATTAGTGTTAAAAGTTTTACGCAATTTTAAAATGTTTTTGACATAATCTAACCAACCTGGTAAACTTAGCAGATTTGCCGTTATAATAAAAGTTAAGCTGTGGTTTTTGCTTTCACTTAAATATTGCGTAATATTCTTATATAATTCGTCAAAGTCTAATCCATGTCTTATATATTCTGCCTGGGGCCCCCAACTGTCAAGACTGCAAAACAACATGAAATGATCTATCGCATCTTTATCTGTAATTTCTTTTAGACTAGTCATAAATTTAGTCCACTGACCTTTAGGAGGACTACAATTACTAGTAATACTCAAATTCAATTTATTATTAGGATTATTTTTTATATAGTCAAACACACGAAATGTGTTTTTATCCATAAGTGGCTCGCCACCAGTCATACGAAATGTTTTTAATGTAGGATATACCGTAGGAAACCATTCCCAAAACGCTTGCACATACGGACTATCTGGAGCATTATTAATACCTAAATTGTCGACCCAAAGAGGATCATTGTGTTTAAATCCATCTAAATGGTATGCACCATGTTTTTTAACTTCTTTGTGCCACTCTGTTGACAGATGTGGACTACAATATGCACACTTTAAATTACAGGCTTGATTAAAGTTTACTTCTAAGTATTTGGGTTTAGGATTTTCTTCTACTTGTGCAGCTTCGATTAGTCCAGGCTCAAATACATCTTTACTACGATATGCACGGTCACTTATATTTCCTTGATCTTCTAATGCCCAACAAAACTCACACTCTTTAGGTCGTTCTCCTTTAAGCATTTTAGCACGTTGTTGTTTTTTATACTGTGTATTATGTAATGCATCCGGAGTTATATTTAATTCTTCTAGTGGAATATTATGTGCAGGCGGGTGATAGCAACTGTGTGTCTTGCCAGTAGGTAAATGTAAACTTACACTGTACCACTTAGCCAAACAGAAACTAGGACTAACATTATTAAGTCCTTGTAAAAGGTCTTTACTACTCTCAAAATACTGTGATTGGTACTTTCCCTTTAGTAGCTTTACCTCATCTCCTTTTTGTTTATCTGTCATTCTGGATCTATAATAAATTGTTGATTAGGATTTCTACTGGGATTTTGATACACAGTTTTAAAAAATTTACTCTGGTCGGGTAATAACGGATTAGCATCTATCGGTATATCAAGCTCGTCCTTGAGATCATTTCCTAGTGCTTGTATTTGAATTAGTAGTCCATCTTCTTTATGTTTTTCATTATTCCACATGTTGTTGAGATAATCAAAATCTCGCACGTTTATATAATCCCAATCTGAGCACATTGTCATATAAAGTCCTTGTCTTGCACCGTATATTGCCCAAAGGCCGTGTTTGACATCAGAGCCTATCATTAACCAGATCCAAAGACGATGTAAGTTTTTCCAATGCCCATTAAGAAAATTTTCTTTTGTAGGTTTTACACCCTGATCTAGTGCCATTTTTACACCTTCGCGAAAACCTGCTCTCCACGCTTGTTGAGGTGTTTCATTATTATGTACATAACTAAACCAGCTGTTTTGTTGTATATAATTTAAATCCCAACAAAAATCTACCTGGGCATGTGGATTGTCAGAATCTGCATTCTCATGTGTCCGCATATTAAGTACATGAGTTTTCGGCCAACACTTTAACCCACCATTACCGTACATGAGCCCGTTTATTATATTAACTCCGCACCAACTAATAACTGAATTTTCTAGATCTGTGTGTTCTTCAAAATCTAATTCTTGCTGTAAAAAGTCAGGGTGTACAATATTATCACCGTCGACAGTAATGAATCTATCTGTTTCACTTAGTTCTGCACAAGCTTTGTGTGCAGCATCTGATCCTTTTACACCATGAACACGTTTAGCCCATGGTACTTTGCTACACAAATCTGCATAATTTTTTTCTGCATTAGGTTCATCATAACTCAAGTAGATGATGTCATAGTCAATTACTTTAAATTTTTTCATTCTAGCTCACTATATGTACATACTCTTCGTCAACTCTGCTGCAAATTAAGCTGACGTCCGTTCTTTTTGAAATATCTTTATTGTATACTTTAACACTATATTTGTTTTTTGTCAATAAATCTTTAAATTCTATAACAAATGTGTCTAACAGTACAGCAGGATTATCTTCTTGTATAACAAAGATCTGTTTTTTCTGATCAGAGTAGCCGTCTGTTTGACTATAATATATTAAATGCTTGTCATCTAATGTTGTTGTAATATTCCAAGTGCCTTTTTTTGTATTTTGTTCGATAACAAATGCATTTTCAGTAGAGTCTAATACTTTATCAATTTGCTTTATGCTAAGATCAGGATCAAATTCTTTTACTTCTTGAACACGTTTTACAAGTTCAACAATCTCTTCATCTTTAGGACTAGAAAGAACAGCCCACTCGTGAACCTTATGCTCACCGTTTACAAACTTTTCAAACACTTCACTGTTTGTTTCGATATAAGTCCCGCCGAACGAGCTGTCTTGCTCATTTGTTAGGGCAAGTATGTTCCCTGTTGCTGATTGATAATAAATGTAATAGTTCATTTTACAATCCTTGATAATATTTTATCTGTTAAAAATTCGTCTTCTACATAATGTAGGATACCAGTCTGTGAAAAATTACCTATCATTAATTCGCATCGTTCGTTCATAAAACAATCTAATACCTTCGTCCAACGATCAGGTGTGTGTTGCCAATATTGTAATCTAGGTTTCATATGCGTAACGCTGATAGGACTGTGCGTATCAGTAATATTATTAGTAATCCCTAGTAGCTTGGCAGTAATAGCACAACTGACATCTACACTACACCATTTTTGATAATCTACAGGAGCAAACTTGCCGTAAAAGTATTCCCAGTTTATCATTATAAGTTCTAGCATAACAAAAAACTGTTTTGCAGCATCGCTTTTTTTAAAATAATAAAATGCACTATAGAGGTCAGGCAGATCGTTTGAATCAAATACTTTACGATAATCTCTGCTTAAGGCAGGCTCTCCTCTATAAGTTTTTATGTTTGTAGTAAAAAATAAATCTCGTTGCTCTAAATAGTTCCACCAGTGTTCGATATTTTGTAATACTATCATATCTGCATCCATTACAATAGTTTCATCGTATGGACTAGCATGATATATCTTCCAACGATTTTCTATCTTCCAATCAGCATCATTTGCTTGGTCAGTCCATGGTATTTTTACTATTTGATCAAAGACAGATACATATTCTTCAGGCACATTATCATTAGTAATAAGACACACTTTTTGATCATTGTTAAAACGATGTATACTGCTTGCAAGAGCATATGCTTGTCTTACATAATTAGTAGTAGTATTATTTTGTGCAAGTATACAAAACCCTTTAGAGTTGCTCATCTATAATCCTATTCAAACTAAACTTATTCATAACGTGTACGTTCAATCCTTGCACACTTGCTGCCTGATACTCCCAATCTTTTTCTAACAAAAATGTCAGTTTGTCGTCTTTTAGATCTACTAATATATCTTTATCAATAGTATGCCAAAGATTACCAGGCATAGCTAGTGGCCAATTTGTTTTTTTAAAACCGTTTAAGATGTGTATAGCAATACTAAATGCAAAATCATTTCTAAACTTCTTTTCAACAATTTTATATGTTAGTCTATAGAAGTTCCAATTATCTCTGATATGCTTAATAAGATCAAACAGCATACGTGTGTTGTCATTTTTTTTAAAATAAAAAAGAGTAGCCCAATACATATCTATGCTTCTATCGCTAATGCGTTTAAATTCATATATGTATCTTGTTGTTTTTAAGTCTTTTGATTCTTTTGCAATAAGGAAATTTTGATTAGACTCAAATGCATGTAAAAGTACATTATTTGATATAATAACATCTGTGTCCATTACAATAGTTTCGTTAAACGGTGTTATGTCCCATGCATCTGCTCTACTATGATTTCGCCATTCTAAAGATCTCTCACTGTAGAGACCATCCCTAAACTTTTTACGATGATATACGGGCTGTCTTTCTAATTCAATTACTTGGTCAAAATACTTATGATAGTCTTTGTAATGTTCATCAAGATATTCTAGCGTATCTGTAGCAAGACACACAGGCAAATCCAAATATTTCTTTATACGTTTTGCACAAAACTGAGCCTGTTTTACATAATCTATTTGACTGTTGTTCTGTGCAAAAAGCAATACACCCTTTGTCATAGATCTATTAAGCCCTGTACGTTTCTATTTTTCTTAATATTGTTGTATTCTGTGAGATATTTATTTGCTGCCTCAAAGTATGTACTATATAAATCTGTTGCAAACTTTTCTAGATCCTCAATTTCAACAGGAATATCGTTGTCATCGATTAGAATAGTACTTGTTTGTTTAAGTGCTATAAGGCTTTGTACAAATGCTACTAAATCTCTACTAACACAAAACTTGCCGCCGTTATAATAATGAATTGATTCTTCTTGAAATTTTTCTTGAATTAGTTTTCGCTGATTGTTCAACGTAATCATATAATT